TAATTACTCTTTGTGAGACTTGTCATAAGGAATTTCATAAAGGAAATATCAAATTGAAAGTAAGCAGAGGCAAGTCACTTCGTGACGCAGCCGTCATGGGAATCATGAAATGGAAGTTGTACGAGGAGTTAAAATCCAGATACGATAACGTTTCGATGACGTTCGGATACATAACAAAATATAATCGTATAAACCATGGAATTGAAAAATCCCATGTATCCGACGCTTTTGTGATTTCAAGGAATTTTAATTCATGTAGGCTTGGATATTATTACAAACGTAAATTAGTTCGTCGCCATAACCGTCAGATTCATAAGATGAAAATATTGAAAGGAGGAATTAGAAAGCGAAACCAGGCTCCTTTTAAAGTTTTTGGATTTAGGTTATTTGATAAAGTGATGTTTCAAGGAGAAGAGCATTTTATTTACGCAAGAAGGCTTTCTGGGCAATTTAATATTCGGGATATTAATGGAGAGAATAAGAAAGATGTATCTTGCAAGAAATTAAAATATGTCAGCCATGGCTTGGTATCTGTTAAAACGAATTTATTTTTATCACAATGAATATTGTATTTAATAAATCGCTCATATATGAATGAGCGATAATAAATGTATAAAATATATTTATACAAAATTTAATCATATGGATATAAATCAAATAAAAAAGTATCTACCAGCAGGATGGGATGTGGTTGATCTAATAGATCACGGTATAATCGATCTTGATATTATGAACGGGAAGATGATGGGGGAATATGTGGCTATATTGATGATAAGGTCTTGTGAGAAGGCTACTAAGTCATATACCTTAACCAGTTTCTCGTTCCATGATAAAGATATGGATAAGTTGAGGATGTTGATAGGTAATGCTATAATGGCGGTAGGATATAGGAATAATCCTCTTAATGGAGATGGGAACACGGCGATCAAATAAAGGTGCTGAATATACTGAGAGAGGGATATTGGATATCCTGAACAGACAGTTCTTGGTATCTCCTAAATGGGTGATAAATAACCTGTATGTATATAACTGGGAGTCCGATTATCTGGCTATAACCAGATCTATGTACGCTTATGAGGTTGAGGTGAAGATCTCGCTTGCTGACTATAACAAGGATTTCGAGAAGGAAGGCAAGCACCAAGTAATGCAAGGCTGGTTCGAGGCCAGGAAGCAAGCCCTATACGAGACCGGGGACTGGGTCAGGTACGGCCGGCCCAACTACTTCTACTACTGCGTGCCGGATGGGTTGGTTGATCCTAAGGACATACCTCCGTACGCCGGGCTTGCTTATGTTTGTGGCAGGAATATTAAGAAGGTCAAGGATGCCCCTATCCTGCACCGTGATAAATTTGACCCTGAGGCTTATAAGATGGCAGACAAATTCTACTACAATTGGTGGAACGAGAGACGTAAAGCCAGACAAATAGAAGGGAAGGATATGAAAGACGAATTCAGGAAAAGCATGAAAAAGGTGAAGGAGAAGATAACCGTCGATGCCAAGATCAAGGCGATGGAGGCGTTCTGGAGCGTCTGCGATTACGCCTACTGGCCGTACGGGGGAAGAGGGGTGCCCGGAATGAGACCCAACTGTTCCGCTTGTGGCGAGGAATGTAAATTACAATGCCCGAAAGGGAAAGAATTTAAAAACAAGATAAAATGAGTAAGATTAAGGATGTATTGGCAAGAGCCATTTCATTAGCCTCAGAGCAACCTATGAGCTATAAAGAGGCAGTTGAGTTACTTGATGGTATAGATACGTGTAAGGTTAAGATATGGCTGGAAGAAGGAGCTATATTGCCTAAGTACGCCCATAAGGAGGACGCTTGCATGGATCTGTTCGTCAAGGATGTAGAACTTGACGGAGGCAGGACCATATATCATACCGGTGTACATGTAGCATTGCCGGAGGATTATGAGATGGAAATACGCCCTCGTAGTAGCATCACCAAAACAAAGTCTGTTATCCAAAACGCCCCGGGAACCGTTGACGAAGGATATAGAGGCGAGATTATGGTAGCATGTAGACGTGTGGATTGTTATGATGATCCTTCTTATTCGGTTGGGGACAAGGTAGCTCAATTGCTTATCCGAAGACGGGAGCGTATCGTATGGGATCAAGTAGAGTCGTTAGAGGATCTTGGAGAATCAGAGAGAGGAAATGGTGGGTTTGGTAGTACTGGGAAGTAATTAATGCCTTATGAGTGGAAGAGTTAAGATAAAGCCTAAGGATAAGGATAAGAAACCTAAGACCGATGTATTTAAGGTGATAGAAGACAGGTTTAAGAACATGAACGAGCTTCGGGGTCTTATCGACATGGATCCAAGGAAAGGGCTGGTCAGGATCCGGGACGGGGCCGGCTTTAGGGAGGTGGAGCGGGGCGGATGCCTGCACCGGAACTACCTTAATTTGTTGGAGGAGGAGCTGGGAGCGAAGTTGTCAATAGATTTGCTGGATAAGTACGTAAGAAAATAAAGTTTGTGTAATTTATAATAAGATGGATAAAATGTTCGAGAAATTAGATATGGGTAACGTATCTGATGGATATCATACCTTTAACGAGCTATACAGATACCGTATGCTTTACAATGCCGCTTTCTTCAACGAGCTGGCTAAAGGGGATGTAAAGGTCTGTAAGTCACATAAGCATTATGATGGGGAGGAATGCTTCGGTGGAGGATGGTTTATTGTAATGGCCGAACTACCTACAGGTCAGATCTCCAATCATTATGAGAACCGGTATTGGGGGTTATTCAATATCCCTGAACTTGAAACGGCATGGAAGTGGGATGGTCATACGCCTAATGAGGCCGCTGATAGAATAGAATCGTATTTGAAGTCAAATTGATATTAATATCTGCCCTAGGAATTAACTAGGGCAGGTTTGTTTTATATACCGAAGTATCTACCACGATCTGGCTATCCATATCCTCAATCAACTCAATGATCTCATCCCTTATATCATAAGAAAGCAAGATCGGTATTATAGTTAGTATAAAAGATAGTATGATTCCTGATCCTATTATAATAGCAATATCATCACACTCTATATTTAATATCGGCATGACAAACATCAACCCGGACATGAATATCATCACGAACAACGTGGATACCTCATTTATCATATCCCGCTCCATCGTATCCTTAATCATATCTCCTCAACTTTAGTATGGTTTATTATCCTACTGATATGACGGATACTTAACCCCGTCCTGTCCTTTATCTTACCATATACGTAGTTCCTTGATACGACCGTAGCCAAATCACCTAGCTCGTCCAGTATCTCGTTATACATCCTATGGATCTCGTTGTTGCGGATGACCGTACTGTCCCTTACATATATCTTCTCAATGTCCTCGTCGCAGAAGAAGATCTTAAGCTTATGAAGTATGTCTCTAAACATGATTATAGTTTTGTCCCAAAGATATGAAATTTTGAGGATAAAACCAGAAGGAAGCCAAAAAGAACGGGAGGCGGTGGGAGGATAGGGGAGGCCCCGAGGGATGAGAGCCAGATCCTTAACAATGTATTGGGTATAATATCATACAATGGGATACTTAATCAATTAAAGGAATGAGAAGCGTGAAAACACGAATATATCAGCCTACTCCCCAATCCCTTTAATTGGTTAAGTATATAATTATGACTACTTTATATCTCTTATGAACCGAACACGAAAGCTTACGATCTTCTCTCTGTGTACTACGAGCCCACTGGAGAAATTCAATCTCCATGCGTAGTTAGCACTACGCTCTGAACTAGACCAATAGGTGTCGGAAGTATTGAATTGTTGTCCACCAATAGCCGATAATGCGTTATTGACACTGTTTAAGTTCATCCATATCAATGATAATTGTGGGCATGATGGTATATACCAATCATTATATCCCTTAGCGTCAGAACTAGCTAAAAATGCATTAAGTACACGACCAATTGTTACATAACCACCATATCCTTCACCTCCTTCAGTTACCTCCTTTAGCACTTCAGAATTAGTCTTCCCGTCCCAATCAGATAAAGCCCCATTCGTCCAGTCAGTAATATTTGCCGGAAGGTTAGGGGTACCAAGGTATGAACCAAGCTCAGATTTTAAATAACCGCTGGTATCACTATCATACAATTTATTATAATTTGTAATGCCGGGCTGATCCCTACCACGTCCACCCCAATAGAACAAATAGTTTCTATTATACCCTGCCGAAACGTCTTTATAGCTTTGATTAGAATCCTCGTTCTTCTCGATCATAATCCTATGACGATCATATACTAAAGCTACGGCTATGCAAGTATTATCAGCTTCTGATACCGGTATTAGTCTCAGATTTTTATTGACGGCATAAACTCCATCGCCAACATTGTTGTGGGATAATTTAAATCTTCTTCTAAACATAGCCGTAAGTTTTTATGGAGGTTGTAAATACCCCCCCCTATATGTAATATATTGATACATAATTAAATAATTTAAGTTATGCACAAATATAATGAATTATAGGGATATGCCAAAGGAAGCAGCCGGCGGAATGCCCGATGGGTAGGCCCGGAGGGATAAAGGGAGGCCTCCCTTCCTTTGGTACTATATCCTCCCCATAAGCTATCATACAATTACTATGCTTACTCTATAGTTGCTACGAACACCATTCCCAACGGCAACAGATTGGCATCCCTGACAGGCGTTGGTTACTATACAATAACCATTTGTTATAAGATCACCTTGCCAAGTTATACGATTGTTACTTGTAATCTGATTATAAAATTTAGGCATGTAAGTGAAATTGATGATCTCCTCAGGATCAGTTATCTCCGTTATAGGAGTAAATTTAGTTATCCTATGCCCGTATAACTCCGTATCAGCTAAATCACAATGCACACCAGAATCATATAGATACGTAAGAGTCCCTTTTGAAACACCTCTAGTTGTGCCTAATAAAACGTTGTACTCATATTGTTGATCCTTTGAAACTATCTGTCCACCTATTCTTATAACTTCTATCTTCTTATTGCGATATATATCAAGATAAGATCCGTTAAAATCAGATTGATATGTATCTCCATCAATATATATATCTACAGGATTAGGACACATGATCTTGTCTATATTAATACGGTAGTGGATCTTACCGGAAGAAGAAGTCCTGCGCCTAAACATATCCCCTCCTTATCTGAGGGTTAAAATACCCCCCACCCTCATGTATTTAACTTCTTTATTCATAATATATTATGTTTTAATTATATCGCAAATATAATAAAATTAATGAGATTATTAAGTCGTGAGGGGATGAGGGATGTGGACATAGGAATATGTTGGGACGCCGGATATATTGGGATATGAGGGATAGGTGGTGAGGATGGGGGATATGCGGAGATATGTGGGACGGACCACCTCCCCGAAATCGGCCCGGCCGGGCTGCCGTTTTTTGGACCAGCCCCCCCAATCCACGAAGAACGGGAAACAGGAACGGCAAACGATCTGCGAGCCGAAAAAATAATTCTTATTTTGTATTTAACTTGTTGATTGTCAATAATATAAATCAATATTTTAATATACGTTTACATTTGATTAGATTTATTACATATAATCGTCTAATTTTTATTGCAAAATATTTGTTGGACAATAAAACATGTAGTATATTTGCAATGTGAGATAACAATATTAACAAACGAGGCGTGCTAGATGCCTATACAAGTCCCTAGGGCAAGGGCAAATCTAATGACAGGTAAAGACATTAACAAAGTCCAGAATGAAGTAAAGAAAGCAAGTGAGAAAACGCTAACAGGTGCAGTAAAAGCATGGTGCCAGCTGTTTAAATCTAGCAAAGAGGTTAACGAAATACTCAAGGATAACGATATTAAAGTAGATAAGGCTATTGTGCCCGCTTTGGTTGCTTTGGCAAAGGATAAGGAGGTTGTGATACAACTTTGTAAGGAGATACTTCCACGTGTGGACGAAACCTTTTGCGCCTACAAGGAGATCGAAAGAGTATATCTCGATAAACAGGATCAGGATAAAAATACAAAGTTGCCAGAGAATAAGGTGGCAGAAATATCGATAACGGGCAAAGCTCATAAACGATTTGGATATAACGAGCCAATAGAATACGATGGTGGTGTATACTATGATGTGTTTAACGGCATTGACAAACGTATTGTAAAATGCGCCGTGCCAATAAAGCGGTACACATTTAGTCTTATAGCTAAATGTATCACTTACTACCTAACGCATCCTAAAAATGACAGGTGATAAAACGGGCTATAATAGCCCGTTATGGTTGCACGTGTTTACCTCCTCGTGGTGCAACTGGACTAAGACTAAAAACACAATATATTTGACATATTGATATAAGCATACACAAGTCGGTAGGAGTATAGCCGTTGGCGTTCGATAGCTTGTGTAAATAGGCCGCCGCTTAACAATGTGGTTTAGGTCCGTTTTCAGTCGCAATACGGACCGTTATTCTTTGGGCTTGTATCAAAACGGGTTAATACGTCCGGTTTCCGGATAGGCCGTGTAAAATAACGGGGTATATTGGTGTATATACGCATGTATATGGCGTATGTCTATGCGTTGTGAGAGTAACACGCATGGAGTGTATTACGGGGTTATTCCCGTGCTAATGTATCAATACGACGTATGTTATGGTGGCTTAAATACCTAATATGCGTACGGATAGCAAATAACAACCCTTACAAGGGTATTTCGTGCGGTTAAATTGACGGACAAAATGCGCCTTGTCGGTACGTATCACGGATGACGTATGTACGTATTTGGCTTCGTTCGTTCGAAGCAAAGGGACAATCCAATGGAGACGGGCGGGTGTGGTGTGTCCGGCTGGCTGTGTTGATAACGGCGGCTTTGTGCCTTCATAGCCTTGCCGTATTCTTATTGGTGTAATTAAATGAATATATTATGTACAAAAAGAAATTCGATAATTTGAATAGGAAACTATCTATTCAAAAAGAAAAGGCCTTAGAAGCTGCTAGAAAGTCTCAAATTGAGTTCTACGTTGAGCTTACCAAAGATCTATATAAGTCTAATAAATTAGATTGTAGTAGGGATTCTGATAAATGTAGGCGTAAACGTGTTAGCTACATGGCAAACAAATTGCGACAATAGATCGTTTGTTTTTATTTGATTTTAAAGTTTGTGCCCTTCTGTACTGTAGTGATATAGGACGGAAGGGCTTTTTTGTGCCTATATTTTACGAAATGATAGCATATGTATATATTTTGCTTACACATAAAAGTGATGAGGCGGTAAATTTTAAGCCTTGACCGAAAATGTGTAAGTAAAATGCTTTATTTAGCATCATTTTGTATACATATATATCCATGCGGACGGGTATATTGTGCCCTTATGTATGGTTTTGCGCTTGAATCGATCCTAAAAGGTATATAATAGGCGGTACTTATTGTATATTTTTTATCTATATCTAGGCTTGTCTTCTCTTAGAGGTAGCTCTAGGGATTGATATATATTATGTTGTTGATACTCAATTGGTTGTATTATTTGAGTGTTGTTTTAAAATCGTGTTTACTTATTGTATATTTTTTATGGGTATATTTATATATTTCGTACTCATCTTGTTTTGTGGGTACATGGCGTTTGAGTTAGGGCGGTACGTTATAGCTACGGGCGACGCCCTGCCTTTAATCATAGTTATTTTATTGGCTTTATTATCAATACATTGTATTAGGCAAGTATATAAGGCAATCAAGACCAAAGACCTCGATATCCTAGACTGAATCAGCGTTCCACGTGGAACAAAGTAGCGGAAGGTCTCAGGTTTTCGTGGTATTTTCGAGGGAGGTTTGGGATTTGCGTGATGGGACACCTCCAAACAAGGAAAAACCTTTCCAAACAAGGAAAAACCTTTCCAAACAAGAAAAAACACCAACAAACAAGGGAAACACCTTTCGAGCAAGGAAAACGCCTTTCAAGCAAGGGGTATCTTCCGATCAAATGTAAAAGTTTGCAAGTGGTAGGAGTTCCCCGTCAAGGCAAGGCAGTTGTGAGTGATGGTGGGTATGGTGTTATTGGTGGTAGATATTGTTTATTAGTATGGGGTGATGCGGAGGGAACCAAGGGAAAACGGGGGCGGCTATGGCGTGGGGTCGGCCCCGCTGGTCGTCCGTCTCTGCTCCCTTTTGGCGGTAGTATAGTAAATGAGTTGCTGTCGCTGGGGGCTGAGCCTACCAACGTGGTAAGGCAAGACGGGTTGATAGAATGGAAAAGTGATGGGTGTATAGAGGTAGGAGGCGTCCATGTATGGGCTTACTATTACTTCGAGGATGGTGAGGACGTTGATAGATGTGATTGGGCGGATCATATGGAGATAGAGATAGAGGAATGTTGGATTTAAAATAGGTTGATATGAGATTCATGTATTTAATGGAGCTTAGCGGAAAGGATATATACGTAGGCGACAAGAAGTGCAAGAGAGTAAAAATATGTGTAGGCAGGCCGTTGAGGGATACGCTTAAAACCTATAAACGAATAGGCGGATTTGTAGCAAAAGAACTATCCAACGCTTATAACAGCGGTTGTGTTTCCATCTATGAAGCAAAGGATAAAACGCTCAGATATTCGGTTTATCGAGACGGTTGTTTCTATCCTTATTACGGGAAATTAGAGGTGGCAGAATAACACCAAGGGGAACGGGCGGCGGTGTCACGGCGTGGTAGGCTGCGGGTGTCGGCTGCCGTTCTTTCCTTTGGCGTGGTAATATAAAATACTAATAACATGGACGAGATTATAAAATTACAAGATGAGATACTGTCTTATCTTCGTAATAATATTACAAAGGACGAGGCGTATTATATCCTTACGACTGATAAGGATATGATAGAGGTTCTTATATCAGATAAGAAGGACGGGAGCAAACGTATCAAGATTCTTGATGCGGAATATACTATAGAGAAGGATGATATGTTATTTCTATTCGATACTGATGGGGTGATAGATGAGTGTCTTTTGGTTGCCAGCTACATAGGGATAAATATGTATTTCCGCAGGCAAGATGCCAACGCTATTTTGAATAACATCAATAGAGAGAAAGTTATGAAATATCCTTACATAGCTATTCAGTTAGATAATATACAGACTATCGAAAAGCGTAGGGTTATTTTTGAGATCACCGGACATAGGATAGATGATAACAAAGAGAAAATAGATTTTATGTTTGTTTATTTTATGGCTAGAATATTATGAGAGCGAGAAGGACTGTGAAAGAAAGAGATATTGTGAAGATATTGGTGTTCGGGTATGATAGGACGCTTATAAAATCCATTAAGGATTCCGGATTCAGAAGTATGTCGGATGTAATATCGTACGCCAATAATATGGTCGGGGATAAGCCCATTGATCATATTAGGGTGTCGAATGAGGCTCGTGGGTGGTGTGGATCATATACTAATTATGGTAAAATGATAGATTAGTTTGATAGGAGGATATGATATGAGAAGGATTATAAAAGAGAAAGACGATATCAAGGTATCTATATTTAGTGGGGATAGATTGGCTTGTGTTTTCATTGATTCTGGGTATAGGAATATAGCTATGGTGATAGCCGATTGCGGCAGAATAGCTAATGGTTGTTATCATATACATCATATTGAGGTGGTAAATATGGATAGGGGATGGTATGGTACATACACCTTATATGGGAAGAAAATAGATTAGTCGGATAGTGAACAACAAAGGAGGTATATATGGATAATATTATGACAAACGCGGATGGCGTGAAAGTAAAAGTAAGAGTATATGATTTTGGCGACGAAGTGGCTGATAGATATACCATAGTATATGTAAATAAAAATATAAAGGATGGTTATGGGGTGGTGTATTATCCTGTTTTCTCATGTAGTGAGGATCCATTCCATCCATTAGGAGTGGGGATGTATGTGGGAGATTATTATCCGCATAGAAGTCATATGTACAATTTTGGTAAAAGAGTGAAGGATATAGATTCACTGCCAAAGAAAGTGATTGAATTTATAAAATATATTACACAATGAACGAAATAACTTACAACAATTATGATTTGGTTGCTTTCGAGCAGAATGGAGAAGTGGTAGTAGCCGTAACATTCTACAGGTATTACAAGAAGAAAGCTAAGGGCGAGGTTAATTATAGATGGAGAACCAGATGCCCGGAGTTGGTGGATAAGATCGTAAAACACCGTACCAAGGTGTTTACCGGCCAGCTTATTCAGTTAGCGAAGGCGTATGGGGAGAAAAGGGTCATTAAATATCAAAAACAGGAGGAAGAGGTATGTCAAAATACGACAGGGACGCTATAGAAATATATATACTAGATCATATAGATACTGATAATTACAAAAAGCAGTTTAGATATGATAGGGAGTATCTGGCTTTTATGCTTAACGTGTTTAAGGATGAGTATAAAGAACATATCAAAAGGGATGGGATTAAGAAAGCTTTCGAGGACTACATAATGAGCGTTCCGTCTATATTCAGGATTCATATAGCGGATTGCGATATCAGGTATTTATTACGTTCATGGGAAGTGGAGTTCGATGATGATGATGATGAGATATACATCTTGTATAAAAAGATCATAAGGGAGGTCTTCTTTAAGATGTGTAATGATATGAACATTAGATTTTAGTTTGTTAATATTGTGACCATGACCTTGGCGGGGTGGAAGGATATATCATAATCGTACGTGTGCGGATATGATCCGGGGTCAGTTCCCGGCACCTTGGCATAATTTAAATGTAAGTAGTATGGAAGATAATATTTTAAAAAGAGCGGCAGCGGAATTAAAAGAAGCCGGTTGCAGGGTTTTCGCATGGCAGGATGATACTTACAATAGAGGTTGGAGTAAGGGTGATTATATAATGTTGTATTACGCCTTCCCTGATTCACCCAACATCGGGTATCTGAGTCATGGAGAATATGGAATGAGTGTAGCATATAGTAGAGCCTATATACCGAGCCGTGGAAGTGGATCGGGATGTGGTATCAAGGAGGAAGCTACGTTCGACCTTGCGACGGCACTGGACGTGCTAAACGAGCCATTACCTAGGTGGTGCAAGTCTTATGGGGTTTATCCAGAACAATATAAGGATATTGATAGATGGTACAATAGCGATAATTATAACAAAAAAATATTTAAGGAAATTTGATATGGAAGTAAAAGATTGGGAAAATTTGGTTTTGAATACAGAAGTAGGATCACATTGTTTTGTTACGCTGATTGATGATAAGGACATCAGTAGAGGTTATGCGCAAATCAGACGTGCGGAGCATTTCGGATATAACATCTGCTTCACCCGGTTATATGGAAATAAGTTTTATTTCGAAAAAATAAAAGAAGGTCGTACACAACAATATATCAATAGGAGGAAATGATATGGTGATAGAGTTTGATTTTGAGATATACAAAAACGGAGATTACGATAAGGTATATCTCCGCAACGGGAAAGAGCCAAGAATATTATGTGATAATGGGAAGGGTAATAGCCCTATGGTCGTGATGATTGAGGATGATAAAGCGGATGATTATATTATTCTTCGTTATAACGAAACTGGCAGGAGGAATATCAATGGTCAATCGGGTCTCGATCTTATGTTATCGGTAAAAGAACGGGAACCAGAATTATGGGTTGTTGTCATATCTTATATGGATAATAAGGATAAGAGACAAAAGATGGTCTTACCTAATTTTTTCTCAAGGAATATAGGAGGAAATATATATCTTCAAGGAAGCTCTAAATCGAATGTATCATATTATGTTGGTAGGTTAGAAGAAGATGGGTGCTTCGATGAGCTGTGCGAGAAGATAAGGGTAAAAAGAGATCGTATTTATAACATGGAAATAATATCACTATCAGATGACAAGGCGACAGTTTAATCAGTTGATAAATGAGCTAGACGGCAAAAGCCCGTTTATCGTATTACATAGGGATGCCGTTGCGCCTAAATACGTGGGCGTGGAGGTGTCGAAGAATGGGATGGTATACAGATATGCGATAATAGGGATAAACGATGAGTATAAGGCTAAAAAAGCCCTTATTTCGAAAATATTAGGCATAGCTAGTTACCTAAATGGCAATAAGCCCTTAAAAAAGGGTTAATTAGATGTATTTATGACCTGCGACATCATATACGATATAATGCCATAAATGACGTTGTATAGAGGATATGTATGATAATATGATAGATAACGCATTCGTGTCTTGATATCATAATATTATGCCATTATATCCTCTTTTTGTATAAAAAAGATAACAAATGATACAAACATCTTGAATATGGATGAAATTAAGATAGGAGCTGAAATTGTATTTAATATAACCGGCAACCATAATATAGGATATGCCAAAGGGGAAAAGTATATCGGGACGGTGTTAAGCAAGGATCACCGATCACGTCTTTATGTACGGACAATAGGAATGCCTAGGGCTTGTATTGATGAGCGGGTTATTGATCCAGATGGGGATTTTGATATGGATGAGGCGATCCCGAATCCTATGGCAAGGGAGTTGTATAAGTTGATGGGTAGGTACGTTTATACGTTCGGTAGGTCTTATGAAAGTATCAATGGCTATATCGTGTACGAGTGTATGATGATGGACAGGGATTTAAGATATAATGTTATGTATGCGTTGCATGATCATGGATTTGAGATACGGCATATTGATAGTTATTCTTGGTGGATGACCAATGAGAGGTTAATGTCCGAGGTAACATACACGGAGGGGGATATTCATATAATTGTTCATGAGTGTATGGAAGATTATGTGGATAATGTGAGATTTGGAGAGGAATTTTATAAAAACAAGGAAGTATGATAAGATACTTACTCGTAACGATGATGATAATGTTGACACCGCCAAAAGGGAGCGGTGGCTTGCCCCACGCCCCAAGGTCTGCCGTGGTAGAGGCACGGGTATGGGATAAGCTGGCGGCCGCCCTATCTTTCGTGGAGTCAAGGAATGACGATCGGGCGTATAACGCCACTTCCGGGGCTTTAGGAAGATGGCAAATGAAAAGGGTATACGTTGATGAGGTTAATAGGATATTGTGTCTTAAACGGGAGAAAAGGAAATATAGATACGAAGATCGAACGAATCCTGTCAAGGCTAGGGAAATGTTCGAGATATATCAATCTCACCACAATCCTAAAAAGGATATAGATCGGGCTATAAAGTTGCATAGGGGATTGCATTCTCCTATGTATGTTAAAGAGGTTAAACGTAAATTAAGGGAATAATATGAATCGTGAGGTATTAATAAATATCATTAATAGAGGTAGAATAAGGTTTATCCCAGTAAGAAGATGTTTCTTATGCAATGAATATGTAGGATATAAATTCGTTAGGATGTGTGATGGAAGTATGATACCGGTATTTTCTAGTGGATGTAGGTGTTGTGGCATAAATAATGGGACGCTATCAGAAAGGACTTGGGATGAAGTGCTTGATCTTGTCAAAACGGTACAAAATAAGCCTATGAATGAGAGAACGGAGGAAGATGAATTTATATTAAATAGTTTAATATAAGGAGGTATTGTATATGAAATGGGTGATAATAAAAGGCGTTAGATACCCTATCTCCGTGGTGTCAGCCTTCGCTGCGTATTACGGGGATAATCCCTTTTTGAAGATAAGGATAAGAAACAAATATCACATAATTTATTTTGATAATATGTATTATCTGAATATTCAGATAAGGTATTTGATTAACAACTATCCTGACTTCGTGCAGATAGGGAATTGGTATATATCCAAGAAGCAGGTGATGTCGTGGGCACCCAAGGGGCAGGCCGTGGACGGGTCGGGCTGGGTTATATCCTTCCACCTATCTTTCGGCTTGGAGAGCGGAACTCAAATTAAGTTCGATAGGGAAGAGGAGTACCAAAGGGCTTTAGATAGCTTAAATGAGAGGTTTAATGTAATATTATGATATGGTAAAAACAAGGATATTGATGGGATTGGCGGCTATGATGGCGAACATAATGTCGCAAGACAAGATATTTGCAGGGGACAAACAACGGTCCGGGATGGCATTCAATCCGGATTATAAACCAGCGAGAGATCGGAAGGAGTTGAGGAAGTTTCGGATCAAAGGAGAGGAGGTGGAGGCGTACTCAAAGAAAGACGCTATCAAAAGGTTGAAACATAAACATAAAAAGTAATATTATGAAAAGTGATAATGATATGAAAAGGAAGTTAGTTATTAATAGCGCAAAAGATGCTGAAATAATATCAGTAAGGTTAAGTCCAGATAAAACACCCATTGCTTATGAAAATAAAGTTAGATGTTTAATGTTGTCAGGATTAAGCCGGGAAGAAGCGGAGAAAGTAGCGTTAGAGCCAATGGATCTTGAGCTATATTATGAGATAGGCGCAGGGCTGATGGCCGTTGACCCAGCGGCGGTGGAGTCAGGGACAATCCGGAGTCCTTATACAGGGGAGTTGTATCATGAAAATTCTTATACTTAGAGGAGTATTGAGATTTATAGTGATCAAGGCAAATGATGTTGTTTAATTTAAAAAAAATAAATTGTTATGAAAATAAAAGAGCATTTATCAGTTTATCTAGAGAGTGGATATCTTTTTGACGATATGTCAGGAAAATTAAAGTGGTTTGAGATTGATAAGATCTTGATCAGTTTTACATATGGAGTAGTTAGATATGTAGGAACATGGGGAGGATGTAGGGCTGAGAAGACATTAGATGGGAAATTATTTTATTCGTCCGAAGAATGTTTTAAAAAGGATAAGAGCATCCCTAAGACAAAACTATCAATATATGATGTTTTTAAGTCATTATATGGGTTCGTTCTAATAGGTGATGTGTGGAAATACAAAAACGGAAGAGCTGTCAAGTGTAAGTTGGAATGTTTTGATGTTGAAATAGATAATAAAGGAAAAATTTATTGTAAGGAAACATATTACAGAACATGTGAAGATGTGTATAAATTCAATGACTTGACTGTAGTTGACAAGAATGGAGACATGAGATTAGTAAAATCTTCAAAAAGTAAATTAATGCTTACTAATGATCAATTAGATGTTGTGGAGAGAATGAAGGGCATCATTGATGACATGGTTAGGTTAAAGATGATTATGTATATTGATCAAGACTATAATCTTTGTTTTCTGCCGGGAGATAAAATAGAAGATTTGACAATGGATGAGACAGATGGATTTGTGGATACCACCGGTATAGTGACATCTATAAAATCTAAGAATGTAGTGGAGTTTTATGTAGAAAACCCATTCGTAAAGATAAAGGATGAATGATATCTGAATCTGGATTGTGGTGGTTCGTGAGAATAGCCACAATCATATCTCTAAACGTGAACATAAGGAGGTACGTATGTCATTCGATTGACGTTAGGGATCTAGTTATATTAAAAGAGGAGGGATTATGAAAGAGATTGTATTAAAACTGTATGAGTTTGATGAGCTGTCAAAAGATTCACAAGAAAGGATCATAGAGCGTGAGCGCTGGAATATAATGGATTGTTGCATGGAAGCTTATGGTGCTGATTATATAAGCACCATGAAGTCTTTTGGGGATCTGACAAATACTGAGGCTTATGGCTGGGAAGTTGGATATACGAGGTATGATTTTAGATTCAAATTCAAGTACAATGATCCTATATACTGTCATCCAACTGATTATGATAAGGATATATATCCTAATAACTTATGTGGCAAATTACTGTTCAGGTATATCAACAACAACATTATGCCACGTATTATCAAGGGCAAGTATTTCTCCACGTCAGGTAAATATATTGATGGGAAATACAAATACAGGCACAAATATAGTAGGGTGATGTTTGACTTTGGAGATAATTTCCCATTGACAGGGATGTGTTATGATTTATATCTCCTGAAACCTATAATTGATTATTACAATGCATGGTGTACTTATCCGGAGGGTTTTTCTTTAGAGGATCTGATGGGACAATGTTATGATAACTTCTTCAAGTCATGGCATGAGGAATATGAACATTGGGTTGACGATGAAGATGCGATACGTGAGGAGCTTCATCATAACCAGTATGAGGGTCAGCTTTATTATGAGAATGGGGAAGCGCATGCCGGTCTGAATAAAATAGAATGAAAAGGTAGTAATTGTAAATTGATAAAGTTATGAATATAGAGATAATAAGATATAGGCTTCCGATTTATTGGATTGGGGCTTTGATTAATGGTGACTACACTGGAATATCTAACGAGGAAGCGCAAGAAGTTGATGACTTTGTAAAACATGCAGATGGTTGTCCAGTTGGTGTGGATTGGGGAACAGAAGGTTTTTATTCGTATAATGACGCAAACGCTATTGGCGGAACTTGTGTCGATGTTATTTTTAGTAAGTATAATCAATAATTAACACTCAAAACTTAATAGATATGAACAACTCTATGGTCGCTCATTTGTGGGCAAACGAAAAGAAAGAATCCGCAAGAGGTAGTAATCTTTTCTTTGAAGGTAGAAGTATTTATTCTTATGGTTATCATTTTGAGGTTGGAAGAATCGTAAGAAATAAGTGTGGCGAAAAGGCGTATTTGCTTAACGATAAGTATTATTCTTCTTCTACCTGTAAACATCAACATTGTGTTCGTAGTGCAATACCAACTGGTTCAAAGGTATTTTCTGTTGGATATAATATGTCTGATGATGGCAGCATGGCTTTTATCACCAGTCAATTGGAGCTTATCAAAGAGGTTATCGAGAAATACAAGAAGGTTAGAACAAGCCTGTCTTATAGGGATGTTTGGGGAGTATTTAGAAATCTAATGGATTATATTGAGTTCTTTAATATGGGTACTCCCAAGAGCCTTCTTAAAAAGAGTGCAAACACCTGGATCGGAACTAAACATGAGTTATCTTATGAATCGGATAAGATTAAAAGTGAATATGTCCATGAGTTAAAGCGTGTGTTTGAGGTATTGCTAAATCATCAAGCGTTAGAAACTTTAGGAACGACCAATGTGATAGTAGATGAGATTTGTGGTGAAGGAACGTGGGCTGAGTATGTGGCCAGATGTCAGAGATGGGAAGACAGTAAGGCGAAAAAAGAGGCTTTAATTTTTGAAAAAAGAAGAAAAGAAAAAGAAGATCGCAAGAAAAAATTTGAAGAACAGATCGAGATGTGGAAGTCTGGCAAGATTCTGGAATTATATCTACATTATTATTTGGAGGATGACCAGCCTAACGTATGGCTTCGCATTAAGAATGGCGTAATTGAGACTAGCAAGAATATCAAGATAGGACGAGCTGAGGCTGAGAGACTTTGGAAATTGATAAAGTTCTTCCATAATGGCAGTAAATTCCAACACGATATGGTATTGGATACAACCGGTCACAAATGGAAGATCAATAGCTATAAGAATGATATATTGGTTGCTGGATGTCATAGGATCGCATATAGCGAGATGGAGGGTGTTGCGAGACAATTAGGATGGGATTAAACAGATATCAACTAACATTTGAGAGCTATGGCAATCACTATCAGATTTACGGGAGAAACATCCAAGATGTCATGGGTGGCGTTACCGGTGGAGCCGGCGTATATGGGTAGGCGGTCGGGGAAGACAAGGCGCAGCCCTTGCTCGTTGGCTTGGTTGAGTAATAAAATAACATATAAATACGTAAGAAAATATGAGTATTAAAGAAGGAGATATGGTATCTATAAGACAGGATTTTATAGATGAATATCATAAACATGAATATAATAGCAAGGATATATGGGAGGTCAAGGAGGTATATAACATAGGGGGTGGATATTATGTAGCTATAATAAATAATCTAACCGGTTATGGGGATGCTCATATATGCACATATAATCTAAATTTAATGACTTTGCATGATCTTAAAATGAGAGAGAATGAGATAAATAGAGATAAAGCAGCCAAGATGTTCGCATGTGAAAGATATCTGTATGATAATGATATCCTTTCCACAAAAGAGCATAATGATATATTAAATAGATTAACGGATTTCGTTAAGGACTATGATGTGGATATACAACTTGAAGAAATACTTAAAGTGAAAATAACAATATAAATACAAAATTATGGAAAAGGGAATGATAATAAAACCATTTAACTTAGAGTTGGCAAAGGAAATCAGCAATGGTGAACGCAAGGGTGAGATTATAACGTTCGGGCATAATTATAAGGTAGAGTTAGTGTATAGTAATAAAGATAGGGGGATGTATAATACACTAGGAGTGATTTATTCTGATAGCGGTATAATATCTGACTGGTTCTCTGATAATGGGCTAGGAGAAAAAGGATGTATGCTTTATATTAATATTCCTGGATATACAACATTTAAGAATGGGGATGTATTGAGTAATGAAGAAGGTGATTACTTATTCATATTGAATACAAACGGGGAATACCTTACGTCTTATCATGCCTCTTGGCAAGAAGGGGGTTATTTATATTTTGATAATGGGGCTGCCAATCGAAATAATATTGAGAGATATAGATATGCCACTGAGGACGAAAAGCGAAATTTTATTAACGATCTTAAGGCAAGTAAAGAACCTAAAGCCAAAATATGCTTGAAACAATTCTTTGGTATTGAGATAGAGTCAGAATATAAATTCAAGCCATTTGATAAAGTTTTAGTAAGAGATACAGAAGACGATGATTGGCACGTAAGTTTGTTTGCTAGGGAAATTGCTGATGCTCAATATAAAGAAGAAAAATATGAATGCTTAAATGGGACGGGATGGATCTATTGTATTCCTTATGAAGGTAACGAACATCTTTTGTAAAAAAATGTATTAAAATGGAAAATAAAGAACAGGATTTTATCAATCGATATAAAGATGTACAAGAATCCATCGTAAAGGCAATGGATAAGGCATTGGAACGGGCAATAGGGAACAAGGTAATAGATTTCGAGAAGTGTGAAGACAATTATTTGGACGTCTATCCTCTTATTGGGGCGGTCTTACAGAAGGAGGTAAGGAGAGTACTTGGCGAAAATGCGAATAAGGATATATACCGGAATATGAAAATAAAGGCGACCAAGTACAGAAATGATTACAGGGTATGGTTGGACTATGCCGGGGATTACAGAAACGAAAATATAGAATAACATGAAATATCAAAATTTTATATGTCCTTATGAGCTTGCGCTAAAGTTGCATGAGTTGGGCGTAAATTCGGAGTCGGAATTTTATTTTGTGAAAGAGATGAAAGGAGGGAGAACCCAGATAGATTTAGTTACGCAAAATACAATGAGGTATTCATATAGAAAAGAAGGAGACCTCATACCGGCTTATATGAGTCATGAGCTTGGAGAGATATTGCCGAATATTATAAATATCAGCAAGTCGAAGATATGGGATGATTGGTTGCAGCTTACGCAGTATTTCCCGAATAGGGATAGTAGATATTACGAAGCCGCCTATGTTCGTTACAATGCCTACGATTCGCCAACAGAAGTGTATAGCGGATTTGGGGAAACAGAGGCGGAGTCAAGGGCGATGCTTCTCTTTGATTTGTTGGAAAAGAAGATATTGACACCTGATGGTTTGAATTTAAAGGAAGTGGATAGGAGAAAGGAATATGAGAACGAATTTGAATAGTACAAGTATGAGAAACACATGTCCAGAATTTCCGCTTTTCGGTGCGAATTATCCAGACGCGACTTGCATAGATGGCATATTGTATGATCTGGATAATGTAGGTGATGATGGTGTTCTAATCAAGCCATTGGAAGAGATTCCATGCCCATTCTGCCGAACAGAGGAGTTTATCAGATACGATCCATTCAATAAAGAGTATAGCATGGATAGTGAAGAGGATATAAGAGATTGGTATATGAGCTATATTAATGAAATGAGAAATAAGTATGGGGGAAATAAGAAGAAACAAACACCATGCCGGAACTTGAAAGATTGGCATACGAACAAATGAAGGAGGTAAACGATGGAGACAGTAAGATTATCAGATTACTCTTCTTATGATAAAAACAAGGGAGGAATACAAAATTGCGTCACAAATTCAGGAATCAAATACTTGAATATTGGGGAGAAGATACCGGAATCCTAATAGGAACAACCATGGTATATGAAAGACATTTGTGGAACGAGGAAGTTAAAGTAATATGATTATGGACGATAATAGGATAATGGAAGCGGCTAAGTTAATAGCCAACTCATCAGCGGCCTTGATCGAGGCTATGGGGATGATGAGCGAAAATATCGAGAGAGCTAATAGGGGCGAGTCTTTGGCGTATACCGAGGAGGCCTTTAATAAAGTGGTTATGAATAATGGAATAGATTATAATAGTGTTATGAGTAGAAGTTGGATATGAGAAATGGAGGAGGACTATGGGTAAAGAAGTTAAGATAGATGTAGGATATAAAGATGTGCTAGAAAAATCATTATCAGCCATCCAATATCTAAGAATACATGGATTCTCGACGTACATGGAATCGGAGGGGATTGTTAATAGGATAATGATGTTTAAGGATAAGAATGAGATGAGAGATCAAAAGATTATAAATATCAAATAGTAATTATATACAATAAAAATTATGAGCTTAATAGATAAACTAGAAGACTTGGTGGCTAAGGTAGATACCGAATACCAAGAGAAGATGGAGGCAGTGATCCGGGAGATAGTCCCGGGAATGCCGGAAGAAAGTGTCCGACACGCCGCCGAGCTGATGTGCACGGACAGGATGGGGAATATGATGGACATAGATGTTTATATATTAAGGGAAGAAGATAGGCCTTACGAATGCCCTTATCTAAAAGAACTGCTAGAAGATAGAATAGCCAGAGTAGCTAAGATGCATGAGGATAAAAGCTACGCATACGATACGGATGATAATTATTGGTGCGCTACTTGTGGGTCTCATTCTCATAAAGAGGATTCCAAAACAGGATATTGTTGGCATTGCGATACAGATAATTGGATTAAAGAAGATGGAGTAGATATTGGGGTATAATTATTAAGGCAATTATACCATATTCTATATTATAGTTGAAGTGTGAAGTTATTATATATAATTACCTAAAATATAATGATATGAAAATTCAAGTAGAATTAGATTTAGAAGATGTGTTCAATGACGCTATGTATAATGAGGTATCATTAAAGGAAGAGTTCACCGGCTCGGTAAGGCACATGATAGTATGTGAGCTTAAGAATAAGTTCAAGAATGAGTTGATGAAGGAGATATCCAAGCCTATATCAGATAAACTTACTGATATAGCGAGGGAGTCGATGAGTGAGCTGATCGAGAATGCCAGCAAGAAGAAGTATAAATTTAGAATAGATTATATGGAAGAAGAGCTGACGGTTGATGAGCTTATAAGAGGTAGGATCAAGAAAATCGTAGACAGCAGCATTGAGACAATCATAAGCTCAAGAGCTAAATCTTTTGTCGATGAGTTAAGGAAGAGGTATGACATGGCGTTTGCGACCTTCATCGTGGATAACATGAGAAAGAAAAATATGTTAAAGGATGAGAAGATAGCTGAGCTGTTAAAAGATAATCCAGATGAGAGGTAGGGAAGATGCCAAAGAAAGGAGGCGATCGGTGCTCATAACGCCGCCCGCGCCGGAGAAGGTCAGGGTATTGTCCCCGGCATGGTATAGGGCGGCGGTGGAGTTTCAGGGCAGGCCGGAGCAGGAGCGACTAGCCTTTTGCTCATGGTGTTGTTGTTATGGAGGGTGTAATTTGTGAGCGGATATAAGCAAATACAACATAAAAGGACTTAAGATATATGGAGGATAATAATATGGAGATGGAGGAGCTTAAAAATAAATATAGTTTTTCCGATGGGTTGATGGAGAAAATAAAACACTCCATTGAGGTACTAAGAAAAGGGGAAGAATTTGCCCTAAGATTTTACGATAAGGGATATTATCTAGCTTTCAGCGGAGGTAAGGATAGTCAGGCTCTTTACCATATAGCTAAATTAGCCGGCGTTAAATTCGAGGCTCATATGAATATGACTACAGTGGATCCGCCGAACATAGTATCTTTCGTGAAGAACAATTATCCAGACGTGATAAGGCATGTTCCGGATATCAATTTTTACCAACTTATAAGAAAAAAGAAATGTCTTCCATCAAAAACGCAAAGATATTGCTGTGAAGTCCTCAAGGAGAGAGGAGGTGGAGGCACGGTGACTTTAGTAGGGATAAGAGCGGAGGAATCCAAGACAAGATCTAAAAGGAATGAGATCGGAACCAGTAAAAGAAAGTATGATATATCATTTGATCAGTTTGATGAGCATAAGGAAAAGATGGTCTCTTGTGTTGGCGGAAAGGATAAAGTGATAATATCACCAATATTAGCATGGACGGACAAAGATGTATGGGAGTTCTTGAACAAGATGAATATCAAGTATTGCGACTTATACGACAAAGGGGCGAAAAGAATAGGATGTATATTATGCCCGATGTCAAATATCGGAGAGATGATGAAATATCCGTTTGATTATCCTCATCAGACAAAGAAGTTCTTGAATGAGATAGAAATACTTGTAAAAAATGGTCACTATCAAGAGCTAGGAGAAAATCCAAATATGGTATTAGCATGGTATTTATCAAAGAGAACAGTGGATGATTTTAAGGGACTGGTGAGAAGAGTACAATCCGGAAAATTCAAGCCTAATAAAAAGAATAGAGAGCTATGGGATAGATTCATAGATTATTTTGATATAAAAAATGTAAAATTTTAAATATGACAAAAAGAGAGGCCATGATATTGGCGTTAGAGGTATTCGCTCAAAGCGTTGATATTTTAATAGAATCGGATAAGGTAAGTAGATCGATACGGACCACGGAAGATTATGATTTGGTAAATATAGCTTTCTATGATTTAGCGGAAAGCCTTCAGAAAAAAGCTGATGGAATGAAAAAAGTCAATTAACTATTAATAATTATTATTTAATTTAATTCAAAAACAAAATGTCTACTTTTGTAGACATATAAAAATTATATATATGGAAAAGAGTGAGTTTGTAAAGAAATTGGAGAAGATCATCGATATGGTTAAGACCGAAGATGATGGTTTCGAGTATGGTGGCAAAGTCATTTTCTATAAAGAAGATGATAGTAACTATGAAGTCTCGGTAATGAACATTGAGATGAATTTGGAAGTAGAAGCCAATGTTATGGCTGGTATGGATGATATGGATTTTACCTGCCTTATGAGTGAGGTTTATAAACAAAAGGCGGTAAAGGCTATAATGATGGAGAAGGATGACGATGAAGACAATTGATGAGATGACCGATCAGGAGATATATGATCTTACTGACGAGCAGATAGATAGATTGATCATAACAAGATGCGCTAAGGAGGGTGTTAGGTTTGTGGACGAACCTCCAGTTATGAAGACATACGACTATAAACCTATTTCTCCATCTAATTTCTTCTACCTTTTAGAAGGATTGAGCATAGCTGTTTTTAATCAGGATGATGCTATTAAAATAGCTAAGTTCTTAAGTAAGTTTGATTTATACAAGACTACATACGATTTCACTATATCCAATGATAAGATATATAATAAGTTGGATATAATCAATATCAAACATATTCCAATGTTTGATACGAAAGATGAGGAATCCTACAAATCTATAAAGGACAAGAATAATAAGATTGAGGAGGAGTATAAAGATCAGGTAGATAAATACAAGAAGGATATAAAAAGAATGAGTGAAATCCATGCCGAGATCTGGTCGAAGGTAATCGATGTAAGAAATAAGATTGATCATATGAATCATCTTAGATTCCTTTTTGTAAAGGAATATCTTCCGTTGGTGGATCACGACACGGACAAGGCTATGATATTTTTTCAAGAAGGCTTATGACGTGGATGATGATACGGAAAGATATATTCGTGAAGGGATAAAGGATTACCCATTGTTTAACAACAACATAGATTAATAAGATGCACAATTGGTTTAAATGTACGGTTTCTTATGAGACCGATGCCGAGAACGGCATGAAGAAGAAGGTAAAGGAAGAGTATTTAGTAGATGCCTTTTCTTATACCGAATGTGAGGCTAGAATTATAGAGGAGATGAGACCGTTTATCTCCGGTGAGTTTGGCGTTGATATCAAACGATTCCGGATAGCGGAATTATTTGCCATGGATGGAGACCGGTTCTATAAGGTCACGGCTGATTATATTACGATAGACGATAAATCGAGCAATGAGAAACGCAAGGCGTTTAACTACATCGTTCGGGCCAATGACCTTGATCATGCCAAAAAGAATTTCGAGGAAGGCATGAAAGGAACCATATCAGATTTCGTTGTCACTTGTATCAAGGAAGAGAAGAAACTGATGGACTTCTACGAGTTTGATGGTAAGATCAGGAATCCGGAGAAAAATGAGGATAGTAGGCAGTAAAGCTAGCTACGAAACCACGTCGTCCATAGCCGAGAAGTTGATGGAGATAAGTAAAATGGAGGGTACGATTTATCGTATCCTCACATTGTCTAACAAAACTTATCTAGCTTCTAAATTAGGATATAGCAGATCGGGGTTCTATAAGAAGATACAAAACAGGAGTTTTAATATCCGGGAACTAGCTCAGATATTCGATACGATCATCAATTTCAAGGATCAGGATTGGACGAAGGGCAAAATAGATAGGCTTAAGAGATATAGAGCCATGAGCCTCATGGAGTTTAATAAAAGTTATAAAAAGAAAAAGGCATGAAGGGTAGGATGTTACCATGTGAGAGGTGCGGCAGGATGGTAGCCATAAGGAGCAAGGGATTGTGCCCTGCGTGCCGGGCTAGGGAACTACCGCCAAAGGAAAGGACGGCGATACGGGTGAAGACCAAGCCGAAGGGGAAGAGCCTAGCCGTTTTCTTTGGCGCCCATGTGGCTAGGTTGAGTATGACAAGGAGATCTGCTACCGGCGCATACATACCATGCCCGGGGGTAAGCAACATATGCCACTTATACCCTAAACGGAAATATAAATCAGTTGCTGAGGATAATGATAACATTATCTACTTGACGGCTGATGAGCATACAAGATTCGATTATCTATTAGATACGATGGATTTCGGCCGGCTCTTGGACGAGTTTGGCAACGTTTGGCTGTTGGCAGCCAGAAGGATGAGGGATCTCGCACCTAAAGTCGAGGAGGATGGTAAATTAAAAACCAGATTATTATTATGGATAGAAGAAAACAAAAATTACTTTTAGCTCTTGGATACGAGGCTATAAGTGATACGATATATAAGAAAGGAATGGATATGGAAGTCATAAGCGATCAAGAATCGTTTGATGATATGAGAGTTCGTTTATCCAAAAAACATCATGTGGTTATCACGGATGATGGTGTTGTAATAGAGTTTGTTCATAATAAGTCAATGGACGAGAATGCGCCATCATATTATTGGCGATCATCATTACCAATATTAAGATCATATCATACAGATCCTAAATTTACCGCTTTCTTTGGCATATTAGATGTTTTGTCAACGATCCCAAAGAAAGATATGGATGAGGAGGAAAAGTCTGTTGAAGAGCCTAAAAAAGAGCCTAAAGAGGAAATGGAAGTTGAGTATGATCTGGAGACCGAACAGCAGTATTATGCCGCTGAATGGATAAAGGATATCCCGACACCGGTGTTATATAGAATGACTGTTGCCGGCAAGCGCGTGTATTATGAGATGGATGTTGATGGGTATCCTATCATATACGATGGAGCCACTAACAATATCGCCAATGGGTATTGTGATACGTCCGGAGCCTTGGAGAAATGGAAGAATGAGATGAGACTCAAGGGCAAGGACCCTGATGAGTACGCTAACTATAGGGCTGACTTAGGTACTATCATGCATTATCTATTTGGATTGTATCTGACCGGGGTTAACATAAAGCTGATCCCGACATGGATCAGGAAGGTGGTCAAGGAAGCCAAGCTAAGAATAGACAAGTATAGGATGGAGCGGATATTAGTGGATAACATTGATGAACTGATAGAGGATCTGATATCATTTGCCATATTCTGCAAGGAAAGACATGTAAAACCTGTATTGATCGAAAAGATGTTGAGGTCAAGGAGATTGAAAGTAGCTTCTTCGGTGGACGCAGTGGTGGAGATGGATGGCGAGCCGGAGATGGTGGAGATAGAGGTCGAGACAGGAGAGTTCTATAAGACGGGAGCCAAGAAAGGTCAGCCTAAGACGGAGAAAAAGAAGATAAAGAGATGCAGGAGGATATTCGCTATATTGGACTTCAAATCAAACAGGAAAGGCAATTTCTATGACGAGTATGCTTTCCAGCTTGAGTTATATAGAAGAATGATAATGGAGAACTACGGAAAGATATTGGAGATAGAGGAGATATATAACTTCGCTCCGGGTGATCCTACCGCCAAGACAAGCCAATATAAACTGAAGAGACAAACTGATAATCCTATACTTAACATGGCTACAGTCGTATATCTCCAAGGTAAGTATAAGTTCGAGAAAACCAATTATACGGTTACATCAAGAATAGGATCTTTGGATATAGAAAGTGATTTTGAATTGAATAACTTGATAAGAAAAGAATCACTGAGAGATTATATTTATCGAATCATGAGTGAGAGGATAGGATAATGGAGTTTAGGGAATTTGACAAGAGCGTTCACAGATATGAATTGGATCATAGTAAGCCAAGAAGAAAGCTGACGTGCCCGCAATGCGGCAGGGATAGATGCTTTACGCCGTACGTAGATGTAACCACCGGACAGATAGTAGGGGAGCAGTTTGGGGTATGTGATCACAAAAATAAATGTGGTTATTTTAAATATCCAACAGGCAATGAGCTTGGGAGCAATGATCTTTTTACCGATTCTAACAAAGTGCTAAGAAGATACAGGCCTCCTGTGAACCCAGATATAGCCAACTGTATCCCAGTAAACAAGATGTTTGAGACCCTTAATCCTTTCGAGACATCCGATCTTCAGGATTATCTATCCAATATCTTCGGATCGTATCATACCAATAGAGCATTTAGCTTGTATAAGGTAGGGATGATGAAATTCGGGGACTGGGGTAAGTGCTGTGTGTTCTGGCAACTGGATAAGAATTGGGTGGTGCGAACCGGGAAGATAATGGACTACGGGCCTGACGGGAAGAGGGTAAAGGTTCCCATGGATCATGTATGTTGGGTGCATATACTGGACGGTCAGGATTACCTGCTTAGGCAATGCCTGTTCGGGGAGTTCCTTATCAACTTCTATCCCAATGACGCTCCGGTGTATATAGTAGAGTCAGAGAAGACGGCTGTTATCTGCAACATCGTGTACCCTAGCAGGTTGTTCATGGCATGTGGCGGCATCCATATGTTGAAGAGGGAGATGGTAGAGACATTGGGTAGGAGGCGGATAGTCCTGTACCCGGATAAGGGCGACGCTTTCAACGAATGGAGAAAGAAGGTAGACAAGGATATGAGGGGGATGAATATAGAGATAAGTGATTTTCTAGAATCAAAACCCAATATAGATGAGGGGATGGATATAGCGGATTATTTTATAATTAAACAAATTTATAATAATGGCAAAGGTGGTTGATAATTACAAGGGATTCAAGGTGCTTGAAATAACAAGACAGGAGATGATGGATAAGCTTACCAGATACGGGTGCTTAGGCATTTGTGATATGTGTAACAGACCTACATCCGTAGGTTATTACGTGGCGGTGATCAATCAATGGATGTGCAAGGACTGTTACAATGATTTCATCAAGTCAATTGACAGGTATGAGGAGGATATGAAAATAGAAAACAGGAATTTTAATAGATTCTGCAATCTATTTAATGTTAAGATAGAAGAAACGGTATGAGAGAGTTGTCTTTAGCCCAGAAAGCTATGTTAAACGGATCCGTATGCCCGTATTGCAAGGTTCCATCCACTATGATAAATACGGTGGAGGGGAAGCAAGTTGGGTGCGAGAAGTGTGGGGCTTGGATGAGACCCGATCCTTTTGGGAAGCCTATGGGGAGGCTGGCTAGGCCGGATCTTCTTAGGAGTATGGATATGGTAATGACTGAGATTAATATATTTACGTATAGAACAAAACGGGATGTACAGGATATTTACAAAAGCCTATCTGGTGAATTGGATATACCAATAGAACATATATCTCCATATAAGATGTCTTTGCCATCACTACTTAATACCATGAGATATATTGAAAAGTATAGCGATAATCATATACGGATATATGATAGAACCATGGTAAAGAAGGCTTGCCCTAGGCACGGAGCGGTGGTGATCGGGAGCAACGCCTGCCACGGGTGTCCAGAGTTCCTGTTCCATGTGACAAACAACACGACCGATACGGTGGTGTGTGATATGGATATGAGCTATGGCGACTGTATAAAAAAGAGAAATAAATAAATTTGATAGACAATATTAATTATATAAAAGATGAAAGTAATTTTTATTCATAAGCCAACAGGATTTTATGTAGGAGGATCAGTGTTTAACAAGACATGTGGTTTTTACAAATGCAGAGATAAGATGATAGAAAAAGGCATAAGCGAGGACAAGGCTAATATGCTGATTGATATAATAGGTCCACACGTATGTGTGTGGGAGATAAAGGATGGAGACGATCCTTATGAGAGCATGAGAGATAGACTCGGGGATAAAGCATCGTATCTGGATGGAGAGGATATTATCGTAGAGAATTATGATTATGATGAGGAGGACGAAGAGGATGGGGAAATCGACTGAATATTATAGGACACATCCGGAAGCCAGAAAGAAGAAGGCTGAGACGGACAAGAAGATTAATGCTCGTCCTGAACAGAAAGCCAAGAGACGGGAGTTGGGTCGTAAGAATTACAAGACCGATAAGCTGAAGGGTAAGGCTTATAGGAAGGGGAAGGATCTATGCCATACGGCTAAGGGATTAAGATATAAATCAAGATCAGCTAACAGAGGATCTAAATCCGATACGGCTGGCGATAGAAACGCAAGAGGATGAGTGAGGATAGGATATGGAGGTCATCCAAGGAGATCATCATGGATGCCTATGAGAGGATAAGAAAGTATCAGTCGGGAGAGCTTCTCCCGGCTCGTACTGGATACGCTTATCTTGACAAGGCGTTACTGGGCGGGTTCTACCCACAACATGCGGTGGCTATAGGCGCTAGGCCCGGAGTTGGCAAATCTTATCTGGCGCAAAAAATCATGAGCAATGTGATGAATGTCAATATCAATCCACAGGCAGATGATTATGTATGGTTAAGATGTGAGTTTGAGATGAACCCAGAAGATTTGATGTTACGTTCACTATCAAAAAAAATGGGGAAAGACATACAAGATATACTCCTTAACGAGATGTCAGAAGATGAGGTAAAAGAAATGCAGAGATGCCTCAGGGAAGAGAACTCTAGCAGAATAACATACATCCCTAAACCATCAACCGTAGATGAGCTTCAAAACTTTCTATGGAATGAGTATATGCCAATAAACAAGGATAAGAAAATGGTATTCGTGTCTATAGATCATACGGCTCTAGTACAAGGTCCAGGAGACGCCAAAAGAAATATCGACTCGTTGATAACCATGTGTAATATCGCTAAAAGAACTTTTCCTAATATTTTCTTTCTTATAATATCCCAACTCAATCGCGATATCGAAGGACGGCGGGATCCAAAGGATCATATGCCAAAGCAATCTGATTTTTATCAATCAGATACATTGGGGCAATTGTGTACAGCTATGGTAGCGTTGAATATCCCAAAGAGATACGGCTATTCATCATACATGCAATTCCCTCAAGGCTGGTATCCTAATCTGGAACGTTTTAAAAGTGAATCAAGACGATCCTTCCGTGTGGATGGATTATTATTCCATCATATCGTAAAGGTCCGTCAACGGTCATTGGAGGAGATTGACGCTATACATGTAGATATCATGAAAGGATATGAGCGATATTATCCTGATGGAGGGGTGGTGCGCCAAGAAAGACCGGGAGGCTCTGATGCCCCTGTGGGCAGTGGCAGACCGGACACGACCGTGGTGACGCTGCCGCCCCCGCCTCCCAGTATCCCGTTGGAGCAACAATATATACCGCCTAGTGATGATTTCAATATAGTACATGACGAAACACCTTATTGACATGAGATTGAGACATAATTACTTGCTTGTAGTGATAAAGGTGCTGGAAATGTTCTTGAAGACCGTATTGTCGGTTGAGGATAAGATGGGGATAAAGGAAATTATATCCTCGTTAAAGGAAATGGCTAAATACAGCATCAGATATATCATAAACCGGGAACGGGAAAAGGAGATCATGAGTATCTGTGATGAGGTATCCAATAAAGTACAGGAGTATAAAAGGATAAATGACAACTCAATGATATTGGAATTGGAGAACCTAAAAAGGGAAGTTGTGGCGGTGGAGGATCTTCTTAGCTCATACAAGGGGGTTCTTGACGCCGAACTGGTGATAGCCGAGGATGATATCAGAATCATACGGGACAAGATCGCTATAAGCCTGAGGGAGGACGGAACATGTAAGAGCATGACTGATGCTGATAAAAGGGCTAGGGTGGACGTAAGATACGAGAGGGCGTTAGAGGATTATCGAATCCTTCTAAGATGCGCTAATACGGTTAGGGCTAAGATGTCGGTTGTAGGGCATCTTAACCAATCTATAAATCAATCTATATCAGTTGGTAGAGTTGGTATGGCTAATGAATCTTATACGGTAAAACAGTATGAAAAAGGGAAAGAGATTATCGAAAGCAGACGCCCTTAGGGTGTTGAGAAGAGCTTACGATCTAATAAAGAATGATAATTATACATTTATGTGCAGAGCAATAGAAAAGGCAGCGGTTGAATTATCACTTGCTGAAAGATCATGTGTGGCGTGTTATCTTATACCAGAACTGAAGATGTTCAAACCTGTAAACAGAAAAAATGGAGATTTTTGGTTTCATTCATCAAAGAAAAACATAAGGTTACATATAATAGATACGCTAATAGATATATATAACGGAAATGATCATCCCGATATAGTCGAGAGGGTAGCCAGAAAGATCAGGTCAATATTTTAACTCATTAGCTTATGTATATAAATTTTGAACAGATGATGACATCAGGATTAACGATGTCTGATGTCGGGTATCTTTTGATGATCCGGCAGAAAGAGGAGATGGCTAGCGTCATTCCAAAGGAGAAAATAGATAGTTATAAAGCATCTGGTTATATCGAGCTTCAGAAGAATGGGAAGTGGAAGATAACGCCAAGGGGAGGGTCGCTGCTGATGCTGATAGAGACACCCGGTCTGACACCGGAGGTCGAGGGGATCCGGGACCGTATCGTTGGGGTATATAACGATATGGGGAAGGATACAGGGGCTATTAAGGAGGTAGAGAAAAGGCTCGTATGGTTCGTGGCTAATACCAACTTCAAGGAAGAACCTATAGTAAGAGCCGTAATATCCCACATAGATCTTAAACGTGAGTATACGATGAGATTGGATAACTTGATCTGGAAACCATCAAATGTGTATAGCGTGCATATGAGTTTATCGGAATCAACGTTATTCGATACGATCATAAAAATGTATGGCATGACGTCTGACTTGTATCTTAGGGAGAACAAGAACAAGGAGCTGGCATGGTTGTTCGCCATAAGCCGGCTTCCGGATCCCCCCAAGAGAATGGATAAGGAATACGCCATCACGGGCGATGTTAAGATGGATATCGAAAGGATATCGGATATAAAAAAAGAATTAGGTAGAAGATTGAAAATGTCGATTTAGTATGGAAAGAAAAGAAGTTGAAAAAGTAGTCAAGGAGGCGATATTCGAGAAGATGGGTGAATTTAATGGTCTTGATCATGCCGCTCAGATAATGAACGAGGATAAGCTGGATACGGATATGGCTGTGGATTCCCTTGATTTTGTAGAAGTCGTAATGGAAGTGGAAAAGAAAACGGGTAAATGTATACCCGATGAGGCACTTGGCGTCAAGCCTTATCACGAATTGACGGTAGGAGAGCTTATAAATATGTTGGATGATTATTTAGAGGATTATGAAAAGAGATGAAATATTGAAGATAGCGAGGAAAGAGATATTCGAGAAAATGCATGAGTTCAATTACATTAATAATATAGAGGTAATTGACGATGTAAGAGAAGAAAGTAATTTGTCATCTGATCTAGCTATGGATCCATTTGATTTATTAGAGGTATTGATGGGGATTGAAGAAAAGATGGATATAAGGATACCGGATGATGTCTTTGGCGATAAATCTGTCGATGAACTAACTGTAGGGATTTTTGTGGATATGTTGTATGATTGGGTTAAGGGTAAATAATGGATTTCGGATATGATGATTGGGAAGAGGGGTTAGAGACCCCTCTTGTTGATGATTGTGATGACGATTATAAAGAGGAGGAAGAATATGATTTCAGTTAAGGAGTTAAGAATAGGCAATATTGTGAAAGATAAGGATGGTAATATATGGAGGATAGGATGTATTACCGGTATGCATAAGGACAAAGGGAGTTTGATTCTCGAACGCAGAATTGATAATGGCACAATAAAGTGGTATACTTCCGAATGTGATGTTTATCCAATAAGCTTGAATGAGAGGATATTGGATTGGATTGGATTTAACGATTATGATAATCATGATTACCGCAATAAAGGGGATATGACAATAACAAAAGATTACGTTTTAAGTATCACACGTTTATGGGGTAACACAGTTGTTAAAATTGATATCAAAGGATTCCATCACCTTCAAAATATAGCATATGATTTATACGAAACATCACTTGATTTAAATATATTCGATGATGACTATCCCGGAGACACATCTCTTGTGTAAGATAATAAATGGAGAGAAGGTTCTCGCCGCTTCTTACTCGCAGATAGACACGTTTGTCCAGTGTCCGTATAAGTGGTATAAGACTTACGTGGAGGGTCACAGATCCACGGAGAAGCATGAGGCTACGTCATATGGTACGGTTATCCACCAGACGATGGAGTATTTCTTCAAGAACGGATGCAGACCTTCTTATGAGGACATGAGTAAGGCATTTAACTATTACGCCGATATAGAGAAGATACCTTTTGATAGCGTAAAATCTCAGATCGAGTCCATGCAACATGCGGCTAGGTTAATAAGATGGATTGTGGGGTTGTTTGAGAAGGATGCTGCTGGCAACTATAAGAAAATGTGGTCGGATCTTACGCCAATGGAGAAGGTGATCCGGGGGTCGAGACCGGCCGGCGTGGAGGAGGGCTTCGTCCTGCCCTATAAGCTACCCAAGCCCCTTACCTTGGATGGCGTGACATACGATAAGGTACATATCATAGGATCGGTGGACTGGCGTGGAGAGTATAAGACAAAGGACAGGATAGCCATGTATACGATAGACTGGAAGTCCGGGAGAAAGTTATTCGATGAAGATAAGCTGCTTCATAATCTCCAACATCCGATATACGCCTTTTACATACTCAGAAAATATAAGGTATTGCCGGATATGTGCAGCTATTTCTTTACCCGCATGCTGGACAATCAGAACGTGAAGGTAGATAAGGAGAAAGTAGAGAGATCGGTCAAGGAACTTAACGATATTCTCCTTGACATGTATGATTTCGAGACAAATAAAATAGATAGCTATCAAGCTCACGTTTGGGACGACGCCAAACAGGGGTATAAGTACGAGAAGCGCTACCTCATGGGACGTCAGCCGGCCTGCCTTGAACCCCGCCCCAAGCCCTTGTGTTTTTGGTGCGATTTCTCGATCCACAAACAAGGGACATGCAGGTACTCATCGGATTGGGATGAGTCAAAAAGAAAGAATAAAAAAGATTAACTTTATTAAAAAGCCTAGGTAAATATCTAGGCTTTAATTATATTTGTGTCAATAAATAAATGATTATGGATAAAAACGAAAGAGAAAAACAGGTATTGGATCTTCTGATGTCTAGAAAGGATATCAGGAAATTGGTAGAGAAATCAAATGAATGTTATTCTAAGATGGATTTCGTTGGCGCCATGAAATACCGGCAAGAGATAAAGGATATCGTAGATCGAGAATCTAAAATCATGTTGACAAAAAGTGAGTCTTTGATAGGCTTGATGAATAATGCTGATAATGAATATAAATTCAATATGCTGGTATGGCTACATTCCATGATGTGTATGGCGGATGTATTTAACGGGATATTGGAGGATTTCAAGGATGGGGTAAGAAAAGCCAATGGCAACTCCAAGTTCGTTAAGTTCGATAATCTGGATCGGTTAATGGCAGAATGTAAGAAGGAGATTGATTACCTGATGAAAGGCACAAGTAAATCATTCCAGATATCTTTTGCCGTAAGAAGCGATGAGCTAAGGGAGATGATAGAGAATATGGTTGGCGACAATATCCGGGAAGGGTATGATATGTTTAAGGAAGAGGCTAAGATGACCAAGGAGACAGACAGGAGCAAGATAGAGGAATTTAATAAAAAGCTTGACCATGATCAAATGTAATATAAAGCTAGGCGATATAGTCCATACCCAGATAGGAGTAGGAGAGGTGATAGCCATAAGCAAGACCAAAGAGACTTTGATGGTGAAGATGGATGATGGTCGGGAATGCCCTATAAGACTAGAGTACGTAAAAGACGTTTTTGATAACTACAAATCCAAATGATTTACAAATTAAGACCATATCAAGAGGAGTGTGTTAAAAGTATCTCCGATTACATAAATTCTGATAGACATGATCCGGTATTGATCGTAGGTCCTGTAGGTTGCGGTAAGTCACTGCTGATAGCAGAGGCGGCTAGATTGATGGGAGATAAGACGCTGATTTTACAACCATCAAAAGAATTGCTGCAACAGAACCACAACAAGATAACGTCGTATGGCATACCGGCTACCATCTACTCCGCTTCCTGTGGAAAGAAAGAACTGTCTAACATGATATACGCCACGTTAGGGTCTATCAAGAAGGTTGTTGGTCAGCTTAAGGAGATGGGGATCAGGAACGTGTTGATAGATGAGGCTCATGCCGGGTATAGCCCGGAGGACGGCAGTGAGTTCATGACATTCATGAATGAACTGAAACCGAAAAAGGTGATAGGGTTTACCGCTACACCATGCAGGCTTAAAACGATGTCGATAGGGCAGGTGTCATATTCCCAGCTTAATTTCATCACTCGTATGAGACCGGTATATTTCAAGAACCTAATCCATGTCATACAGGTGGAGGAGATGATAAGGCAAGGATTTTGGACACCTCTTAAATATGAGACATGGGATTTCAATGGAGATGCCCTTAAACTTAATTCTAACGGCTCCGAATATACGGCCGAGTCTATTAGTGAGGCGGTGAGAAAAAACGGCTTAAACAACCTTATTTTACGTCGGTTGATGGTATTAAAAGACGTATGCAGATCTATACTGGTGTTTATGGATTCTGTTGAGAGCTGCAATACCGCCGCCGAATGGATGAACGCAAAGATATGCGCTGGCATGGCGGAAGTGGTTCACGGAGGCACGCCAAAGAAACAGCGGGAGGCTATAGTCGAGGGGTTCAAGTCAGGTAAGACGAAGGTAGTGTTCAACTATTCCGCCCTCGGTACGGGATTCGATCATCCGGGTCTGGATTGCGTGATAGTAGGAAGGCCGACATTCTCGTTCTCGTCGTTTTATCAGTGGCTTGGAAGGGCAGTCCGTATAAAAGACGGAAAGGATAGTGCTTTGGTCGTTGATTGTTGTAACAACTCGTCAAGGTTCGGTAATATAAGGAAACTTAGTATAGAGAACTACAAGGGGTATGGATGGGGAATGTTTATCGGCGATAAGCTAATAACTAATATCCCGATGGGGGATAAGGTAACGAAAACAGATCTGGATATCAAAGCCGCCAAGAAAGATCGTAGGAGGGGGCTGGCGCAGGGCGTAACCGCCGCCCCTGTTCCCGGAAGGCCGGATCATCCCCTTGGATCTACGGTGATGACATTCGGCAAGTATTGTGGATGGATGTTTCATTCGATTCCAGTATCGTATTTCAAATTCATAAACGAGACATTTGACTGGGATAATGACAGGAACAAGGATATAAAAGAATACATAGATTTTTTAATCAAAAACAACAGATTATGACAGGATGTATATATCATGAGGCTGATCTTGACGGAGTAATGTCAGCGGCTATAGTAAAAAAGTATTTCAAAGGGGAAGACATTGATCTTCTTCCTTACAATTACGGCAAGGAAATACCTGACGTGAATAAATATGATAAGGTATTTGTAGTTGACGTGTCATTTGGAAACAGAACAAGATTCCTTTTCGATGAGTGGAAAGAGAAAGGTATAGATGTCGTATGGATAGACCATCATAAGACCGCCATAGACGATATGAGGGATTACGAAGTAAAGGGCAAGAGACGTATCGGAACGGCGGCTTGTGAGCTTACGTGGGAATATCTTTTCGATGATATCGAAACCCCTGACGTGGTAAAATTATTGAGCGCTTATGATGTATGGGATCATGATCGCTTCGAATGGAGTGATGTCATGGCGTTCCAATACGGGATGAGAGGATATTGTGGTCTTGACGTGGATATGGCGGCAAGGGCCATGGATGGCGATCATGACTTCATATATGACATGATAAGGAACGGGGAGGCGATACTGGAGTATATCGTTGAGAAAAACAGGGGCGAGATAAATATATTCTCATTCGAGGCTGATGTATTTGGGTACAAGGCTATATGTATGAATACCACGGAGTTTAACTCTACTACATTTGAATCTATGTATAACCCTAAAAGACATGATCTGATGATGCCATTTTGCTGGAACGGAAGATTCTTTAGATGCTCGTTCTTTACCACCAAAGAGGAGGTGGATGTCTCGGTGCTGGCACGCAAGGCCAATCCCGGTGGAGGCGGTCATAAGGCGGCTGCCGGCTTCCAACTTAGCGTGGAGGATATGATGGGATTCTTGAAAGAGAGGAGGATGTGATATGGTAGGATTGATATCTATTATTATAATAATAGTAATCTCCTTTGTCATGATGATGGAGGGATGGGAAAAATATGATTCACAAAAGTTTTACACAGGGCTGCTTGTGATAGGTATAAGTATCATAATGATATTTCCAGTAATGCAATATAATATGGAGAATATGAAAAACGTATGCAAATTCAAGAAACTTAACGAAATGAAGCTAGATGATTACGGCTTCGGTTTATTCGAGTACAATGGCGTTCTTTATTTCAAGGAGGCAGAGGGTGAGAGATGCTTTGATGTAAGAAGCGGGAACGAGGTTATTATCGGGAAAGATAAAATTGTAACGGCCTTGGAGGATTGATCATGAGAAAACTTGACGACACCAACAGGACAAGAAAGAAAAACGTACGGCACTCGTGGGTAAAGGCGGGGCCGGGGATCCAACGCTGCGCTATTTGCGGAATTACGAAGCAAAGCGAGTGGAGAGACGGGAAGACCTCGCATTGCGTATATCTATCATCTGGTGAGCTTTATTCTATGACAGGAGAGACACCGGAATGCAGGGATCTTAGTGAATTTTATTAATAAAACAAAAAGGAGTTTGAAATGAAAGAGGAATTTAGCAAATACGACAAGGTTGTTTATGATGGTGAGGTATTTGAGGTACTTGAAACCGCCGACAATACGGGGATAATGAAAATAGAACCGTTATTTGATGAGACATATAAATTTATTTGGGTTGATGAGGAGATGGTTGTCTCGTTAAGCAGGGCTATCAAGTTAAGGCTTATTGATGATGAGACGGCAGATGAGGCGATGAATTTCGGGAAGCCAAAAATAGGAGACGCGGTGGTGGAAAGCGGACCGCTTGTAGGGAAAGACGGCAGCGGCAAGGACGACCGGGCCGACGGCAAGCTTCGGTGGGATCTCCTTCCTTTGGCTGAGATAGAGGATATCGTGAGGGTATATACGGAGGGGGCTAAGAAATACGCCGACAATTCATGGCAGAATATACCTGATGGATTTGAGAGATATAGAGCGGCTTTACTTCGCCATATGACGGCGTACATGAAAGGCGAGAGATATGATAAGGAGACAGGGCTGATGCATTTGGCACAAATTTGTTGGAACGCCATAGCGTTATTATATTACGATAAACATAACAAAGGGTTAATAGAATGGAAGGATCAGGAGAAATAATAGTAGACGAGAAATTAAAAGCTATTGACAAAAGGACTGGTAGGTACATTAATGTGATCGCACGTACTATTGACAATGGTACTTCATTCCCGATAGTTAAGTACCTTGATAAGAATCGTAAGGAGCTGAATTATGATTGTGTAAGGCATCTTAATTTTGATATAGACATAGATTGGGAGTTGAGAAGATATCAGATCGTAAAAGATTTATTGTCCAACGATTTCGATGGGAGGAGGTTGAGTGTAGATGAGGTAGATAACGCTATATTTACAGCGGATTTAATTATTAACAAATTAAAAACTATTTAAAAATGGTAAGAATTGATTTTTTCACGAAGAAAGACGCTGAGTACAGCGATTACATGCGATATATTATCGCCAACACGTTACAGGAATATGAGGGTGAGGTCACGTTAAACCAGATCCCGGAGAACAAAGCCACGGATGAGGAGATATCCAAGTACGGTATAGAGGTATATCCTACTATTATCGTCAGTGGAGATAATATGGATGGCTTTAATAAACTTGAGGGGATGTGCAGAAAGGCTGATCTTATTAACGTCATGTCATTATACGATAAGAAATAGGCTCATGACGCTAAGTGATAAATATTTTGGCTGGAAAGATATATTCTTTGACAGGTTCGTGCATTGTTGTAATGAAAAAAGCGGTCAACCACAAGGGAGTAATATACCTCTAGCCAAAATAAACTTCGATAACAAGACAGGATATGTGGAGGACGGGACTATTAATATAGCCGAGCTTCTTCAATATCTTTGGATAAATAATAAGGTCTATAGGTGTGAATATGCGCCCATAGATATATCTTCCGCCTTGCAAACATTGATCAGATTGACCGAGAACGCTAAACATATGTTTGAGGATCAACCGGGTGTATATGACATGATCCCATATAGAGGTTTTTTCCTTAGAGATGACTTTTCATCCGGGAAAGATTATTCACTTGATTTGGATAAAATAGTGAGCGGGATGGGAGGATGGTATGGGGAGGATGAGGATCCATGCTACTCGATGTTCGTCAGCCAAGATCAGATATGGAACTTGAACCCGATATTGAAGGTATTAGCTGATGAAGGATCTATTCTAGCCAAAGAACTTGGGTATGATATGAACTCATATGTCAGCGACAATGGATATACGATATACAACCCCTACCTCTCGTGGATCAATCATTACTATCATTATTGCCCGACATTTAACGAGGATAAATTAAAGCCTTGGGATAGAGTAGAGGATAGGAAAAATAAGTTCAAGATGACGGATAAGGTCAAGAGAGGTGCCAATAACTGGTACTATTCAGGCGGGACTATATCTTGCGTAGATAACTTCTTAGGGAAGAAATACAGGAAGAATCTCCGAACCTTTATCTATCGTGGAATAGTATTCTTCCTTGACCGGATATGGCATACGCCTTTATTTGAGAGGATGGGCGTGAAAATGAAGTACAACGCTTATTATTGTTATGCCGCTACCTCCGGGATATGGTATGATAAGGGATTCAAAAGAAGACTAGCCAAGAGATTTAACAAGTCGCTGGGCGGCGACGGGGAACTGTTCGGGGCTAACCTAGCCTGCATGGTATGTGACCGTAAGGATATCGATTGGGAGGCGCTTCGTCTTTGGCTTGACAAATACGATGATCCTACTGATAAGGGCATGGTGAATAGCCCTATTCAATTTATGTATTTATATTTATATTACACTTTTAACAAATAATTTGAAATGAAGAAGATAAATAACTGGGTTATAAGAACATTTGGATTGAGAGGCTCATGGAGCTGGGCTAAAAAACAGATGTTAAATGGAGCGATCATTAAACGTAAGGCCACTATAGGGACATATAAAATAGCTATTGATAATGACAAGAATAAGTTACTTGTAGCTACATGGGATCATCTAGATCAAAGTCCTGTATGGGAAAGGTGTCCGCATAGTTTATTAGATGAAGATGCGGTTGATTATTTTGTCACAGCTCATAAGGAATTATCATATGGGGGCATAAAGATCAGGATGAAAGATGAATTTAATTGTATCGATAAAATATTGAAAGCATGAAAAAGATTACCGATAAAGACGTAGAGGCTCTTAAAGCCGGGAAGAAGGTGACAAAAGGCTTTATCCATATGCAGTTGGATGATAAGGGGAGATTGAACATGTGGACTGATAACAATATAACTGACAAATATAGGGACTTTGAAATAGACGCTAGCAAATTGTTTGATCATGGGATTCTTACTGAAGAATATGATAAACTTAGAATTATAAACATACATCAATAAGGTAGAAGAATATGAGAAGAAGGATGATAGGCGGTCAAACCGTTTCAAACGGTATATATATCTTACACACCAATGGCAAGTTATATACTAGTGATAAATGGAATTATTCGTGGAGAAACGACGCCGTGGGAGTGGCGTTGATAAGCGACAACAGCAGCTTCGTTATTTCAGGTATTGAGATTAAGAATCGAAGCTGGTCTAATACGACTGGATTGATCCAAGGAGTGACTACAACAACATCAAGTAATGAAGCCAAAAAATATTTTAATGGATTTCAAAACACACAAAGTATTGCGGAATATACGCATGCTAGTGCCGCTTATGAATGTACTGTTACTCAATTCAAGAACGGGCAAATGGGATATCTAGCATCAGTGGGAGAATGGATGGAGATCATAAATAATTTAGATGAGATTAACAGATGCATGTCTCTTATCGATGGATTAGATATAGACGAAGGCGCTACAAGTTATTGGACTAGCACTCAATATAATTATGAGAAAGCATGGTTAGTGACTTATAACGGGAATGAGTTTTATCCAAATGATGAGAGAAAGGGCGTTTCCTTCTATGCTATTAGAGTAATATCACAATTAATATAAAAAAACAATTATGACAAAGAAACAGTTAAGAATCCCATTTAAAGATGGGAAACCATGTAAGTGGGTTAAAGATGATCATGACGAGGAACGTGATAATTATGAGTTCGAGGAATGCCTTGAGATACACGGATTCGTTCGTGGACGCTCTTCGGCTGTAATGATATTAAGACCGGCGAATGATCATGGGGAGGATTTTAATTATGCCAAAAGTGTCTATTACCAAGTATTCTTGACAGACAGTAAGGAAGTAATACAGAACATGATGCATGGAATCATATATGGTAAATGGACGTTTGTTAAGAGAGGCGAAAATTTTGGTATAAAATTGGTTAAGGTCTTACCTAAGATACATAAAATCTCCCTTGATATGATCGCAAAGGATATTTTTAGGCCTGAGAATAAATAAACAATATGAAAGTATTATCATTATTTGACGGAATATCATGTGGGTATCTAGCGTTACAAAGAGCCGGCATACCTATAGATGCTTATTACGCCTCGGAGATAGACAATACATGCATAAAGGTGAGCCAGAAGCATTTCCCTGATATTATCCGGTTAGGAGATGTCAATAACTGGAGAACATGGGATATCCCTTGGAAAGACATAGATCTGGTCATGGGAGGGTTCTGTTGCCAGAGTTTCTCTAGCTCAGGTAAGGGTAAGGGATTCATGGACGCAAGGGGGAGACTTTTCTTTTGCTTCTCGGACATCGTAAGGCATTTAAAGAAGGAGACCAAAGGTAAGATCCTGTTCTTGGGCGAGAACGTCCGGATGCGGGACGAGCATCGCCGAGTGATAACGGAGGAGCTGGGCGTAGAGCCGGTGGAGATCGATAGCGCCTTGGTATCGGCGCAGACCCGGCATCGTCTTTATTGGTGTAATTGGCCAGTAGAAATGCCGAAAGACAAACATATATCGTTAGATGATGTTTTAGAGAATGATAAAGGATGGAAATCTGGGACCATAAGAGGACGTTATATATCAACTATCGTTGGTCGAAGAATAGATAGCAACGGACACCGAAAGGACTATGACAAGAACGTGAAAATCATACAATGTCTGGAAGTAAGAAAAGACAAGAATACTACCTCTATTAAGAAAAGTAATTGCCTTACAACAGTCATGAAAGATAACGTGATATCATCATTACCGCCCGGAAGATATCTGAACGCCTTTGACCTGAAAGATAAGTTCAGATACCTGACTCCTGTGGAGATGTGTAGGCTACAGACATTGCCGGATGATTACCTTGATGGGATAGCCCCGAATACGGCCATGTCTTTAACAGGTAACGGATGGACGGTGGATGTGATAGCCCATTTGCTAAAAGGCATAGAGTGTAGGTAGAATTTAAAACACTATTACAACGATATGATTATAAACAAGACATGGTCGATGCCGAACAGCGAGACATTCAGCATAAAACCGATAAGAGAACTTATAGATAGATATAAAAAAGACGGAATGGTTATAGTGGATCCATTCGCCAGAAACAGCGATATAGGGACGATAACCAACGATCTTGATCCTGAGACTAAGGCTATGTATCATAAAGACGCCACGGACTTCTTGTGTCATCTTGATGATAATATAGCTGATATGGTATTATATGATCCACCATATTCTGCTAGACAGGTGTCCGAGTCATATAAAAGGCTTGGAGAATCTGTTAATATGCAAACAACACAATCCAGTTATTGGGCTAAACAGAAGAAGGAGATAGCTAGGATTACCAAGAAGGGCGGGGTGGTCATTACCTGCGCGTGGAACTCCGGCGGTATAGGGGTAGGGCTTGGCTTCGAGCAGCAGGAGATTCTTCTTGTGGCTCATGGGGGATGGCATAATGATACGATCGTTACGGTAGAAAGGAAGATGATGGATGGTATGCATGATAGTATCCCGATATTGATGGAAATAAAGAAACTGGATGATATGTCACCGAAAAAGCAAAAACCATGAAGGAACGGATTTTTACCACAAAAGAACAGGGGAGAGTGCTGGTTGAGGCCGGCCTCCCTATCTCCACCGCCATCGGCTTCAGAGACAAGTACCTTGACTCATTGCATTCTATGGAGGATGACGCTGGTCGTATAGGGTTGATCGAGGCCGTTACCCTGGATATATCCGACCCTGTTTGGGATGTAGGCACGTTGCTGAATTTGATCCCATATGAGATAGAGGGTTGTACATTAGAATGTTATAAGCTAAAACATGCATGGTCTGTAGCGTATAGAGATATAGACGAGATCCCTATATATTGGAGTAGCGAGAAACTTCTTGTAGACACATTGTTTTCGATGATGATGGAATTACTTAAACATAAGATTATATGAGCATAAAGCAAATAACAAAATTAAGGTACAAAACGAAAGATAAGCCTCCTATAGAAGGGGTTCCTCTTTTAGGATACAACAAAAGATATAGCTGTCCGTGGGAAGTAATGTATAGGAGAGGGGATAAGTACTACACCTGCATGAAGTATGATGCTGAATTTGAAACATATCCACCGGAAGAATATGAATATTTATATCCATGAAAATATGAAACAAGTAACAAGAATAAGATACAAAACGGGGGATAATCCGCCTATGGCCAATGTCCCTCTTATAGGATACAGCAAAAAATATGACTGTTGGGTAGCGTTAGTATACAGAAAAGGGGATAACTATTACACCAACATGGAGTGCGATGTTGAATATAAGACATCTCCTCCAGATGAATACGAATACGTATATCCGTGAGAACTAGAAGGGATATATTTATATTTAAGCATGATTAATATTATTTTAATATTATTCATGCTTTTATTTTTGTTTAAATCCTATCTTTGTATCAGTATTAAAAACCAGATTGTTATGAACAAATTAATCTTGAACGATACCCAAGACCTGTGGAGGTGGAGGGAGAAGATAAACATTGATGACTTCAAAGAGGATCCTATGGCTGAGGATATGCCATTATATTTCCCGTGCGCCGTCGTATGGCATGTGAATTGGGGTGAGCATGACGCTGATAATTATATATGTTATGGATTTGTTTATGTAGCAGAAATATTAGGGATATGAACATTAAAAAACAGATAATTCTTGACGATAAAGACTATGAGCGATTAGTGCACGATGCTAATCTCAGTAATGATGAGATAAAAAGCAAAATCGCCAGCGCTCTAACCACCGATATAGTGGTTAGTTTCGATTTCGATGTAAATAAAAAGGTTACGGGGAATATAAGGATCGAAAGCGCCACCTATAATCTAGGATATAATGAATATGATAATATCGTAAGGGCTAGAGACAAGAATATTCACCATGCTGTTTATACAGCTATATATGATTATCTTGAGAAAATAAAGAGAGATAATAATGAGCTAAGCGCAAAAGATTGGATATTATTCACATCTATAATCTTATATATTTTCGCAATGGGATTTGCAGGTGGATGGTTGGTATTTAGTTGATTAAATCATGGATAATTTAAAAGACATACAAAATATAACCGGTCTTACGTCAGAAGCTATATTCAATATACGTAAACCTGTTGATTATATGTGTAGTGATATAGATAGTCATATAAAAGATATCGAGACACAATGTGATTATATTATGGATAGGGATGAGGGAGATGTTATATACTATTCAAAATCAATTAAATCAGATGTAGATTCTTATTTCAAGGATATACGATCAAAAGTTGAGAATCTTCTTGATTGGGGAGAACAGTGGAAAGTACTGGCTAAAGATCTGTTTGATGAGTTGATGAAAGTGAATAGCAATAAGGCCATAGACAGCTATCTATCTTATGAGGCATTGGAGAAGATTAAGGAACATTTTAAAAATCAATAAATATGAGCAAGCTGTTATTTTTTGACTTAGAGACAACCGGTGTTAAGTTCTGGAGAAACGGGATACACCAAATAGGAGGGATCGTGGATATCGACGGGCAGGAGGCAGAGAGGTTCGACATCCGCCTAGCCCCGAACCCTGCCGCCACGATAGAGCAGGAGGCGCTGGACGTGGCCGGCGTTACCTTGGAGCAAGTGCAGTCTTATCAGCCTATGGAAGACGGATACAGGCAGTTAGTTGGTATATTATCCAAATACGTGAATAAGTTCGATAAGAGGGATAAAATGTATTTAGTGGGGTATAACAACGCTGGATTCGATAACAGCTTCCTACGGGCTTTATTCCAGCAATGTGGGGATAAGTATTTCGGATCATGGTTCTATCCTAACTGTATGGATGTATATGTTATGGTGACACCATTCCTTATGGGCGTAAGAAACGATATGGAGAACTTTAAGTTGATGACCGTGGCTAAGACTATGGGTATTGAGATTGATGAGAATAAACTCCATGACGCTACTTATGATATTGAGCTGACTAGGGATATATTTTATAAGATAATCAACAAAATGGATGTCAAGCTATGAGAGATGTTCTAGAGGCCATACATGATTACCCGGATGAGGCTCTTGGGTTATTTTTCTTTTTGATAGTGATTGTCTGGTTATTGTCAGGTGTATTTGAGAAAAAAGATGGATGATAAACTCGATGAGATACTGGATCTCCTAAGATCTCAAAATGAGATGATTAAGGATATCCACGATTATGTGAAAGAAGTTACCAGCGAGAAATATATAGGGGAGTCTAGGATGACCAGCTTCTCTATCAATTTGGCCGCTGATATACTTACCGAAGCCATTAGCCCTAAGATAAAAGGGATGATGGTGGATTTATTAAGGAAACAGGGATGGAAAACCGAATGAGACATGGGAACATATGAGAAGAAGGTAAATCAGTTAAAAGATTTGATGGTAAGGAAATACAAATCGGCTTACGACAAGTCAAAGGGAATAGATATAGATATAAGCTCGATAATGTATCTCCCGGTACCAAATGAATTTAATGATATGGATATTGAGAATATGTATGTTATTCTCGATAAGATTAAAGATATTATAGATAACAACAGGGATAAGCTTAAGAATCCTACTTGCGCCACTTGTATACATCTACATGATAATGAATGGGCGAAAAGATATGGCAAGGTATGTTGTTCTATTTGGCAAGTTTGCGACCATTATATCAACCCTAACAGGAAATGTAACAGGAAGCAGACTACTTACGTAAGACGGCCAAGCAACAAAGCTTGTCCTAATTATGAGTATGGTGATGATAATTTTGAAAACAGAAGAAGATGTATAAAAGAAAAGAATACCCAATAAAGAGCTATGTGCCGATGCGCACCAACAAGGATAGGACGTGTATCTGCTGTGGCGATACGATCCCAGCCGGCAGCAGCAGGATGATACCTAGACACGCTAAGGCAAATCACGGTCTATGTTTCCCGTGCTTCAGGAAATGGAAAGATGTCGGAGGAGATCTTAAGCTTATGGACAACCCCGGAGATGCGAAGAAAGAGCATGTCATACATATGTCTAATATCCTGAAAGGGAATTGTGATATAATAAAAGGTCGAAAGCTTTACGTGGCTTTTAAAAAGGCGATAAACGGCGGAAAGAAGATCGTTATCAAATTTGACACTGATCAACCGATATCTATGTCAACAAGAGTCATGAATCCTTCATTCGGAGAGATTATGGATGAGTACGGCAAGGACATATTCCAAGGTAATCTCAAACTGGTAGATGTCCCAAAAGGAGTTAAAGACTTGATAGTTAACTATATAGAAAAATATCGTAAATTATGAATATAAAAACATTTATATACATGATCCTGACATTCAGGAGAGTAGATCCTATACCTAGGAATATAGGTCTTATGTTAAGTACAACGTTCTGGATATCTATAGTATGGATAATATCCAACTTTACCATATTGATAATGAGATTAACAAAGTAGACGAAATGAAAGAAGGTGATGTGATATACAAGAATGGCGTGGAGCTGCTTGTGGTATTAAGCTACGACCATAATGAACCATGTAAGGGTTGCTTCTTCTACGAGGATAAGGCGTGCGGATCAGAAAGACTGATAAAATGCTGGGATTGTAAAAAGGAATATATATTCACGGCTATACGTAAATATAATACGACTGAACTGTTCGGAATAGTAAAAAGATATGAGGAGACAATACTTAAAACAATCAAGAAGATTGAGAAAGAATGTCAAAAATATGTTATCTGGGATACTGTGCATGTGATGTTGAAAGATGATGGAGAGCTTATTATAAAAGCCTTATCCAAGGATAAGTCCGTGCTTTTAAATGATTTCATTATATACATCAACAATAATGGGAGTATAGACGAAGAGGACTATGATCTATTATTAACTAAATAATTGATAGTACAAATGGACAAATCAAACAAAATAGAGAATCTAGCAAACAAGTATGTTGAAAGGCATATAAGAGATAGACATCTAAGCGATGATACGATAAAAGAAATAAAAATAGCTTATATTATGATTATAAAAGATTTTATAGCTATTGTCGATAAATCTACATCAATGAATGAAGATGATATAATATACGTCGTTAACAACATATCATCAATATTATATGAACCTGTAGAAATCTCTAATACCGATAAAAAAATATTGGAGATAGGGATAGCGCTAGGCCTAAAGAGCGCCATATCATGTATATTTGGTTCATTATTAAAAGATGACTGCAATATAAAAGATGAGATAATTGATATATCTAAACATATAAAAGAAAAATTAATATCAGATAATCATGGATAATAAACAACTTTACAAAATAACCTTAACAAGGGAGCAACTGATGTTGATCTCACAATGCGTGGAAGACATCAGTAGATTTGCGGCGGGTGACATGGATCTACAGCATACAACAGATACGTTGATAGATGATATGGATAGGACGGAATCGCTGGGGATAAGAAGCTTTATAGTCAACAACTCACGAGCGATAAGAAGAAGGTTGTTCCCAGATCTTGAGGATTTTGAGCATATAGGGTATGATGGAGGCAGTAAGGATAAAATAAACAGGAAGAGACTTATCGGCAACACCTACCAGATATATAGGTCGATATTACATCAGTTGGCCATTGACGAGAACTGGAATAACGTGTATAGTGATATCACGTTACCTTCAGGTGATATGGGAACGATCAAGGTAGAGAGGGTTGACGATGATAAGGATAACGATATTTAACGATACTAAAATATGAGCTTATTTGTATGCGCTAAATGCGGTTGCGTTGATAATACCGCTACATCTAGTTACTGGATGTTGACAAACGAGCATATGGTGGATGAATTTGACTATGCCAAGGAACTACAGCCGTACAAGGGCATGGGGCTGTGCAGCGAATGCGGGAGGCTGGCTACCAGCCCAGACGGACGTGATGTCGTGGTACCCGGTAAATGGCACGGGAAGTTCCCGAAGAAGAAAGCTACTGAAGAGGAATTAAAACGTGTAGGATATAAAAATCTGATAAGATGAATAAGATAAATAAGGTAAGAAAAGGAGAAGTTAGAATATACAAAGGAATGACATACGTGGCTGTCCCGGAGATAAAAGAAGATCATTGTACAGGATGCTGTTTTTATAACGAGGGAAGCTGTTTAATACGTGACCCGGATCATGTCGATTTTCCTGATTGCCATGATAGCGGTATGATCTGGATGCAAAAAGAAATTAATATAAGCGATATCAAAGAAAAGGCTATCAAATTAGCCATAGATGCCATGAAGCCCATACCGATATGCTCATCACCATGCTACAGTATAAGTGATAACAGATCGCCGGAGGAAAAGCATGAGGAGGAGATGAGGTTTTGTAAGGATCTTAACGACCTTAGATGTGAGATGCTTATTGATATGGCTAAGAAAATAGAAGAGTATTTATTATAAGATATATAATATGAAGAAAATAATAGGAATAGATTTCGATGGGACATGCGTGACAGACTTATACCCTTATGTAGGAGACAATATCGGAGCCGCTAGCGTATTGAGAAAATTGGCTGATAAGAATCTTCTGATATTATATACGTTGACATACTCCCACCACTAAAGTGATTGGGATTCTTGGATACAAGTGTGCGGGACCCCGGTTTTACAACCGTTGGAATTACCCGTACTCTCCAATTCGGAAATGCCCTTCCGAAGGATATTTTTAGAGGCTAAGAGGTCCCTGTCGTTGATAGAACCGCATCCGGGACAAACCCATGTGCGGTCGCGTAACAACAGACCTTTATTAATACAGCCACATTCGCAAGTTTTGGAAGAAGGATACCATTTGTCAATCTTATGTACTATCACTCCATACTTCGAAGCGATATACGTAAGTTTGTTAATAAAAGAAGAATGACTGAGATCGGAAATCTTCTTCCCCCACAAACGTTTCATTCCTTCAATGTTTAGATCTTCAATGAAAATATAATCATATTGTTTACACAACTGATGTGCTAACTTCCATTGAAAATCACTACGTAGATTCATGATTTTCCTGTTTGTCTGATGAAGCTCGAACAACCTTCTTTTCCTGTTATTCGATCCCTTTTCAGATCTTGAGAGGTTGCGATTACATTTCTTTATCTTCTTTTGATATCTATTGAAAAACAAAGGAGACTGAATAGACTTTCCATCGCTTAATGTCATGTAAGTTTTAAGTCCGAAATCGATTCCTACAGATGCACCATTACGTGACTTTTCATAGGTCTTATTCGATTTCGAGTCTGTTACGATGACAATGTAATATCTATTACATGTTTCCCTTAAAACTCTGACCTGTTTTACATTCCCATCGTAAGGACGGGAATATGAGAACTTAAAACGCTTGTTTATCTTATTGATCGTGAAAACATTTCCATTCAAAGCAAATCCTCCCTGTTTAAATACAAAGGAGTTAAACTTCTCTGCTTTCTTGAACTTCGGAGGTCTTTTGCATAGCTTTTTAAAGAATCTTTTATAGGAATTGTCAAGACGTCCAAGGATTTCCTGTACGGTCTGGGAATGCAAAAGGACTCTTTTGATTCGTTTGGCAAAGTGCTTTTGAAGCCTGTTCAGTGAAATATATTTTCCAAATCTCCTGTAATAACGTTTCTGTAAATTCAAGGCATGATTCCATACAAATGCGCATTCCCTAAGCATTTTATCTAAATGCTTAGTGTTCTTGGATTTATATATATTGTACTTGTATGAGATCATGTTTTAATTATTTTTATGACGCAAATATAATAATAATTTACTATATTTGCAAAACAATTCAACAAAAAATGGATAGTAGATGGAAAACAAACAGAGGAAGTGTCTATAATTTGGGGTATCACATAATTTGGTGCCCTAAATATAGAAGAAAGAAACTCGTAGGAGATATCGAAAGAAGATTAAGAGAACTTATATACGAAAAAGCTAGTCAAAACAATTGGGAAATAAAAGAACTGGAGATAATGCCGGATCATGTTCATTTATTTATAAAAGCAACTCCTTCTGATTGTGTATCTCATATTGTTTCACAATTGAAAGGATATACAGCTAACATGTTAAGAAAAGAATTTGAATCTCTTAGAAGAGAACTTCCTACATTATGGACAAGATCTTTTTATGTAGAATCAGTAGGGCATATATCCGAACAAACAATTATAAAATACATTGAAAATCAAAAGAATATATGAAATATGATACTACCCCCTCTTTTTAAAGAGGGGCTTTGGATAAAATCGTAAGAGATGGTAAATATCTACAGGATGCCGTAGACTGGTTTAGATACAATCATATTGATCTGTATTCGGTAAACTACAATCCTGAGCCAGTATCATCATCACCAAAATTGTATTGTGATTATTATATAGATGACAGGAATATCGGCACTCCGCTCACGGATAAAGGATATGTTGATTGGAATAAGATGTTGGTGTTATTAAAACAAAAGAACTTATTATGAAGATAATAAAAATGAATATCAAAAGATATAAGGAGATTATAAGAAAAAAGGATATACTAACACGAGCCTTATCAGAGGCTCGTAAATTAAACAAATCAATAATATGGGAGTAAAATATTTTACTGACGCAGGGATCGAATGTACCCCGGAAGAATGTAAGCTGATTGAATCATTAAATAGATTAGCGAAGAAATGGGAGAAGGACGGCAAACGTCTTTGGTTGTATTCCGCTAGTGGGGTTCTTACCGTCATGATGCATGGTGATAGGGAAGACAATCCTATACCTGAGATGCTTCCTAACGCAGGTACAAATCCAGATAATATTATAACTACAATCTCAGGAATAGGTAATGATGGAGGAGATTGGTAAACAAATTATAATTTATGAAAATAGGAGAACAGACAATAATATTTTTAGCCGTGAACAAGAATGGTGATGAGATTATTCTTGACAACACCCCCGCTCGACAAGGGGAGATATGGACGGATGAGAGATCGACGCATGACGAAGAGTATTTTTCCATCGAGGATCATAATTCGGCGATCGTACTCCCAAAAGGTACTATCCGTAGATTAACAGGTAGGGACTTGAAGTGGGAGGACGATCCTATATCTCTTAAATCTAAATCCGTCATCGATAAATTTCCTCATGCGGACATTGAATTTTATAAACAGAAGATAATAAACTTCGTAGAATGGATATAATGCCTCATTGTCTAAAACCTTAGTTTTATTAACTTTTAAAAATTACAAACATGAAAAAAGAAGAAAAGAAATTTGTAACAGAGTATCAAATCAATGGCAAAAAGTATGCCGGTGAAATATGGGCAACCTCATGGGAAGAAGCTGAATGTTTTATAAAACAAAGAGCTTCTACCGAAAAGGCTGTTGGGTTTATTCCTAAAGATTAATCATCTATACCACATCCAAAAAACAGATATTATGGCTACTAAAAAACAGATATTAGAATCAGATGAATTACTTCAACAAAAAAGAAGAGCTTATTATCTTTCAGATGAAGGATTCGAGGAATATAAAAAGTTCTTGTCAGATCCCGATCAAAAGAAATTCTGTTTCAAGGGATATTATTATGTAGAGGTGAAGGAGCAGGATGATAAAGAGCTATCAGGATTAATGGGACGAGTAGTATACGAATAAGGTAAGGTAATGTATAAGGGCTGATAACAAAAGAAGGATAGGATGATAATCGCCTATCCTTCTCTTACTTTAATCAAATATCTTGCCGCCAAAAGAGATAAAAGACTCTCTTGATTTAGGTATATTCCTGATATTATATAACGTTTTCTCAAATCCCTTCCTAGTCATATAAACCGTATTCCTGATCCCGGTATCCGTATTGTATCTGTAATGTGCGTAACCCTTCTTCATAACATTCTCTGTTAATATCCATTCTCTTTTATTCTTGTAAAAGAAACCTTGCTCTTGTAAAAACTCTCTTAACGATCTTTCCGCTATATCACATCCATGAGACTCAAGTTCTCTCCTAACATCACGAATCAACATATCATCACCTTTGTCATTGGCCATAATAGCTGTTTCAGCAAATCCTACTTTGGGAGCTTGTTCTTTGATAATATTGTCGGATATTCTCTTAGCCTCCTCTGCCGCTTTCTTAGCTTCAGCTAACGCCTGCTTTTCTTTCTCGGATACCAACAACGCCTCTAATGCTTCTATGTAATTATGTGGAAGATTCTTTTTTATGGATGCCTCCATTTCGTTAAAAGCATTCATGTACTCCAATTTAAATTTTATAGCTTTGCTACCAGTAAACCCCATGACAAGTATAGTAAATCCATCCCTATTCATTACATATCTTTTGGATTTTCTAAATCCACCATTAGGTTGAGGTATGTCATCATAGCATAAACAAAACATTTTATGTAAATCCATTTTTGGATTACATTCAGTATCAATAACATAGCTCTTTTCTAACAAATCATCTATAGATCTTATAACTTTGCTATGATCCTTCTCAAATTTAGCAGCTACTCTCAAGCTGTCTGTCAACACATCATTAGATTCATTAATAAAAACAAGATTATCCATAATATAAAAAAATAGGCTCAAAAGGAAATGCCGGATCTCACCTCGACAAATCCTAATGAGCCAAAAATATCTTACACATTGAATGACCTTGAAGTGAGATCCCGTCATTCATTGTTTCATGATGCGAATATAACCATAATATTTATGCTACAAACCGAAATAACAATAATTTATATTTATTTTGTATAATTTAATTTTGGCTATTTGAAGAATCCTAATAAATGCTTACATTTGCATTCATGAATAGAATATTTATTCCCATCCGTCCGGGATGGATAGGTGGGAATACAAAAATAGCCAATATGATTGTTTTAAGCAATCTACTGGCTATTTTTTTTGTCATACTATATCGGTTATCTTCCCCTGTCAAAGTACCAATTAGCGTCCTCACCAGACTCGTCCTTATCCCTGCCTCCTAAGAAAAATCCCATCGTCATGCCGTTGGTCATCAACCAGTAGTCGGATGTCTGCTTAATATCCCTAGCCGTCTTGATATTATACCATTGCTTACCAAACGAGAACTTCATGAGCTGCCTCCATAGCTTGCTCTCGCCCTTATACACGCCGGTCTGGACGGTAGCGAACGGATCCCAGTTCCGAGGATCGGTGAGATCGCCTAACTTCCGGGCCGTAACCAGCGGATCTTGCAGCATATCTATGGCGTTAAGCTCCATGAACGGGGATGTCTGGGAAGCGATCTCATTGATCGTCCTGAACCCGATATAGGTAATGAACTGCCCGAACCAGCTATCCTCATTATCCTCCCTATATCCCATCAAGGCCCTTCCTATAGCCATCATCGTGGCGAATACCGCCATATTGATAATAGATCTCTTGATATTAACCTGCTCATAAGGTGTAAGCTTATCATATTCCTCCTTAAGCACGTCATACACCTCTCCCATACGACCCTCGGACATCGTATTATAGACATTCCCCGCCAATCGCCATAATGTCCTCATATATCCTTCCTCGAACTGGTTGGTCTGGAAATTAAAACCGGCTTTCTTATATGCCCGCTGCACGGCCAATATAAACCATCCACGATGAGGAAGCACCATATTAAGGATAGCGTTCCGGCTAGCCCCCACCCGGTTCTGCTCATTCAAGGCGCCGTCGCAGATCTGCACCATACTTCTGACCCTACTAGATAATGTAGGTATGTATCGGTCTACAATGTCCTTGTTAGCCTCGTTCTTAGCCACGATCTTTCCATCCTTGACGTCTACCATGTTCCACATAGAATAATCCCTTAAACGCTCCCAATCACGTTTAGCCTCATTAGCGGACATATTCCTGTCTTTCATCATCATCTCCTTGAAATTAGAATATGACCAGAACTGACCCTCATACAGGCGGGTGTCATCCATTACCGAGATAATAACCTGCGGATCCAACGGGGAGTTAAGAACCTCCATCATCTTAAACGGCAGATCCCGGAATAAGGTTCTCCAGATCTTGTTATACGCCGCCGATCGTACACGGTTGCGGACATTAAACACACCTAGGGCCTCACCGACAACATATAACTTATTGGTACGATTTATGTCCCCGATCTCAGACACGTACGTACTTAACTGTTTCTGAGCTTCTCCATAAGCGTATTTCATGGAGTCCTTGCTTATGTACTGTCCTACCATACCTTCCAAAAGGAAGTTGGCCTGCCCGGTAAGGGCACCGGTAGCCGCCACGAACGGGGAGAAGCCTAAGTTGGATTTGGACACAAATTTAGTGAACATAAGAGCCAGCTTATTAAGATCGACCTTATAATTGCCTATATTCCATTCTGCTCGCTTATTGTTTATCCTAACGTCATAGATACTGGCGTTAACCCAGTCCTGAAACATCCTATAGGCGTGAGTGGCCTCCGGGTTCTTGCCTCCGTCGTATTGTGTCTCAAGCATCATATTCCTATATCCCATGACATCATCCAAGGCCGCCCTCTTATACTTGTAAGCGGTAGCCTGTAAGGATAACATGGAATAGGAGTAGGCGAAGTCATGGGACACGTCGTTGGCGTTCTCCAACTTACTGAGATAGTATTTGGGGATCATACGATATTTGTTATCGTTCTCATCAAGTCCTCCTAGGTCTTGTCCCTGACCATGTATAGGGTCATCCACCCTCTCGCCAACGATATCACGTACGGCGTTGCCGATGGCCGCCTTCGGGTCAACTCCGGCCTGCACCATCCTCTCCACGCCGCCCTTGGATATTTGTGGTATCTGGTAGATATTCCTGAACCGCTCGTCATAGTCCTCCATAGCCTTACGGCTTATGTTAAGCAATTCCTTCCTCATCTCCCACTTATCCTTATTGATCGTAGCCTCCTCCCCTTCGTTGGTAATACCGTATTTCTTGAAGAAAGCCTCGTTCTTGTACTTATCGAACCTAGGCGTATGATACCCGTAACCCAGATCAGGATTATAGTTAGGGTTGCGGAAAGAACTCTCGGCGTCGGCCTCATCAAGCCACTGGTTGTTGATCGTCAGGTCGATCATATTAATATCGAACCCGAAACGGGATACGCTCTCTTCCTTGGATATACCATTTTCTATGGCATCAAAGAACTCGGATACCTTATACGTACCGTTATTTATCTTACTGATGAAATCAGAATACCCTTTGGGAGAGTATTTTCTCATATAAGGATACAGTCGGGTTCTGGCGTACTCGACAAGGATTTCATCAGTCTTACCCATCGCTATGTCGTTAGCTAGCTTATTATTGAAGTCAGGACCGTATTTCCTTCTCAAAAACGATACCTCCACGGTCGTCCATGACGGGTTCTTCCTAGATAGCTTAGCGGCCATCCTATCCACCTGACTCCGGGAGCGGGCAGACATATGTTCCTTGGCGAATTTAATCTCATCCATACCCTTGTCGTATGCCATGGCATCCCTTAAAGCGTTACGGTAAGAATCCGTGACTCCACTCTCCACCGTATCAGGCATATCCATCTCAATAGCCTCAGCGGAAGCGGCGGCGTTAATAACACTCTTGGCTTCGGCCAGACGGTCGTATAGCTCGTTTATCTTCCTTAATGACGATGATCCACGAAGACGATCGAAATCATACTCGCCATATCTGGTGCTGTCCCGATACTGAATAAGCAAAGGTCTTAACTGATCGTTGATCTCATTTATTGTTGCCATCGCCTCCTCTACCTTCTCTATCCTTGATGATGATGCAGATTGCTCCATGATCTTATCAACCAGATTCTCGTAATAATCACCCTCCTCGGATCCCCACATATCTTTGGAGAAGCCAAGATGACCACCGGCTAGCAGGAACTCGAACGCCGCCTTACCGCCCTCAGACCGCTCTATCCCACGCAGTATCTCCTTAAACTCGGCTGAAGCCTTACGACCCTCGTTGGTATTCCCGAACTCCTCTGCCCATGCCTCGTCCCATGCCTTGATCTCCTCGGACATCATCAACGCCTCGGACCCCTCTTCCTTTGGCGTCCCGTCAGAATACCACTCGCTCTTAGCTATGGCTCTATCGCGTAAGATATCCAAATAAGATCTCCATGCTATAGGATCGGATTGGAATGCCGACCAATCCACTTTCCCGTCTTTCACGAATTTATCCATAGCCACATATCTGCTTCTGCGAATACGGGACATGAAATCGGACGTGGCTTGTGATACCCTACGTCCTAGCCTCTCCTCGACCTTCTTATTGACATTCTCTATCTTATCATAATACGCTTGAACCATGGGCTTCTCACGATTCTCATCCAGCCACCTATTTATCGTATCCAGATATCGTTGCTGGTCCTCGAATGTCATGGCCGAGATATCAAAATTCTGGATACTTGGCTTGAATATATGATTGATCTCCTTTGTAATAGGCTTATCCCCATCATACCCTACGATATCATCACGAGTCTTGACCTTAAGCCCCTTATCAGATAAAAGTGTGTCGATAAGTTGTTTCTCGGTTTTACCCGAAACCTTTTTAAGATCATATATATCAATAATAGCTTTCGCCTGCTCTGTCCGGTATAGTAAATCGTATTTGGCGAAATCACGGGACGAGTCAAGGTAATCGGAGTTCTTACCATTTATCTTCTGTATAAGATCCTCATTATCCTTTATCCCCCATCCACGCTCTTTCATCATCTTAGTCATCTTATTGATATTAGCCACACCCTCAACATGAGCGTCATTATAAGCCTTGGCCAGACGTTGACCTAACATACCTAATATGGCGTTACCACTATGCTCCAGTGTGCCAAAGAACCGGGACATGACATTGATATCCTTATGGATGTTATTCACCAACTTCTTTATCCCATCCCAGAATCTTTCCGGAATATTAAACATCCGAAGCTGTCCATCCAGCCAGTCCTCATTACGATCACTTCGAAGGGCGTTTATATCGGACATGGATGTCTCAGCCATACGTAATATATCATCCATATCCTCTACCATACCAACCTTATCGTTGCTATAATAATCCGCCGCCTGATTGTTGACGAATCCACGCAGATTCCTGATCAATGGCACTATCTCCCCGTATACGTTATCGATAACCTGTATCGTCTCGTAATCCAATCCCTTATCACTCTTACGCAAGCTACTGGCTACGGTGACCAAATACTCCACCTCAGCCTTGGCGGTCGCTATGACACTCTTGGTGGATAGCAGGTTGTTGTTTTTATTAAGCTCACCACCGACTTGTCTCACCTTCTCGCCTATATCACGAAGAAGGGAGATACTCTCACCGATCCTCTGGCTTTGGCTTGACCTCATCCTCTGCAATCTAGTGTATAGCCTTTCCAATGACCTACCGTTCTTGATCAACTTATTAGCCACGTCAACGTCCGATAACGAATACATGAGATGATTGCTATCCTTTAGCAGAAGCACGTCGAAAGCGCTTGGATCATCAGCTAACGCCGACTCCTTTATCCTGTCAAGTACCTTATTTAAATCCGATCTTTGGCTGGAGAAGAAATTACGTATAGCTCGTACCATCCTGCCAAACAAGGAGAGCTGGACGTCCTCAGACGAGGTCAGATCCTCTACCGCCTGCTCCATGCCCGGCACGAACCGCTGGGCCAGCGTCTTACCTAGGATCTCCCGCTTCACCATCCGATCCAACCCCTCTCCTTGGTATTCCTTCCCATACACCTCATAGTAACGACCAGCGAATTGGTTCCATAATGAAGTTCCCTCGACAGAATCAAGTATCTCGTCAATCTCCTGCTGATTACGATAAGTATCGATCAAGAAGTGAGCCACCTCCTCATTAAGATCCTCTACCGTAGCCCCCTCAGCCAATGCTATCACGCCATTAGCCATGTCAGATAACGCCCTAGCGGAAGGATCTACGCCATTACGCATCTTATACTTGTCCATATATTCGGACATACCCATCACACGGATACCTAATGTGGATAAGATGTTGGTTATATCGGTCCTGTTTTGAAGATCCTCCGCCTTCTCATTCTCGATAACCCCACGGACGTTACTCCCGTACAAAGCGTTATCCTCCATCATCAACGACAAGGCTAGCCCCATGAATCCATCATACTTATTATTAAGTTCCTCGAACTTACCTTGCCTTAACATACCCTTGATCTCCGGTCTGCTTACCGTAACCTTCTCCCCGGACGTAGTGATAAGATCAAGATCATTACTTACCTCCGTATCAAAACCTATAGAACCCAATACGTTCATCTCAGAGGATTGACTTCCAAACCTATTCCTGAGGCTGGATAAGGCATTCATAGCGTTATAGATCTTAAGACCATCGGAGTTGCCCGCCCCGGTAAGATAATACCTATCCCCCAGCCTTATACGCTCACCGCTTAACATACCTTTCTTGATAAGGTAATTAACAAACCCTCCACGGGTGCTTATATTAGAGTCTGAACTGATGCCAAGGACCGGGATGAATGACTCGTTATTATTAAGGGTTATGGAGGAAGAGCCAAAGAAGATGTCAGCCGCACCAGACGGGACGTCGCCCTCCTCGACACTGCCGGCCAAGAACCCGGCCTCGACCCGCCCGCCGGACGAGCCTTTTATGGCGTTGGCGTAAGATTCGTGTATCTTGCCGTCATCCGATCTAAAGAACAGGCGAGGCTCACCGGAATCATATACCAGTCTTGAAGATGGAGGAGTATAATTCTCAATATTATTTAACGGCAAGACATTACCAGAAAATATGATCTCACCATCTATATTTCCACCCTTCACCCTGATATTAGGCCGTTGCCCGGTAAAAGCGCTTTCCACGGCCTTCCATAACATACGGGCTGTCTCCCTAATATCTATATTCTCCCTGATAGCCCTTATATCATCCCATGACGCCTCTTTCAGTATCGTATCGCCAACATTATTCTCGTTTATGGAATCCAGATCCACCTCCTGTACCGTGGACGTATCTACCACAGCCATATCATTGACATCACCTACCTCTCCGGAGGTAAGATAAGCCACGACATTGTCGCTATTCCCAAGGCTTCTGGCCAACGCCGGGGCATCCATATCGCTTATGGCGGACAAGACCTTGGCTGACATAAGTTGCCCCCACTCGCTGGCGCTAAGTCTGGCGCTTATGGATCTGGCCGCCTCCTTATTCCTTGGCACGGATCTCGTCCAGTCTCCGAACTTAGACCTGAACTTATCGTTATAAATAGTCATATAAGCTTCAGCGGCCTTATTAAGGTCACTTACGGCGGCTATGCCCGCTATCTTATCGAATAAGGTAGATACCTCTCCGGAAGGGGTCAAGACACGGGTTATCTTACCCTTACTATTTCTTTTAATTACGCAACTTGACATAACTTCATGTTTTTGACAAAGATAAACAAAAAGCCCCCACAAATAAGCGGAGGCTGATATTCTTATATTTCACAAATGAATCTATATCTATTCTGTACTATTACTATAGAGAAAATCATAAGCACAACCACCAGCGAAACCAGCTATATACGCTGCGTGCTCATCCTCTCCGACCTTAAATCCAAGCGACATATTACAAAACTGACACACGCTCATGGCTATATGGAACGACTCATGACATATATTTCTCATCATTATATCATCGTCGCTTGAAAAATTCCAAAGTATGGCGAATTTATCATCATCGTCCCTATCCCTTACCAGATTCACGAAAGACGCTTCCTTATCCATATCATCCTTATCACCCCATTCTCCCTTATGATCCGGCTCCATGTTCTCGAAACGGTTACATAACGTCTCGTAATCCAATCCTACCGTGATAATCAACTTTAATGGATATATCACGAAATCAAATTTCTGCTCTCTCATAATTTCTTTAATTTTTCTATAACCTCAAAACACATCTTACACTCAACTCTACGATACAACTGCCTTACACCATCTATCGTAACCCAATAACGATCACCATAACGACGCAGGAACTCACTCATAACCTTGGTGTCAGCCACATCATGTAGATCATATGTGTCAAAACATAGCTTACATATAGACTCAAGATCAAAATAAGTGACCTTATCAATCTGTAGACAACTGATTTGTCCGCCATCAGGAATCTGAACATCGAAAACATTTAATTTCTTCTCCATAATAAAAATAAGAGAGGCCAGCGTACCATCACATACACCGCCTCTCGTATAATAAATTAGCGTGATCTGGATGGTGATGGGCATCCGGCACAAAACTAATTACAATTTTTGTAATCTCAAAGCCATGAATCAAAAACCTATCGGCATGGCTATAAATTCAGCGGGATTTTCTATGATCTGTATAAGACCTCTATATTGGATACGAGAACTCTTAGCGTATTCATCCTTAATACTATAATTAAATATATTATCTTTAGATAAAAGAACAACACCACCTGTTTCATAATTATTAATTCCTGAGCGTAGCATGACACCCCATTCAGTGGTTAAATTAGAACATTTATCACAGTAATGCGTGGTCACAGATGCATCTGCTCTTACAGGAAGCATATCTCCATATTCGCCCCAGAGTACCTTACTTGTAAATCCAGGATAAAATACATCCACTGTACGATAATCAGCAGTAGGAACTTTACCTGGCTCAAATCCATCATAAATATAAGAAACAGAACCTTTAGAATGTATTCCACTCATCCATTCATACATGCAACCATAAAAGTCTTCTATACCCAAGAAACTAATTTGAGTAGAAGTTTTACCATCATTATTACCCAATGAGGATGTAGTACCAATAGTTCTACCAACCCCATAGGATCCAGTGCCAAACTGATTCATTCCTTGAGGATTTCTATTAGCATATTTAGCGTAGAATAAATGAGCTATCTTGCAATGAGTTTCATAATCAATAATATCAAATCCACCTCCTAGCGCTGTGGCATAATTATGAGATCCCGAATGAGTTAAGTATCCGGTAGATTCACCTCCTTTTTTAGACCATAATTTATTATCGATATTAACCGCCTTCGTGACACCGACAAGGCATCTCCTGAATAATCCCTTATTACCCCACTCGGTAATAGAGTCATCGGCGTCATCATGAGTTAACGTAATATTATGAACAATATCTTGAATATTTTGAATATCACTAACATCATACTCTCCTCCTTTATGACTGTATCTGTAGCTAGGTATATCGGTCATCCACTGCCCCATGGTGCCGTCAAGCTTGGCGGGAGTACCATCATGGAACAGTTCCGAATTATTGCCGTCAAGATAGCAAACGACCACACCCGCATCTGTCTTCTTCACCAGACACCTTCGCCCCTTAATCCATGAGCTGTCACCGCAAGACTGAATCAGCGGATTAGGGTCCGCATCATCTATTCTGAGTCTTACCACACCGGGCGTAATATCAAAACATTCGCATGGGGCGTCGCCCTTCAGTACCCCATACACACGGTTGTCACTGGTTAACCACCGTTTCCCGTCGCTCGTGATATAAGCTTGCCTACATCCCTCCTGATTCACTGTAAGTATCTTCTTAGTACCTTTTGGAGTTGTTATCTCCAGCTCAAGAGTCCGGTCAAGACCGTTGTTCATCACCGAGCCAAAAGAAACAGCGGCGCTACCGGTCCCGGACCCGGGGCTGACGGTCAGAGGCTGGTCCGTCACCTCGCCTACCCCATCCTTCCAATTAATATTCAAATCATTAGCCATATCTATATCATTTTTTGTTCTATTGCAAAGATAACAAAACAAATAAACCCCAACCGGATTTATCCAATTGGGGTTCGATACCATTATCTCCTAACTGTTATCGTCTCATCATCCTCAACACGGTTCTGGCGGCTGCTTGCGCCCATGTCCAGCTGTCATTAGATGTTACGTTAACCGTCTGTTGAGTACCATTTACATCCAAGTTAATAGTCTCCTTGTCAAGCTCGATAGCAGAGTCTCCAGCGGCTTGCGTTACCGTCACGTTGGCTGTCTGACCACAAGCGGCGGTTACTTTCAATGTAGCCGTCAGTTCATCGATCGTGACGTTGGCCGGTACGTTCGAGATCGTGATGCTCCAAACGAACTCGCCATCGGCTCCGGGATCGTCGGCGATAACCGCTCCGTTAGCCGTAGTCTTTCCAGCCGCCGTGTAGTTAGCCGGGAGCTGTAACGTAAGCCCGTTCTCCTCAGCCGACGTGACCGCGAACGTAAGCTTAGTACTGTTAGACTTACCGGTGATGGTAACATTACCACCTGTCTTTTGTACGGAAGCGTTAGGGCTGTCTGATCTTACCGCCTCAGCAGCCGCTGCCTGATTAACTACCAACGCCTTCTTAGCCCCGCCGTTCGTGGTGACTGTAAGGTTGATAGTGCGTTGAAGACGACCGGTGTGTTTCTCACCGGAGAAATTAACCGCCTGATCTCCTGATCCTGATACCGGGTCGACGGTTACGAAACCAAATTTTTGTGAAGCCATAATCTATTTATTTATAAATGTCATTTTATTATGCCAAAAATAACTTGTATCATATCACAAGCCAAATATAGGGGGGGGGTAGATACGACTAGCCCTGTACAACCTCAACATACAACCCTACTAAGTCCTTTAAATTATGACTAAGAGGAGTTCCACTATCCCTTGTGCATTTATACACGTCAGCGTTCTGAATGTAATATTTATCCTTAAATATCTCCATAGGAGGGAAATAAGGGATAGGATCACCTATAGTCCCGGCATGCTCCTTGTCAACAACCTTATATAAGGAGGCCGTACTGAGTCCATGCTCCCATTCTGACGATAACGTATGAGGCTGGATAACCTCGTAAAGGATGTCCGTATCGTCCTTGACTACCCTGAGACAGAATCCGGCATCCACCGACAACCCGAACTCCGCACCTTCTTGTCCCCATATAGGGAACAGGACCTTAACATCCAATTTCTCGTTAGAAGATAAAGATATAGCCTTATTATTAACTACCATCCTAGAGAACCTGACAGCTACTTTTTGAGGATCGAGAGCATCCTTCTCCTTCGCCTGTTGCTGGATGTACGCCGTGGTAACACTTACCTTATCAGGATAGCCGGACTGAACATCGACAGCTCTCACCTGTTCTACGGTAGTGGCTATACTGATCTGCTTTTGCTTGTCCCCTAACGCCGTTGTCAGATCGTTATCGTACTTATCCATCATCCCGATCAAGATCTTGCCTTCCGTCATATCGAACTCCAGACCCATAATCGTTATCTTACCGACTATAGCCCCATCAGCCAAAGCGCTACGTCTGTCATATTCAGGAATATAAATATCTTGATCATCCAAGAAAAACTCATGGAGATTTTCAGTCTCATAAGATCTCAGCTCCTCATATTTAGCCGATTTCTCCTCGTTAAGAATCCTCGACTCATCTAGCCTAGCTTCAATGATCTCCTTAACCGTGGCTTTAGGATTAGCTTCCTTGAACGCCAATTGCTCCTCTCTCAGCTCTATCCATGGAATCGGATTGCCATTAATATAATCATCATAGCTATTACCCTTAGCGTAATTATCATCAAGAGGTTCGTCTAAAACCAACATATTGGGATATATTTCCCTGTTTATATATGTATATGCCATAATCTATTCTTTAATCTTGTTCTTTAACGGCGATGCTATACTTGCCTGAAGCGTAACACCAGATATTTATCTCGAAAGGCTTGTTAGCTGTAGTGGTTATAGAAGTACCACTCATGCTTACATAAGCTCCAGAGTTTGGTATAGCCTGTGTAAACACTGCCGACGGGACGCATCTGATCATCAGCTCCTCTCCTATCTGCATGCCTGACTGCACGGATAGGGTGGTAGCGGCTGATAACGTAGCCGTGATACTTCTCTTGCTAATAGGCAGGTTGGCTAATGTCGTGACCGTATTAACTCCTATAAGCCTATTCACGGTCTTCTTATCAGCCGCCGCCATCAACCCGTTAGTAGACTCGTTGGCTACGGCGTATGTCGTGTTAGGAGGTGTGGCCCAAGTGCCATCTCCACGCATGAAACTGGATGTACTACCATTAAGCTGTCTCAACAAGCCGTTGGCGGAAGTGGAGGCCAACCCGTACGTGGTATTGGTAGGCACGACCCATGTTCCATCGCCACGAAGAAAAGACGTCTGTTTCCCCGCTGCGGGAGCCGGGACCAATCCCGCAGCACCAGCCGCTGAAGCCGTAGCTGCCTTCATATTGGCGTAAGTGGTATTAGTGTCTTTATAATAAGGGACACCACTGACAATAGGACAGGCGGTATAGCCAGAAGCGCTGGTTACCGTACTCCCGTTCTTTACCAGACCTGTAGACCCGTTAGCTCCTACAACACCATACGTCGTATTAGTGTCTGTCCAAGGCACATTAACATACATCTTTCCGCTACTATCCAGCTCTACCGGATAATTATTGCCATTCTCCGCATATCCGATCATTACCAGCCCAAGGGTCGATGTATTGGCCTTGGCGTATGTGGTATTAGTAGGGACAACCCACGTGCCATCACCACGTAAAAAAGAGGCTTGTTTACCCGCAGCTGGAGCGGGAACCAAACCGGCCTTTCCCGCAGCCGAGGAGGTCGCCGCCCCCATATTGGAATATGTGGTGTTGGTGTCCGTCCACGGAACGTTCACGTACATCTTGCCGCTACCATCAAGAACAACGGGATAGTTCTTGCCATTGGCAGAGTATCCGATCTTAACAAGACCCAGATTATCGCTCGTGGCTTGGGTGTAAGTCGTGTTATTGTCAGTCCAAGGGACATTCACATACATCTTACCATTAGCATCCAAGGATACGGCATAGTTCTTCCCACTAGAGGTATAACCGATCTTAACCAATCCTAAAGTGTCAGCCGTGGCCTGATTATAGGTCGTATTATTATCTGTCCATGGAACATTAACAAAAGCGTTACCAGAAGCGTCAACCTGTAACTTATAGTTCTTGCCAGAAGTCGTGTATCCTACCTTTACGCCACCTAAGGTGGAGGCCGCCGCCGTAGGTGGAGCGAAGGTGCTAGGTTTGCCGGTCACTCCAGACCATGGCACAGATGACGCCGAACTTGCCGTATAAGGCTCGTAACCATCCTCGGTATTCAACTTACTATCATCCTTGACCAGATACATCTTATTCGTGGCCGTTACCTTAACCGTGTCCCCGACCTGAGCCGTGGCTGTAGTAAGTTTAAACCTTGCCGTATCATCAGCAACCACGACCATTCTCTCTAAGGCTGCTTTAGGCAACCTGTCTATATCAATGGTACCGGACGTGATCTTAGAGGCGTCGAAGTTCGACAATGTCGTGGAGATAGTAACATTACTTCCAAAGTCCGATGAGACACTACCGCTAACAGCCCCGGACAGCACTATAGTCCTAGCTGCCTGTAATTTTGTGGCGGTAGGAGCGTTATCCGTCTTAAGAGCATATTTGGTAAGATCAATATCATTAGCCTTATCCAAAAGCTGCTCTATCTGCTTGCCATTATATTTACCTTGAAAATCTTCCATATCATAATTATTTTTGCTCAAATATAGCTATATACATACACACCAAGAAATATAGGGGGGGGGAGATACGGGTGGTGTTAGAAACCACCATCCCCGTGCAGGAATCCGCTACGGAATATAATAGCCTTGTCTTTAAGTTTCTGGACAGACTCCCATTCCCATTCACCTTCACAAGGCTTAATGACATACTTATTCCCCCATGTCTTAAATTTCCTCTCTATAACGAACATCTCCGAGTCTTTCAAGACATGGAAGATACTCCCTACAGGGAAGTACTTATCAGTCCTCAATATAACACGATGATGTTTTTCGTCATATTCAGGATCACCCACGATACATGCCTTATAAAACTGAAAATCATTTAACGTCCGATCCACAGGTTCTATCCAATAATACCCCTTACCCATTGCTATTCACGTTTATTTATCTATATTTGCGGTGTAGTAGTAACTCATAATGTTTTAAGTGATTTTCAACCAAGGGGAAGGGTGTCCGTGAGGATATCCTTTTTTCATTCCCGCCCGCCCTACCTATGAACAAAAAGACCTACTCCTGACAAATGTAACGATAATAAGATACTTGACAAAAAGAAACCCCATCGGTATTCTATCGCCGACAGGGTTCTCCAACGTTGTATCAGTCTTATATCATCTCACTCCATTTGATTGTGTCACCGACGAAGCACCGCACCGCCAGATACCTTACAAACGCCGTCCCTTCAGGGGCGTCAGGGTCTTCCAGATAAGCCAAGACAGCCTTGACTATTTTCTGGTCGCAGTCCAATACCTTAGGAAAGTAGTCGCTATAGAACATAGCGAACAGATATTGGACATCTCCCCAAGTGGCGTTATCAGGTTTCTTGGCCCCGCATTTATCGAACATCTGCTTAGCATCCTCCATCGTCCATCTTCTCTTGGATCCGTCGGCGTTAAGCATCTTATCGGCGGCATCCCTAGCCAACTCCTTGGAAAAGTGATATCCATGGGTGTCTATATACCGCTTATAATCCGGGTCATCAGCGTCTGCTCCTCAGTAGTAACGACTTCTCCTACCTCTACGCATATAAGGTTCCGTACCATCGTACTCGTCACGGATGTCACGCTCGCCAAACCATCCCTTACGGTACATCTCATCCTCCCGCTCATGATGTCTTTGACGTTTCTCAAGCTCCCGCTCGTTACGCTCCAGTTCCCTCTCGCGTCTTTCGAGATCACGCTCACGGCGCTCAAGCTCCTCCATCATCCCGTCACGTTCCTTACCGTAATGATCATATACGCCACCATCGTAACCCATATAAGTGCCGTCGGAGCGGCGTGAGCGTCCCCTACCGCCTCTGCGGTCGTAGATCTCATCATCATATTCCTCTTGGCCGTTGCCTAAATCTATAACTCTCATATTAACCTAATTTTTTAATTAACAAATTTTTAAGCTCCTCGAAAGACTCTCCCATCTTCGCTACCTGATCCTCAAGACCCTTTATCTTCCGATCCTGATCCTTGGACTGCTTGAAAGTAGGATTGATATCCTCCAAGATACTGTCACACGCCTCTATAATCTCCTTATTCTTATCCACGCTATTCACGATATCCGTACTGGTTCGTTTCATGGCGTTCAGATGGTTCATTATCGGATCCACGGAGCAGGCTAGCGTAATGCCGTTGGCCATAGCCACGTTCTGGTTCTCTGGAACTACATATGTCATGGACTTCCCGTCCACCTCTATAGTAAGATCCATGACCCGATCTTGCAACTGCTGATACTGACCTAACTGGGACTGGGCGAACCTAGGCTCCGAGACGTTAACCACCGTACCCATAAAGAATTTAGGAACCCCTGAGGTATCCAACGTATAAACCTGATATCCTTTCTTTAAATCCTTAAACATAATAACGATCTTTTTAAATGGGAGGGAGGTTACCCTCCCTATTCTTTCTTAGTAAATTCATGCGCTAGGGGCGGTAGCCGCCGTAGCCGTATGACCTAACATCCTAAATACCCCGGTGCATTTGTTATAATACACAAGATGCTCGGTGTAGGCTCCTACTATAGGATCACCAGAAGCCACGGGAGTCGTAATATCCTGCCCTGTCATATGTGCCCCAACCTTATCCACTATAGGCGTCTTGTTGACGATAACCCCGGCGTTGGATACCGTAACAGGAGTGGTAGTGGATAAGCCAGACGGAAGAACGATCGTGGCGGGATAACTAGCCTCTGTCTCCGTCACCGGATGACGGACTTTCCATAACAATATTCCTTCCGGAGGTAGTGAGTTCCACTGACACGGATTGATGCCAAAATCAACCGTAGGTTCGGCCGCAGAAGCGTCAGATACCTTTCCAGTAGTGGCTACTACCGGGATGCCTCCCCTGTCAAGACGGGAGGAGGCGAATGAACCGATCATATATCCTCTGAAATCAGCCATATTGTCCCCCTTTCTTATAATACGGCATTAGTAGTGCCGCAAGCGCATCCACATTCGTTAGCTACCCTTACGGTAGGAGTATAGCAACAACCCGGGTTCTGTACGACGTAAGCCGGAATCGGGGCCTTTGGAGCTAACTGACTAACGATGTTCTGTGTCTGTTGTTGGGTGATGGCGGAAGTAGCCAAAGCCTGTTTCTCCTCACGAAGCTGTTGGATAGTATTCTGCATCTCACGCATCTCAAGTTGACAGAACTTGTCATTGATAATCTGGGTCTGAGCGTCAATCTTAGCCGCCAATACATTGGTGTTGGAATTAGCTGACTGGATGATATTATTGAACCCGTTCGTCAAATTGTTCTGTAATACATTAGTTTGACCGGTAATAGCCAATTGGTTCTCATATCCTTGACGTGTAATAGAGTTCTGAATATTGCAACCCATCGTATCCAACGAATGTTGAACGTTATTGAATCCGCTAGCCATAGCGCTTTGTAAGTTGCAGCAGCAAGAGCTGATTTGGTTACCGATCTCACATCCTTGTTGCTGTACGGCGTTAATAACGGCCTGAGAAGTCATACCTACCTGACCAGCCACCTTATCAATAGCGCCTTGTACGTTACAGATAGCGTTTTGTAATTGAGAGGTAGAACAGTTAAGGGCGTTAGAGATCTGATCAATAGCGCTTCTGTTACCTTGGATAGCCTGCATCAATAGCTCACGGCCATAGTCGTTGTTCAATTGAGCCGGAAGACCGTTAGCGCAACAATCATTTCCATTACCACCAAAACCATTTCCGAAACCACGTCCGCCCCATAACCAGAATAGGACGATGATCCACAACCACCAGCCGTTAGCCCCTCCGAACTGGTCTTGGTTGTTACGGCCGTTCATCAACGCCGCAACTAAATTCGGGTCCATCTTATTACCACCCAAAAGGCTGGTAAACATACCCGGAATCATAGATAATAAACCATTAGCGGCGCTACCGCTCCCGGAACCCATGCCGTCTAACAGCACGATTTTGTCTCCACTTGTACCCATGTCTATTTATTTTTAAATTAATAATAACCCCACCTGATGGCGGGCGTTACAAAGTTCAAAAATTAATAATCCTAAGATCGTGATATATGTCATCATCAAGGCACGTCATGTCATGCAGTTGGTATTAATAAGAACCGGTACAAGACAAAAAATCCGGGACGTATCACTACGGCCCGGATTCATGCAAATCTATAAATTCAATGTTTCAATGCTCGAAAGAAAACGTCTCACGACGCCAAAGAGAGATTAACCACACGAAAAATCTCGCATTAATTTATTTGTATTAGCAGTGTATTCATTAATTATCTTACTGGATGAGGGATTATCCTCTACCCTTGATAGACGGTTATCGTCACTCCTTACCGTAACGTCACCTATCTTTCGTGCCATACTATCCTGATATGATGATGGATCGGAGTATATAAGATCATCGACGAACCTGTATATTGATCCATCAACCGTCTCTCCTACCTTCTCATATAGGCCAGATTGGAAAGACACGAAATCGTCGTACCTCCCACGAGCCAAGAACGAACCGTCCGGTCTCGCCTCGACACCGCCGTTGACCTCCCGGAGCAGACCCGGATTCCTTTGGTATAGATATCGATAAAAACCGACATCCATCATCCTGTCCTGTCTATCCAGATAGAAAAGATCCCTCATGCTGCTGTCGCTGGACTCGATAGCCACATTAAACAAGAGATCTCTTACTTGACCATCCGGCAACGACATCTCCATGTTTTTTAACGTACCTCTGTCATGGTGGTTCAAAGATACGTTATAAAATCCATTAAAATCAAGGAAACGCAAGACATTATTATATAAATCCGATTTTTTTAACCTTTCCTTGATCTGGATCTTCCTCAACGATGTACAGGATTTGATAAAATCCCGATCCCTCCCCTGTCTAGCCTCGTATCTCCTGAACTCCCGATCAATATCGACATCATCCACCTTAGAGATAACGGGATGTTGATATATCAATCTGGCAAGGATCATACTCTCCGTATTGGAGGATGAGATGTTATCCATAACCAACTTCTTGATATTATCCTTGACCACGCCAATATCAGATCGAGAAGCCCCTTGGGGGACCACGCCTGTCGGTAAGTACGAGGGCTGGGCTATCCCGATATCAGCCAGCACCTCATAGGCCTGATCGGTGTCGGTTATCGGAGTCGTGTTATGGTATGTATTTCTACCTACATACAACATGTTCATGTCATACATATCGGAAGGAGATGTTTTCCCGGACCTTACATACACCATCCTATCCCCGGTAAAGTAAGTATCCTGAACCTCATATATCGGATTCCCTTTCCCTGTTATCCTATCAAGATCGGAAATAAAGTCATCATATACCGGATCACCATTCTGTATAGAAGATAACATGACATCCAACGATGCCATAAGGTCACGGATATCCTCCGGCCTAGATATAACCATCTCATCGCTAATCGCCTCGCTTATATCAACGCCCATATCGGAAAGATCCATGGCTATGTCATATAGACGTCCGGTAACATCCTTGATGTCCTTAAAATCGTCCATATTGATCATTTCCCCAACCTTATCCCTTAGACCTTTCATGCCCTTAGGCATACTGATATACGGTATGGTGCTATTGGAATATGAGTCGGTAATCGTATTCCCATCCTGATCCCTGACCTCCATACGGGTCATATTACGATATGTGTCATACATCCGATCGGCGTAATCCTGATCCTCCTGATACCGGAGCGCCAAGGAAGGGTAGGGGATGGAGGCGAAAGCCTGATCGAACTCCCGGCGGTCGCTGATACCGCCTACCGCCCTCATGATCGTATCCCTTACCTCCATTGGATTCAAGACCCTTCTCTTTCCCAATGAATCATACGCATCCTCATATATCATATAATCATCACCAAGACCTGATTCGGAGAACAAGAAATATGTATCCTTCTCATTGAGATCCCCCTCAGACATAAAATCGACAATCCTCCTCATCATATCCCTTACCCGCTCATACTCCGATCGGTTAGTCATAATATTATCAATCTCATCAGCGTCATACATCCCGGATCGTTCAAGATTATATCTGTTGATGAATATATCACCGCCGGAAAGGAAGTTAGATACGATCATATCATTAAGATCATTGATATTATCAACGCCCAGGGAAGTAATGGTATTATTGATATCCTTAACCTCGTCAGCCATGAAATTACCCACAGCATAATTCTTTTGTTTGATAAAGGACATGACATCATCATACCTAGGCTCCCCATTGCTATCTAAGCCGTATTCTGATGGCATGGACATCCAATCGCCAAAGAAAGACACGAAGTCGGGGGAGTAGGCCGTACCCCAGACCGATAAGGCCTGCTTCTGGTCGCCAAGCACCTCCATCGCCCTTTGGTATAATCCGGATGGTTGGTTGTTAGGGGCAAGGACATTATCTACCCCACCCTCCTTATTTTTTATAACATAACAAGATCTTCCCATTGCTAAATCGTTTTGTTACAAAGATAAACAAAATCCCGCCTACTCTCACGAGCGGACGGGAGCCAAATAACAATAATGTAACAAACCTTATGTTTCTCCGAAAAGTACAAATATTTTTGCCGATCCTCACGAACAGGCAAAAACTAAATCCTAAATAACAAAAAAAATGGAATTTATCGTTTAGCGAAAATATCCTTATCTGATTAACATATTGATTGTGAATAGGGGTGGATTCGTATACCCTCCCCTATCTCCTAACAATCTCAACCTGCTACAATAGAAATCAATCCATGACTGACATATTCCAATTTCTTATAAGATATATCTTTCTTATTTTCTCCGTTGATATCACGGATATTAAAAATTCCACGAAGCCTTCTTGCGTAAATAAAGCGTTCTTTACCTTGAAACATCACCTTATCAAACAATCTAAATCCGAAAACCTTAAAAGGAGATTGATTCATCCTTTTATTGCCTCCTTTAGGTGCTTTCATCTTATGAATTTGTCTGTTATGACGACGAACTAATTTCCGTTTGTAATAATATCCAAGTCTCTCGGAGTCAAAATTCCTTGAAATCACAAAAGCGTCGGATACATGGGATTTTTCAATCCCGTGATTTATACGATTATATTTTGTTATGTATCCGAAAGTCATTTTTACGTTTGGATACAAAGATTTTAACTCATCGTATAACTCCCATTTCATGATACTCATAACCGCAGCGTCACGAAGCGACTCACCTCTGTTTACTTTCAATTTGATATTTCCTTTATGAAACTCCTTATGGCAAGTCTTACACAATGTTATCAAATTAGAAGGTGAATCTCCTCCAGTCTTGCGTGACTCAATATGATGGACATTAAGGACAGGATCTTTTGATTTTCCTTTACAATGTTGGCATTTATGCTCATCCCTTGCCAAGACATACTCCCTTACATTCCAAAATCCTAATTGTTCACCTTCCTGATACTCTTTACCTGATATCTCTGGATTCTTGATCTTTTGAGTATCAAATTGGGCAACCTCAATAATCAGTTTTGAGACAGGTAGTATAGAATATACAAAACCGATAATCCTAATATGAGAATCAATCTTCTGCCGGATTGATGGAGCGATCCATCCTCTCTTCTTTGATTTAATCCTATTCATGAATCTTGGCTTTCTATATCTCAATCTGTACCTTCTAATCTTCCTCAATTCCCTTCTTGTTGATAGAAGATCAACAACATCACTTCTTAGAATAACCTCACTAGCGTAAAGTTCCTTGCTTTTTGTTGTAGCTGATAAACCGACATGTTTTGTACCTGTGTCAACGCCTAACGTAATCTCTTGCTTATAACCGGTTGTATCATACAAAAGCCTGATTGTAAAAGGACAAAGATTTACCACGGTTGCTTTCTTTGATTTAAGCAATCTTCTAACCTTACCATGCCTCGTTGTTGGCATTAAGGGTCTACCATATATATCCTGTACATAAACCATTTACAATAAATAATTTAATAAAATGTTTATTCAACATAAGTCAGGGCAAAACCCTGTTAGTACCCATCGCCAATGTTATTGAAGGTTTTGTACAGGCAACACCGAAACCCAAATACAATCCCTGTTTAATCACCTACCTTAGAGCTACGGACTTGGATAAACATCCGTAGGTAACTATATATTCTTCAATAACGTAGCCTCTGTTTCAAGACTTAAGCTAATAACCTGATCCTATATAGATATATATAAAATATTAAATGAATTTCAACACATTATATATTATTTGAGGTTATTAATTACCGACCTACAGGAATATGTTTAAGAAAACACCATGTACCCCAACCACGACTCGAACGTGGATCCCATCTTTAGGAGAGATGTGCTACTTTTCCTCTTGAGCTATTGGGGCATATACCCTGATCCTCACGGACAAGGGTATCAAACAAAATCTAAACTCTAAATATAATGACAAAACTCTATGCTAGTTTTTCCCAAAAAAATAGCGTGGACCCGGCCGGGCTTGAACCGACAACCTTCTGGTTATGAGCCAGTTGCTCTTACCAATTGAGCTACGGGTCCTAAATACACCACATCGGCTTTCACAAGAGGATGTAGATCGGAATTTCTCGAAAATTATATAGTAATATCATGAAACTATTGTCCAACATTCTAGCATATAGCACCAATCCTCGAACGGGAACGTCTCTACGCCAGACCTACCCCATCCCGTCCCCCAACTGTTCTGTAGGACGAAGCCGGCCTTGTCCCATCCGGTGAGGATAACGGCATGGCCTCCCAAGTTCTGTCCTTGGCCTTGCCAGAATCGATTACCATAATTATAACAATACAGACCTATAACCAGAGGACCATTCAGCATCAACGCTACCTTAGCCGATACCGGATCTATGATCCTAGCGTAACTGTTTATTTTCTCCCCATCTACGCCTACGTTTTTGATAGACTTGATAGCGTCACGAAGAACCATCCCATCCTGATCCTTATCCTCTCTCAGATCATATATATCATAAGGAGAGATCTTAGCCGGTCTTTTAATAGCCCTTATACTCTTTCTCCAATTAAGTATCTCAGCTAAGCTTACAGCGGCGCAAATAGGTGAAGAACCTTGATCCACTACGCTATCAACGTCATTGATCTTATACTCATCAGGGACAGCCTCATGTTGCATATTCATGATAGCGTCCCTATCATCTACTGGAGATGGTATATATCCTAATCCGTATTTCATTTCTTATCTTTTTTTATGATAATCGATTATCTTGATATTAAACGTATCGGATCTTTGCCTGACCTGTATGGACCCTCTAGCTTTTCCCTTGGCGTCGTACAGGGCGGTGAAGCCAAAGTTATCGACCCGGCCGTCGTCTAGCGTAAACCGCCACTCCTTCCATTGGCCCATCACGGTCCCGGAAGACACTATGGAATCCACTACATAAGATATATCAGTAGTATCATATTCCGTATAGTAGGTTCTTGACGTACTGCATCCGACAACCGCTAAGGTAAATAACGTTAACAAGAAAAACAAGATCTTATTCACTTTTCTTAGATTTTTTACGTTTCTTAGATTTCTTCTTATCCTCCGCCTTATTCTCGACATTTACGTCAATACCAGCATCAGTAACCTCAGGAGCGTTATTTTCAGGTATATCAATATGACCGGAATTAGGATCCATCTTATCCTCCTCGACAATAACCTCATCAGACACATCACCATCTAAAGCCTCAGGATCAATATGATTCTCCAGATACTGGATACGATCGGACATAGCCTTATTTTGTTCCTCTATTTCCTTGTACCTTCTTCTAGCCTCATCGAGTAATTTAGATGATAGTTTATGTTTCTTCTCGATATCCATATAAGCCCTTTTAAGAGTCTCTTTCTCTTTCACCGACTCATTATATAGATCTCTTGATTTACTAAGCTCATTCCCCATCTTAACGATATGAGAATCCTTTGATTCTATATCTTTATTAATAGAATCAATGAGCGTATTAAGATAACTTACTTTCTCATTCAATTCAAATACCTTCGCAAGAGCATTTTTGTAATCTTCTCTTAATTTATTTGAATAGTTAATAGCCTCATCAAGATCCTGTTTTAGAGTATCTATATAACTACTCTTTACTATCTTCAATCCGAACATCCTCAACACTTTTATAAGTTCTACGAATATCGGCCTTTATCTTGCCGACTATAATTAACTCAGCTATATGCTTATCTTTCTCGACTATAGCTATATCCTTACGGACATTAGAGACTCTGATCGTAATATTCTCGTTATTAGAGAAAACGAACGGTGATCCTACCAAAGTGAGGCCTGTATCGTTGGTGAACGATGGGAGCATCATAACCATCCCGACAGTATCATCCGGGAATGAGGCCGATATGCCTGTGTCTATATCAAGAACATCACCTTGACCCAACGGGAAGGCATTACCTTGCTTGATAGGAATATCCTTCCCCAATGAGTTCCATGCCTTAGAGAATTTTAAAGAGTTGAGAAAAATTTTACCATCTTTCTCAACTATCCCTACCATTGGATCGCAATTCATGTGAACCTCATCAAGCTTATCATCCGGTTTTTCCTCAAATTCTTCAAGATCTCTGGCTGATGTAAATGACTTACTCTCCAGAAGTTTTTTGATATCTTCAATCGTAGCCATACTATAATTTTATTATTAAATAAACGATCTTCAATCCTAACTTCAAATCAGATGTCTTTTCGAACATCTCCCTAAGAGGTAAGATAGTAGCGTCAAGATCTGACGCTACCCATTCTCCATCCTTATAATACATATTCTTTTCCTCAGAATACGCTACACAAGGTCGATGCCCTAAGTTCTTCATAACCGTATCTACCTTATTTTGGGTAGGCATCGAGACACGGTTCACTTTAGTAGATATATTAAAATTACTTTCCATTAAATTATTCATTTTCAATTAGTTAATCAGAAAGGAAGATCATTGTCATCTCCAAAAGGAGGATATTGAGGAGGTTGTTGCTGACCTCCAAAAGAAGGAGCTTGTGCTGTCTGAGGCGGAGCCTGCTGGTATGATGGAGGAGGCGTCTGCGGCTGGGCTTGCGGCTGATATGACGGTGGGGGCGTTTGCGTTGTAGCCTCACCAACGTTGTTTTGGCTTGCCGACTGAGCGGGTTTCACCCCATCTGTCTTAATGCTTTGAATGTATTTATTAAGTACCTGATAGGCGAAAGCATCTTGGGCAGTATAATCAAACTTCTTATTCCCCATTATATCAGTACTCTCAACTCTGTCAGGCCATCCATTCTGACCATTCTTATAATATTGCTGTATAAGCTCATCCCTTCCATCAGGAGTTTCCCTAGCATATGAGATAAAAAAATTACCCGGGGCATATTGATCTCCTTTCCTAGCGTGAGCTGGATTGATTACCACCTTACGCTTTAGATCAATATTAGGCAAGTATCTCACCAATGACTTAACATAATTATTAATACCTCCTTTTTGAGTCATCAAAGGAACATTTATAATATAGTTTCCTTCGTCATCGCTTATTTTTATAGCTACGTATTTAGTTTTTGCCCCGTTATAGTCAACCTCCCTTATCTCAATATCTGATAAATATCCCTCTATACCATTCCAAAATACTTTCCAATAAGATACAGCCCCGGTCTTATCATTCACATGTTCCTCATAACCTTCTTTAGGCTCCTTGGATGATTGATAAAGAACTCCACCACCACTTATCTTAAAGTAGTGATTATTAGATCCTAGCGAATTTTCACGAACTCCCATATTATATATATTTAAAAATTAAACAATAATTGATGATGATAAGAAATACTCATTCTTATTATTTTCCCCATAAATCTTATTAAAATGAGATTTATGGTCATGCTCGATAACTATCCTATTCCATGGTATGCTTTTAACTATACCAAGATACCTACCACATAGCACATCGCATATAATATCATTACCGTTATGCGATAAAGCCGTAAGCCTTTCCTTACAAGATCTTCCAGACATAGGGTTCTCTGACATAATACCGCATCCTTTTTCAGTGAATATCAACTTACAATGATCAAACTCATTTACCTTAATATTATTTTGGAGGGCCTGGACGAGTAGATCCTTATCAAAGACATAGGTACTTGTTTTGACAAAATGCTCGTCCACGAACCTCCAATTTGGATAATTACCCTCAAAATGGGTCTCATACATATCCATATCAGGCGTAGAGAAATAAGTCTTAGTATCGTCCACTTTTATAGACAACATATCCGATGACTTATTGATATGCTTATCAAGCAATATCGCGGATTCGTTCGATACCGGGATAAACATCTTCTCTACCTTATCCTGATTAGGGACAAAATACCTGTAAATAGTATTTCTATCCGTACTTACTATATTAATATTAATATCATCAATATCAATTACCACATTCTCGATGCATGGATAAAAGTCATCTACCTCCGTATAATCGCTGGCTTTGTTAAGAACCGAAACATAATCGCTCATCTTAACCTTAATTCCTCCATCAAGTATCTTATGTACCTGTGGGAATGTATTGATATCAAAAGCCGGACAACTATACTCACCAGAAGCGTAGTGGATCGTGATCTGATCTTTTCTATCCGAAAGCAGTATCGTAATCTCACAATTCTTCTGTTTTTTCATGAACTTAATAAAAGAGCTTGCCTCTACCAAGAAAGAGAAGTTAGAGTCAGCCTCGACCTCCAATCGCTCTATAACACATACCTTGGCATTTACGGAAGTGATATAAGCCAGATTATTGACAACATCTATCTTAAGATCCTTATAAAGGGAGTTGGGACCGGCATTCTTAACAACCGTCTCCAATTTGCCCAACTTCTCATTTAATGACTTCGACAAGCATCTTATAAGCATAACGAACAACTTTTTATTACATCACAAATATAATCATAATTATATTAATACAAATACAATAAATACTTAATAGTATTAAAATAGTTTAAACTTACGTCTAATATACTCGGCTATAAGCGTAGCGTCACACATTCCGTCTTGTATCTTAGTAGGTTGTACTCCTTTTCCTGACCATGGTTTCACGAAAGAAACCAAAGGGAAAAGGCGCATGGCACATCGGATGGAGGTAGCCTTCGTGTCTAACTTCGCCGCCGTATACACCCGATCGGCTGTCGTATGAAGCTCCTTCTGCCAGGTCTTTGGTTGCACCTCCTCGAACATGAACCTAACATCCGGGTGAGATCCGTATCGCTCCATCATCTCAACCATCATAGCGAATAGGGCGTTCGGTTCCCGGCGTCTCCCGCCAAAGGTGAAGTTGCTGGCTGCCGAGCTGTTGTGGATGCTATGGACATCCTCGACGGCGATCGCCAGCGTCCCGCCTCCCTTTTCTTGGATCTTGTCAGCGGCATCGAGGAAGAAGCTTGATATAGCCCTAAGATCTATATCCCCCTTAACCGATATCCTTGGAGTCATAATTACCTTAACCTCGCCATTTTCTGGGATCATGGACAATCCTCCGGTGTCTATACCCGGATCTATACCTATTGATATATTCATAACTTCAACGTATATAATGAATGGAAATCCTCCGGTCTAAACACCTGTATTGAGTTATCCGGATACATACCTATATAATAACCGTAAAAAGCCCGTAGAATGCCATTTTCTAGCCTTATATCCAATGCCTTTACCTTATTCCCTTCAACCATAACATCAACCTCATCAGTCTTGTTAGATATCTTATCGAACCATTCAGGTATAGGATCAATACCGTACCTGAATGCGTTTACCGTTGATTTTATCGAGATATATGTTCCCATATTAGATAAGATTACAATCGTCTCGTTTAACAACCTTAAAATCGCCATTTCTAAGTAATATCGCTACATCAGATCTCGTATACGTAAGAGGTGTATACGACACCAAATGATAAGAAGCCTGCCCTGTCGCTGGCCGAACTGGTCTTAATACGGCTATGGCTATATCGCCGCCAAGTTCCGTACCACCGGTAACACCCTGTAGGCACATGTATATGAATCCCTCATACTCATATCTCTTTCCGATAAACTCACTCATGGGAATACCTACGAACAGATAGTTCTTCACATTCCCTTTCTTAACCTCGACAGCGTTCTCTACACTGGACGGTATTACGTCTACAAATTTTACTCCTATTGCCATGATTACAAATTCAATTTAGTTCTTAATTCTTGACACAATTCTTGATTATCCCTCATGATACTTAACGTATTATCCACTCCATTGCCTACTCGGACCTCTCCGTACCAGTACCATGATCCTTTACGGGTAAAGATACCGGTTTCCTCACATAACTTCAAAAGTTCAAGCTCCTTGTCAAATCCTACGCCATAATACAATGCTGTCTCTGCTATCTGGAAAGGTATAGCTGTCTTGTTCTTCAATACCTTTATCCGAACCTCATGACCGATAGAAGAGCCATCTTCTCCTACAATGACCTTCTTCCTTGACATCTCCATACGGATAGAGGCGTAGAATTTAAGGGCATTACCGCCGGTTGTTACCTTAGGATCACCGTATATTACACCAATCTTCTCACGATACTGGTTGATGAATACCAGAACACAGTCACTTTTGTTTACGATCCCGGTAAGAACTCTCATGGCTTTTGACATCAACCGGGCTTGTAGTCCCATGTTGCTATCTTCCATATCACCCTCGATCTCCTTCTTAGGGACTAGATTCGCCACGGAATCCACGACAATGAAGCCTACCTTTCCGGACTCCACCAGCTTGGCCGTGATATCGATAGCCAACTCTCCGTAGCTTGGCTGGGAAATAAGGAACCGGTTAACGTCCAATCCCATCTTCTTAGCGTATTCGATATCAAAAGCGTTCTCCACGTCTATTATAGCTACCAGCTTATCGGGGTGCTTTTTCTGGAACTCGATCATACTTAACGTACACATCATGGTCTTGCCACAAGATTCCATCCCGACCAGCTCATGGATCCGGCCTACCGCCCATCCGCCGCCGAGGGCTTTGTCCACCACCAGCGAACCAGTGCTTTCCCTTGGTATGGATATTATAGGCTTATCATCGCCGAAGTTCATTATCGAGCCTTCTCCAAGCTCTTTATTTAAAGATGATACTAACTCATCTACGTCTGAAAAAAGTTCTTTCTTAGCCATTATAATCCAAATTCCTCGAAGTTAAATAAATCTTGTTGTTTCTTAATCATATCCTTCCCGATATCAGATATCTTTTCCGGATTCAAAACACCTTCATTCTCATCCACCTTCTCTATAAAGTCAGATATCTTATCGCTTAGCAGTACCATATCTTCCTTAGGCACTGATTTTAGATAAAGCCCGTCTATAGACCTACATCTTGAAAGAGCGGTATATATCTGCCCTATCTCGAAGGCTCTGCTGATGTCTACAAATATATTATCTAAAGTCATTCCCTGGGACTTATGGACAGTTATGGCGTATCCTAACCTCAATGGATATTGTATTATATAGCCGCAAGAAATGCCTTCAAGGGAATCATCTACCTGCTTATACTTCATCTTCTCCCACTTCTCTTTGGTTATCTCCACCTCAGTATCGTTATCTAGATGAACATATATCGTCTCATCAACAGTATCTATGCTGGTTATGATACCCATCGAGCCATTGACATACCCGTTGCCGTTTCTGGTTATTATGACCTTAGCTCCTACCTTTACTATAAGCTCATCCTCACAGGGCGCTACAGGCTTCTCCCCGAATACAGTAGCATCGAATTTAAATACCTTATTATTGATCTTATCAAGATTAGTCTTATTTATCTCATAAGCTTCTTTGTTAGTTGAGCATATAATTATAGTATTATCCATATTATCCGGATACTTGACCCTACTATCCAATATCTGTCTTGACTCATCGGTAATAACCCCACATCTTATATCCTCAAGTACGGAAAGAAGCTGAGGATCTTTTTGACGGAATACGTTCTCGAAGGTAATGACCGAGAATCCTGACGCTCTTAATGCCTTTGATGAGAAAAAGAACCGGCTCTCATAATATTTGTCGATAAAATCATCCGCCGTCACCACAGGTGGTAGTTGTGATAGATCTCCAAACATAATCAACCTAACTCCACCGAAAGGCTCCTTGCTACGCCTGCATTGTCTAAGTATGTCAGCCACCTCATCAAGCAAATCAGGTCTTACCATACTGATCTCGTCGATAACGATAGTATCAAGGTTTCTGATCTTCTTCTTCATAAACGGACTTACATCCACCTTATTAGACAACATACCTCTCTCGATAGAAGGGATATAAGGATCGTTCTTTATAGAGAAAAACGAATGGATGGTCTGCCCTCCTGCGTTCAATGCAGCCACGCCAGTAGGAGTTACAATAACACATTTACCCAAGAACTTTACGATACGTCTCATGAACGTACTTTTACCACTACCGGCTCTACCGGTAATAAACAGATTCTCCCTAGTGGTGAAAATCTTTTTCAAGGCACGACCTTGCTCCACGTTTTTATCCACCGTCATAATATGACGAAGGAGGTCGTTTTCATTTCTAAAATCCTCTTTTACCATATCTTTTTAAGTTTATGGTACAAAGATACGAATAGTTATAATTAACTATTAAAAATAAATGTGAATAATATATAAATATTAAATTTTATATCTGATACTCAAATCATCCAGCTTTACTCATCTCGAGCCCTTTTACCCCTAAAAAGACGTCTTTTATAAAATCTTCGGCGATGATTATATGCATTATCTTTCCTCTGTATGATAGTCTTAGGTGTCCGATAGTTACGTTCTTCCTGTCTTTGGCATTCGCTATTCCATTGTTTTTTTTTACCTCGTCATACAAATCGGATATACTCTTCTTACACATGCCTAAGAACATGCTTATGTATCTGTATATAGTTGACTGAGATATCTCATGCATGCCTATTCCAGCAAGCTTCTTATTCAACTCATTAAGAAGGTATGCTACATTGAACTTAATTGTCTTTCTTTTAGTTACTTTGTATATATGATGTACGTTTCTGGTTCTGGCCCTGAATATTATCTTGGAAAGGATTCTTACCCGATCAAGTTTCCGGCTTTTGTTAGCCATATTCCGTCTTTCGTCTGAGCTTAAATTCTTATCCAGACATTTGTATACGGATCTTTTCTTACCTACGAATATTTCTTTCGTATCCTCATTCTTCTTAGCCTTATACGAGTAGATCATGATATCAGATAAAGCTATTCTTATCTCGCCCTCGGCATAAGCCTTAAGCGTCTTTAGCTGATAGTCTATATCCTCATGGCAATCCTCTATAACATGTCTGTAGCAGAAATAAGCTATGCCATCGGATAGGATATCTATAAAATCATCGGTATTGATCTCGATACGGTCACGGTAACCATCTCTCATCCTATTTCTTAAAAATACATGCTTCTGAACGTTTATGATAGTAAGATAAGCTACTATCTGCTTGCACTTCTTTTCTATAACCATACCAGAACCTCTGATATTATCTTTCTTATTCGAGTATCTTATAGCAGTAACTTTCTTACCATCCTTATTAGTGACAGGTTTATAATCAACAGGACATATAAGAGATTTAGCCGGAAGTCTTAAGCATCCAAGCTCATCTTTTTTCGCCTGTATATCTTTTGGGATATATGCTTCGGTAAGAATCTTATCGAAATTTGATTTCATTTTCTGTAAAAGTGCTATCTTTGTCTCCATGAGATTTTTTATTTGCTGCGAATATACAAGTTTCATCAATACGAAACAAGTTATTCGGATGGATGGGTAGCCTGTGAAGGTCGCCCATTTGTTGTTTAAGGAGGGTAGGTAATGTTCGTAAAACGCTGTGCGCGTGAACGATCGTTTTTTCTCAACCTACTTGTTACGCGCGCGTTAATAGGTATATTTATTAAATATAATTAACTCTATAAACATATACTACTTTCTAATATCTCTATCCGTACACAGAACCTCTCCTGACGTCGAGTTCCTGTGTACTCCACTTAAAGTCTCTATTTAATAAAACATTGCTTTTTACCGCCAAGGTATGATGCCGTTAGGCAGGATACCGCAGGCTAAACCTGGTAGAAGCCGTATCCTATACCGGAAGCCGGTACCCCGGTAGGGGGATCGGGTGGAGCATAAGCCAAAGAAGAAAAAGCGAGGTCTTGTGCGGTCGCTCACGCTCCGGCAGGCTAACATAACTCTACCGCCGTCCATGTCAATAACGTAGTCCCGACGGCACGATCCGGGATAACGGCGGTAGCCTTACCTTAGCTGTCCCTGTACGTCTCCCACCAACCTTTTTCCTTTGGATGCCTTGGGCTATATCCTTGGACGATGACGGCAGGATAGGAGGTCAACAAGCCAAAAAGAAAAAGGGAGCGGTCGCATCCCGTGAGGCAGGATAAGGCTGTCCCCCGCCGCCCACGCGCGTAGCGTACTTGAACTTCACTGTCCTCGCCATCGTAGCCTGCCGTAGACATACATGGCTTCGTTCGTCCTATCCCACCAGCTTTTCCCTTTGGATTATCGTAAATACATGTTAGTCAGCATATATTACACTGATTATATCATATTTTGTTGACAATAATATTTTTTTAAAGTATTTTTGTCGAAAACTAATTTCATATGGCTGAGCAAAGGAAAGCTTTCGTATTCGCATTGCCTTACGATACTAGGTTGGATATGATCCAGCAGTTCTTAAGGATATACAACGGCTATCTGGACTCCAAGGGTAGGAGCTTGATTACTGAAAGGACGATAAACTTACTTTCTTTCTACATCAACTACGGATACTCGGATGATACCAGGGCTAAGTACATGGATTGTCATGGACAGAAGGAATCTTACGTCGCTGTCCTGAACAACGAGCTTAAACGTGGGGGTTTTCTGGTGGACAAGAAGAACGGGAACTTCCGTACCCGTGAGCTGTCTATTGAGATGAGAAGCTTACGTAACTATTTTATTCTTGACGGGGAGGGTGATGACACCCGTGTAATGGGATTCGTATTCAAGAGAAATAAGCTTAACATCGATGGATAGGAGTCTTATTTCGTTCGACAGGGATATTGTCGATGAGGTGGTGAGAAGATCTGGAGGAAAATATACCAAGCAACAGGTCGAGTGGTGCATGAAAGCATCCGTATCTTATATTCATCATCTCTCCAGATATACCGATAATATATCTATCAGGATCCCGTTTATCGGATACGTTATCTGCAATCTCCGTGAGATGCGTGTAAGACGTGATAAGATACGTCGGATATTTGTCAAGGAAGGTAATCGTTATCCGGATGAAAGGATGCCTATTGAGCTTGATTGTCTGGATAAGAAGATTAATGCGATAGAGGATATGGAGGGGTTGAAGAACGGAGATCCTCTTATACGTGATAACCATGAGGCCATGTATCAATGTCGGTATGGAATGACATGGGAACAATTACAGGATTTTCAACAAAAACAGTTTAAAAAATAATTATCGTGCAAACAATTGGTAAAGCCCAAGTAATAGCCCAGGCTTGGGAAGACAGTTTATTGGGTAGGATTCCTAAGGATGAGAAGGATTATCCGGAGTGGTACAAGAATCGTCTTGATTTATGCAAGAAATGTCCTAATAACTCTTCTAATATAGCTTTCTTTAAGTTACCAGCTAAGGTATTGCTTCAAAGATTGATGGGAAGACAGGCATGTTCGTTGTGTGGTTGTTTTATCAAGGAGAAGGCTTGGATGAAGACCGAGGTATGCCCGTTGAAGTTCGTGGAAGGAGAGAAAGCTAAATGGAATGCTATGGAGGTGATAACCGCCGATCATAACGATTTTAACATCGAATGTCCTAATGATGCCTTTGATATAGGACTGACGGATGACGAGAGCGAGTTTTATCTAAATATTTTTGATCAGAAAATAGGTGATAAGATAGAAATCGTGTTATTTATTACCCATAAAGATGGTTTCCATGTCAAGGAGCATCATCTTGGATGTGGATGTATGGGAGACGTGTCATATAACAAACATCCTGACAATGAGAATAGAACTATATTTAGGATGACGTTAGATACCTCAAAATATACGGAAGGTCATTTTGAGAAACATCTATCTCTTATGGGTTATACGAAGGATGATCCTGAACGTAATTTCAAACATTTCCCGCTACGTATTATAGGGGAAGCTTATAAGTAAATACTATGCGAAGTCCCGTAAGAAGTAAGATAGATGATCGTATCCATGCCCTTATTGTCATGGAAGTCGGATGCCGTGAGTTACCTGAATATTCATTGGGTGATATACTTTACTCCGCTTTAAGGAGAGTTGCTAAGGCTAATGGTGGTAACGTACGCTTCTTGCGGGATGTTAGTACCAGGGATTTATTGAGGTCTATAGACCAAAGCATCAGTGATGAGATTGAGTTAAACAACAATGATTATAATGCGTAATATGGAAGATAAAGATATAAAAACAGAGATTAGAGATTATCTTAAAGAAGAGGCGGATACCCATATAAGGCATTGGATAGCCATAAAACGTGAGAGCAAGCGTCTGTATAGCGATATTGAAGATAGGACTAAGAAGATAGCCCTTAAATCATCTTCGTTGATAAAAGAGGAGGATTTTGTCGTTCTTCATGAGATGACCCATAAGATACAGATGTTGAATATAGAGGCTGTAAAAGTCAATTCTAGGTTGATGTTCATAATCCAGTTGGCTACCAGCTTCGGTATGGATCTGGATTTAGATACTACATATGCGTCCACCGCCAAGAGCATTATAGAAGACAGAACGTCTGGATTCGTGTTTTATGATGATAAGGAACGTCTGAGATATGCTGACAAGGAGCTTGAGGATATGTTCCATGACATGAGCGTGACGGAAGTAAGTAAGATCGGGGTTGTTCAATCTTATGAGCTTCTTATGAAACAGTATAACGAGTTTAAGGACATGAAATCCAATGCCACAGGGAAGACGAAAGCCGACGAGTAAGGACGTCGATCGGGTTAATGATAATCTTGAGGTCATATCCAAGGCCGTGGATGACGCCAAGACGTATATCGCCAAGCATCCATGGGATAAGGAGAAGCCTGAGGATATGGCTAGGGCGTTCGATTTCATATCCAAGCTGATCGATAAGATCAACGTATGGAATGACTCGTATATGGAGAAGAGTGGGATTATGGATGTATACAGGAGTGTAAGCAATGTCCAGAAGAAGGAACGTAAGGGACAGGTTTCCGGTGGTATAGAATCCGTATTAAAAAATATGCGATCATGAGTTTAAGCACGAGTCCAGAATTTTATGTAAACATGAAGAATCCTCCAGTGTGGAACGATTTGTTTGGCTGGGAGGATCAAGATGATGATGTTAAGCAGTTCTTCACGGAGGAGGCTTATAAGGTCAAGAACGGGGTGACTATCAACGGTACGTTCATCCCGCCATGGCTTTATTGGCATGTTAATTTCTTTCCCGTATTTCAAGATCTTCCAAATGGGGAGCGTGTTCCTGCTATCAGCCGGTTACGTGATAATGAATGGTTTTTCGCTGAGATGTACCAACGTGCCCGTCAGGAGAAGAAAGGGCTGGGGATGTTCGGTACCCGTCGTTTTGGAAAGGCCCTTCTGGACTCGGAGCTGATATATACTCCTTATGGACCTAAGAAGATAGGGTTCGCTGATATCGGGGATATCATATATGGCGATGATGGTAAGCTTACGACTATAGTAGGCGTATATCCTCAAGGATTCGTTGATATGTATAAGGTTACGTTTGAGGACGGGCGCAGTATAGTATGTTGCGGTCAACATCAGTGGAAGGTTAAATATCATGGTGATTATAAAGTCATGAGCACCATGGGTATCATCCACTCTGACTTCCAGAAGATGACCATAGACATAGGGGAGGCCGTGGATTTCCCCGAGCGGCGGTGGCTGATGTCGCCCCATCTCCTTGGGTCTCTGACCGCCTCTTTCCTTTGTGGATCTACCGACAGGATCTTCGAGTTAAGCAATAAGGAGATGGATGATATTATTTATTCATCCAAAAAACAGAAAGAGTTGTTTATAAGCTCATTCATGAAGATAGCTTGCGGCATAAGTACTGGTGACGATCGTTTTAAGGTCGTTTACAAAAGTGAGTATATTATATCCTTCGTAAGAAGAATATTCTGGTCTATGGGATATTATTGCGTCATGGATGGCGATGATATGTATATATCCAAGACCCATAACAGACTTAGGATATCCGATATAGATTATTACGGGAAGTATAAGGCTACTTGTATTGAGGTAGATAATAAATCTCATCAGTTTCTTACTACCAATTTTGTCGTATCCCATAATACGACCATCATGTCATCACTTCTCCAGATGAACGCTACCATGACGATCGGGCTTAGCCATTCCGTGGTAGGTTTCAGCGATAGCGATTTATCTAATATAGGTGAGTATTGTGAGTATGGTCTTGATCATGTTCATCCTTTTTTCAGGATCAACAGGACCAAGACCGACTGGAGTTCGGGCGTTACATTAGGCAAGAGGATGTCCAATGGCGTACGTGATATCCATGCCATTATCTCTATAGCCAACATCAACATGGGTAGGAAGACCTCCACGCAGAAGACGGCTGGTTTGACACCGGCTACGGCTATTTTCGACGAGGTTGGTAAGGGACCTATCAAGAAGCCGTACACTGCCGCTATGCCTTCCTACGATACTCCTTACGGCTGGCGTCTTAGCCCTATCTTGGCTGGTACTGGTGGTGAGGTAGAATTATCCAAGGACGCTCAAGAAATGTTTTCTGATCCTGAGACCTACAATCTTCTGGTTATGGACTGGGATATTTTAAATCGTAGAGCCATGAAAGGGAAAACATGGAAAGAACGGAAATGGGCGATGTTCGTTCCCGGTCAGATGGCTAACTCCGGTGTTAAGAGAACTATAGGATTGGGCGATTATCTTGGTAAGCCTGATGACAAGAAGCTTAATAAGATCAAGATCGACGCTACTGATTTCGATGCTAGTACCAATAAACTTAATGAGGAACGGAAGAAACTATCTACAAAAGATAGGGTTGCGTACACTTCTCATACTATGTTCTATCCATTTACGATCGATGACTGTTTTTTAAGCTCATCCCAGAACCTATTTCCGGTCGAGTACGCTATCAAGCATAAGAATGATCTTCTTGAGTCAGGGCAATATAGCGGCATGCTGTGTGATGTTTTTCTTGAATCGGGGAATAAACTTGGTACTACTAAATCGAATAAGCAATTGGCTGGTTTTCCGTTTAGCGGTGGTGTTATTGACGCTCCTGTCCAGATATTCGAGATGCCTCAATCCAATAGGTTTGATGACTTTATTTATGTAGCAGGATGTATGCCTCCCGGAGAAAGGGTGTTGACCCCTGATGGATATAAGAATGTAGAGGATGTTGACTATGATGATTTCTTGGTTAATAATGAAGGGGATAATGTTAGGATACGCAAGAGACTTGTCAGAAATATGGTCGAAGAGGATCTTTATTCGATAAAGATGTATAATGGCGTAAGAATAAATAGATTTACTTCTGATCATCCTATTTTTGTTTCTGATCATAAGACCGTAGGGAGAAGGGTTAGGGAAGATTTATTCAAGTTTGATTACATACCTGTCAAGGATATAAAAGAGGGACAGTGGACAAGGATTCCAAATATGTATGCCGAAGAAAGGATGGATATTCCGGGATTTAGGGATTATATGCTTTCTGATGATTTTTGGTGGTTTGTCGGGATGTGGCTAGGGAATGGATGGATTGATAAGCAGTGTCGTGTACAGATGGCTATTTGTTTTGACTATCCAGAAGAGAGGGATAGGTATTACAAGGTTATAGATAATCTTTTTGGTATTAAGCCTTCGGAGAGATGCAGGAAGGGTAATTGGGAATTAAATTTTAAGCATGTTTATCTAAGCGAGTGGCTTGTTAATAATTTTGGTAAATATTGTTATGGTAAATATATTCCTGAATTTGCTAAATACCTCCCGTTTAGCATGAAGGTTAGTTTAATTCATGGATATCTGGATACGGATGGATCTATCCATAATGATTTTCGCAATTATTCGGGCATGGATTTCGTAAGTGTCAGTATGGATCTTCTTGAGGGTATACAGGATATATTGTTATCTCTTGGAGTAGTTGGAGGTATATCCATAATGAAAAAAAATAGGGCTGAATATATAGATGGCAATAAGGTTAAATCTCAAAGATCATGTTATCATTTAAGGATAGGCCATAACTATACTGTGTATTTCAGGAAGTTGGTTGAGACATTAACTCCTGATTATATATCTAAATTGTCTAAAGTATGTATGGATACCAGCACAAGAAAAAGTCCTTCCACAGGTATATTTATTAGTAATGATAATAAGTATATATATGTCAGGATATCATCTATAACTAAAGAAAAGTATACCGGTCCTGTGTATAATTTTGAATGTGATACGAATAATTATTTATTAAGGAATATATCTGTTCACAATTGCGACCCCTACAAACAGGCTAAGTCGGATACGCCCTCATTAGGTGCTTTTTATGTATTCAAGAGACGTGTTGGTATTCGAGATCCTTATGCCTATAGAATAGTTGCCTCTTATGTATCTCGTCCATCATCCATAGATCAGTTTTGCCGTACGTGCGAGGTGCTTCAGAAAGGATATGGTGCTATATGTCTTATGGAGAACGCTGACCAGATGTATGAGCAGTATCTTAATCGGAAGAGCGGTATGCCGGCATCTTTCTTCTTATTCGCTGGTGAGGCTATAGCCAATAAGTATGTGAAGGCCGGCTCCCGGCAGAACAGCAAGCTGGGGCTATACCCGACCCCCGGCAACCAGAACCTGCTCTTCTCCTGCGTGGTGGATTATTGCTGGCAGGATTTCGTTGTCGGTTATGATGATCAGACTGGTCTTGATATAACTGTCAAGGGTATTGAGCTGATCGATGATATAGCCCTATTGGATGAGATAATACAGTATAAGCCCGGATTGAACGTCGATAGGATAATAGCCTTCGGGCATGCGTTGGTTCTCGCCAGATATTTTGACGATAACAATTACATGCCTAAATCGAAGATCGAGGAGATGAATAATGCCCGCAAGGAAGACGCTTATAAACACCATGAGGTATATGCCTCTGCCTTTGGATCGGTATCTATAGGAGCTTTTAGGTAAATGAATGTCAATTAAACGCCTATCTTTGTTGTAAATAAAATTGAATAATCATGGAAGTGTTTAATAGAGATCATTCGTTTCCAGCAAAAGGAGCGTTATTAGGATTACCTCCTCAGGCTATTTCCACGAAGAAAAAGAACAGGAAATGGAAGGAGGATTGTATGGACGCTCTTGAGACGATAGGGTTGAAACAGTATGATCGCAACCAGATGTACCGTGACTATTATCTGATGGCGGATGGTAAGTTATCTTTTATGGAGATGGCGGATGTCATCCCTCAGCTAAGGAACGTGCAGAAGCTAAGGAGTGATATAAGAATCCCTTCTTTCTTGAAGCATTATGATATCATAGGTGGTATCGTAAACGCTTTTGAGGGATGGCTTACAAACCTACAGGATAAGTATACTGTTAACGAGGTAGGGGATATGGCTATAAGTGAGTATGAGGATACGATGTCAAACTTACTTCATCGTCATATACAAGAACAGTGGGATATTATCGTTAATCAGCGTCTTGTGGAGGCAGGACTTGATCCGACGTATAATGAGTTCAACTCCGAGGAGGAACGTCAGGCTTATGTTCAGCAAATACAACAGGCCAAGGCGTCTATGACCCCTGATGATATCCAGAGGTTCATGAGTACAAGATGGAAGACGCAGGCGGCGGTATGGGGGGATCATACGATCGAGGCTGACCGTAGCCGGTTTTATATGGATGAGCTTGACAGGGAGAATTTCCGGGATCGTCTTCTTAGCGGAAAGATGTTCCGGAATCATTTCGTTGGCTTCGACTACTATCGTCCGGAGGTATGGAGTCCGATGGAGGTATTCCATCCTGACGTGAAATACCCGCAATACGGATCTTATGTGGGCCGTATTCATTATTACGAGGGTGTTGAGCTGATATCAAGATACGGCCATAAGATGACAGCCAAGGACAAGCGTCGGATTATGGGAGGTGACGATGATTATGAGGGATGGGTATCTAATGACGGTGCTAGGTATGACTGGAAGAAAAAGAAACCGTCTATTACCAGTATGTACGAGAATGAGGTTGTCCCATGGAAGGGATACCATGACTATGAATCTATAGTCGCCGCTGAGGATTACTACGGCGTTCCGATGGGTGAGTACCACACCTTCGGGCCGGACGGGGAGGAGCACACCCAGCCCCGCTTCTTGCCCCGCTTCCATCCCTTTGGATATTTCAACTCCGGAATGGCCGATGGCAAGAGATATGAGATAGACTCTCGCCTTTTTAGGGTTATGGAGGGATATTGGGTATCCATGAAACCGATATTCTTAATAACTTACATGACGGAGACCGGAATGGTGGATCAGGAGCTTGTGACAGATGAGCTTCTCCCGGAGTTCTTGGAGAAGAATGGTATCAAGAAAGTGAAGAGGGTTATGGCCGAAGCCGTTGGTGATCCTGAGGTGAACACCTATATCTTGGAGTATGTACCTGAGGTTAGGTTTGGCGTTAAGATCACCGGAGGTAATTTAATGGATAAGCCTATATATATCGGTGGGGATCCAATACCTCATCAGATACATGGTGACAGCAGTCTGTATGATTATGTCATTCCGGTTTCGGGATTTATAGGGGCTAGTCTCGCTGATCGCATACAGCCGTTTCAGATGATGTATAACCTTGCTATGAATCAGCTATACAATAACGCCGAGAAGGAGATCGGTAAGTTCTTCTTAGGCGACCTTGGATTCTTGCCTACTGAATATAAGGATATGATGGACAAGAAGGGTGCTTTAGCTACTTTCATGCAGATCGTGAAGTCCGTCTCGTTTATGGGCGTAGGTGGCAATGATACGAATAATCCTTACCAGAATCCGCAGATGAGTAGCATATATAATCAGTTTGGTGTATATGATCTTACTAATACGGATCAGATAAGATCCCGTATGGAAATGGCGTCTTACGCCTATATGATGGCTTATAGGATGATAGGAATATCCGAGCAGGCAATGGGTCAGTCAACTAGATACGAGAGTTCTACGGGCGTAAAACAGGGGGTTAACGCTACTATGCTACAGACCCAGACTTACTTTAATGATTTCGATGACTTCAAGAAACGGACATTGGATATTCATCTAGCCGTGGCTCAAGTATGTCAGAAGGAAGGATACGATTGGACCGTGATGTACAGAAACAGCGATCTTTCCTTGGCTTACATCAGTCTTACGGATAATAGCTTGTCGTTACGTCATCTTAATGTTATGGCTGTCTCTAACTCCAAGAAACGTCTGGAGTTGGAGAATTTGAAACAATATATATTACAGACAAATACGTTAGGTAATGACTTACTTGATATCACTAGGATGATGAGCGCCAACTCAACGGCTGAGATGAATCAGATCGGAAGGGACGCTAGATCTTACGCCGATCGTGTAAGGCAGGAAGAATACCAGAATCAACAGCGACTTGTCCAGCAGCAAGCTGAGGCCGATCAACAGGCTCGTAATGATGAGCATGAGAAGGATAAGGAGCTGGCTTATATCAAGGGCAACTTCGACTTAAGGGGTAAGAGCATAATGGCCGCCGGTCAAGCGGCTAGGACCGAGAACAACTCTGAAGGCATGGATTATGTCGAGGCTATGGCTGATAGGGCTTTAAAGGAAAGGGATCTTGATATCAAGGAAGAGGAGATGAGAACCAGACAGGCTAACGCCGAGGCTGAGCGAAGATCTCGTGAGGAGATAGAGAAAAAGAAGTTGGAATTAAAAGAAAAGGAGATAGACGCTAGAAACAAACGTTCTGATACAGATAGGTTTACGTCGATAATAAACAAGAATTGATTACAAGTTTTGTAAATATTTTTACAAAATCTGTAATCATTTTGGCGTAAAATTCTGTCATATACTATAATTGGTTTGATTTAATTGGTAATTGGATTAATAATACTTTTGTAAAAAGCAAAAAAGGAAATTGTATGAATGACATGGGTGATTTCGCTAAAGGTTTTAAGACCATGAGTGTCGAGGAACTTTTTTACCGTGGTGACGGTGATGGCGATAAGAATAATATCGAGGGTAAATATGATAAGGATGGTAATCCTATAGGTGATTCCAAGGAAGAGCCTGCCGACGGCGGAGCGGCTGACGGTGGCGGGGATAAGGGCGGCGATGCTACCACCCCAAACCCTGATTCCCTTGGCGAAGGAGGTACTGATAATAATGTAGTATCAGTATTTAACGGAAAATCTTTTTTGGAGAAGATGGCCGCTAGAGGTATTATCGATAGTATTGACAACCTTGATATTATGGTAGATGATAAACCGGTCGATCTTTCTACTATCACTAAAGAGGATGATTTACTCGATATAGTGGAGGGATTGATCAAGGATAAGGCTGATGAGTTGTTGAAGGATAAGGTTGATACCGGTTCTATGTCTGATTTCATGAAGAAGATGATAGAGGTGGATAAGGCCGGTGGTAACGTTGGCCAACTATTAAGCCAATATCAGAGTATTCAGGCTCCGTTGGATAACCTTGATATGAGTAATAAAAATGATCAGCTTGCGGTTATCCAGCATTATTATAAGATGCTGGGTATGCCGGAAGACGAGATAAAGGATAATATGGAAATGATGATTGGTAAAGGCGATGAGTTTATCGAGTCCAAGGCCAATAAGTTCCATGATATCCTGAAAAAGGAGATGGATAACCTTATCGAGGAGGAGAAGAAAAAATCCGAGAAAAGGAAACAGGAGTTGATTGAGCAGATGAAGATTTATAAGAAAGGTCTTAAGACATCTATAAGCTCAGGGTTCCAGTTGACCGACACGATGATAGGTAAGGCTGTCGATTTCGTTACCAAGCCGATAGACAATCAAGGCCATACGGCTATAGATAAAGCTTATTCGGAGGCTATCAAGAATCCGGACATGGCCGCTGATCTGGCTTTGTTCTTGATGAATAAGGACGAGTTCCTTAAACAGAAGACTAACAAGGTTAAGATGGAGGTCAATAAGAAGACCATCACTCTTCTTTCTGGCAATAAGGGAGGAAAGCAAAATAAGAATAATATCGATAATGATACTATAGAAGCTAACTTCCTTGATCTAAGTGGATCAAAGAGTGTATAACATTAAAAATAAATAGAAATGAATCCATTTTTGACAAAAAGTTTTCCGGCTACCGTGAATGGCGATAACGTTATTGCCTTTACCGATGCCAAGAACTATAAGACTTCGCTTGTAGAGCATAACTTAGGCTCATTGGCGAGCTGGTATTATGAGGATCCTGACAAGAATCATCTGGGTCTTTTGAATCTGTTCTCTAATATCGCTAATTATCCTGTACCGATGTATATGGGTATGATTAATAACGGCGCTACGATCTCCGTTAACGGTATTGGAGCTTCTTTCCGTTATGATCTTCCTGTTACAAAGACATTCGCTGTCGTTACAGCAGAGGATACTTCAGGTCATCACCTGAAACCTGGTATTGATGGTAGCTTGTTTGATATCGTTTTGAACACATCTGAGTTTACGGCTTATGATGTTATTACCTACGATGCCGCTAACGGCTGTAATATCCTTATCTCAGGTGAGATTCCGTCTAAGACAGAAGGCGACTTGACACGTTATTGGTGTCGTGTTATCGGTGGTAAGGCTAAATACTTCCCTAAAGAGAAATTACGTCCTGGTATCCGTTATTGGAAGATCGGTCATGCTCTTGGTGAGTACAGTACTCAGTTCTCTAAGGTATCTGGAGCTGACAAAGCCGGTTCCATGACCTGTGAGTTCCGTTTAGGAAACCACCGTGGTGTTGAGGGAGAGACGACTATGTATGCTGGTATGAAGTCCATGCAGGCCGCCCAGAACAGCACTTCAGAGTTTGTGGAGACCGCCCTTCGTCGTATGAATGCCATGAGAAGTGAGTATGAGGGTAATATTCCTGATCTGGCTATTATCGGTAAGACTGTTAATGGTAGACTTGATTTGCGTACGGCTAAGGTAGCCTCTACGTTGGAGGTGTTCTGTATGGCTGAGTTGGTTAAGTTGGAGGCAAGACAGTTGATGTGGCAAGAAGGTGGTATTATCATGGATCAAAATGGTCCTATCCATTTGAATGAAGGTATCTATCGTCAGCTTCGCCGTGGTTACACTATCTACTATAGCCGCCCGATGGGTATTACTAAGGACACGCTTATGGCTGCCGCAGCTTATATTTTCCGTGGCCGTCAGGATCTTCCTATTACGGAACGTAAGATTAAGTTCAAGGTAGGAGCTATGGCTATGATTAACTTAGAGAAGTTGATTAGGGAATCGTTCTTCACTACCTTGCAGAACTTAAGCTGGGGTATGGGAAGCGATAGGATGTTGCCTTCTAATCCTATTTCCGGTACTAACGACGCCATGATCTTAGGTCCTGTTCAGGTTAAGGGAGCTTTCATCCCGGGCATCGGTAATGTTGAGTTCGAGCATGATCCTTCTTTGGATTACGCCGACATGACAGATCGTAGTGAGTTAGTGAATGGTATGTATCCTAGATCCTCTTATTCTTGTATTATTGAGAATATCACTGACGCTGGATCAACTAACGCGTATTCCGCTATTCCTAATACGGCTAACGCTAAGTTAGGTAATATGAATAACAACGTATTCTATATCAAGCCAGAAGGCGTAAGCATGTGGTGGGGTTATGAATACGGTCGTTGGGCGCACAAAGCCAACGGTAATGAGATCGTATCATCCTTGCCGGGCATGAAAGAGCAATTCTGGTGCCACTCAGCTTCAGCGGCTTGGGTTATGGATAATAGCAAGTTCTTGATTATCGAGCTTCAACCGAACTACTTCGGCTAAGTTTTTTCATATGTAATTTGGTTTTTAGAGGGGAGGATATTCCTCTCCTCTTTTTTTAAGTAACGCAAAAAGGAAAATGAAAGAAATTTTAAAATCAAGGAAGGTATTGGCCGAGGTAAACGGTTTCAATATCATGTCAGATACCTTATATGAGGTTGTAGGTAAACACGATGGAAGCGCTCCTCAGGCGTTTCAGGACGCTAATATAGCTAAAGCTCCGTTCCCGGAGAACGCCACTCACGTATGTTGCCCTTGGGATGATTTCTCCAAGGCCTATAACACCGGTTTTTATCCAAGATCAAGATGCTATAATGGTCTTGACAAGAATGAGATCGATAAGCTCGTCAAACAGCGGGTAGATAATATCATGAAGCCTTTCGAGGAAATGTCGCAGATGGATCTATCTCAAACCAATTTAGAATTTTGGGATGACGCTAAGGATAAGATCTTCATGGGTAAGGTTTATAATACGGCTAATACCGTAGATCTATTTTATTTATATCTGGCTGTATTTTCCGGCATGTTGACTCCTCAGGAAATGGATGGCGATCCTGTCTTCATGAACTCCATGTTCTGTTTCGTGGAGAAAGACAATATGAAGGATTTCGTTCAGCAGCGTGAGATCAATAAGATGAACATCAGCTATAAGTTTATCAGCGCCCTTAAGAAAGGCGGCGACGATCGTCAGGCTGTCATCGATCTTCTTCTTTACATCGGTATCGTAACTCGCCCGGATTTCACGGAGGATGAGTATTATACAGGATCTCTATCAAACTGGATGAATGAGAAGAAGACCAATGTCGATTATCTGCTTGATATCTGGGATCGGTCATTGGAAGGTGATTTCAAGGAAGTTCTTGAGTTTTACCGTATCGTAAACGTCCTTCAACGAAATGGTCGTATCAATATGACTCCATCCGGATTACAATATAATGGCCAGATCATAGGACCTGACGTTCGGACATCCGCTGAGTTCTTGGCTACCAAGAAAGACTTTATTAACATAAAGGCTAATGTATTGGATGAGTATGAGGAGATCATATCTATGTCTAATATCGATGATAAGTCCAAGACCAAGAAGGTTAAGGATATTAAGAAGAAGGATGACGTAGAGGAAGGTGATAAGGTTAAGGAGGAATAATTATGACGATCCAAGAAGCGTATCTAAGGTCTTTGCAGAAGAACGAGCAGAATCTGGCCAATGGCGGGATTAAGCTGGATCCGGGAAGGTTCGTGCTGTTGTTCAACGAGGCCCAAGACCGGTTGGTTAAGTACTATCTAAATAGGAAGGATGACGAGACTATACGCTCCATCCAAAGCCTTCTTGTTTATTGGATGTCGTTGGATAATGCGGGTAGGATAGATGACCCTGAGTCTACGTCCTTTAACTTACCTGACGACTATCTATGGTTCTCTAACATAAAAGGAGTTTTCTCGTACAAAGGGTGTGAGGCCACTGATTTCGTTATGTGGGAGGCTAAGAACGAGAATATCCATGAGCTTCTTGGAGACGAGAATAACCGTCCTTCTTACGACTACCGTGAGACATTCTACTCCATAGGGGACGGGAAGGTCGTGGTCTACGAGTCAGGCTTCCGTACCGAGGAGGTTAAGATGACGTATTACCGCCGTCCTGTCAGGGTGGACCTGTCGGGGTATATCAACGCCGCCGGTATCCAGTCGACGGACATCGACCCTGAGCTGCCCGATTATCTTGTGGAGGAGATTCTGGATATGGTCGCCAAGCAATTCAACCTTAACGAGAATGAATTGAATAGATATCGTATGGATAAGGATAATGTGGCTTCTTTTAAATAAACACCGTTAGTTTGATATAAAGACCTGTCTAGAAATAGGCGGGTCTTTTTTTTATTTCATGGCATGTGTGTTTTTTGCTTTTTTATTTCTATATTTGCATAATATTTAATTGTGTAAAATATTATGATATGATTTCAAGTAGTAAAATTTTATTCGGTGTACCTATTAGATGTGATGAGGAAACATCATTTATGTCTTTGACTGACTTGCAAGAGGCTTATTTAAGAAAGAGGATCGTAGAAGGATGGAGTGATAAGAGGATAGAGGGAATTTTATCCAATAGGAATAGCTCTGAGCGTATATATTATGTTATAAAAGACAAATATATAAGAGGTATATCTTTATCAAGTTTTATTAATGACGTAAACAACACATCTCTTGTCAAGACATTAAAATCGCTTGGGGTGTATAAATCTACCGGTAGAGGATCGAATAGGTTGGTTATGTGTGCTAAAGAGATATGGATGATGGTCGCCATGGAATTACATCCATCTATATATAATGAATGTATAAAAATGTTTGGAAGATCAGATATAAGCAATGACGCTATTATATATATAAGGGGAGGAAACGAGTATAGTGATATGTATAGATATCTGTCTTCATTTTTTAGTTCTGATGATATTGAGAGAATAATTTTTGCTATAAATAAGACTGTTACCGGTGAATGTGATAAGTTTTTATACACCAAGCAAGAATCGGAAAGGATTGTTTGTATTCAAAAAGATATATGCAAGTTTATAAAAATGGGTATATTCGAATCTGTCGATGATATAATTGATATATTGGTAAATGATGTAGATGATGATCATGATTGTAATATATTCACCTATTTGGCTGTCGATGGTTTAAGTAAGGATATTAAAATAGGTAAGACGTTTAATGTAAAGAAGAGAGAGAGAGATTTAAGATGCGCTAATCCAAGGTTAAGTATCATAGCTTGTGTAAAAGGTGATATAGAGAGATGTTTGCATGATAAGTTTTCCAACAAGAGGATTTCAGGAGAGTGGTTTTCATTGTCATCTAATGATGTTGATAATATTATAAATGAATATGGATTTGTTTTAATAGAGTAGCTTTACAAAAAATGTAATCCGTATTAATATTTATATATTCATGGCTGTACTTTATTGTCGTGATCGTCTTTATTATTATGTTTGCGTTAGGTAAATGATTTTTAAACTAAAATATTGATAATATGTTGCACAGACCGCAAGACCGGGTACTTTTCGTATCCCCACACGCTAAGATGGTGGATGTTGATTCCATCTTATTGAAGGAAGGACAGATCGGTATTTACGATACTAAAGATACTTCCGAGAACGGTTGTAAGGCCGTGATTGATTTTACCGGTAAGCCTCGTAACGACAAGCGTTATGAGATCCGTATCGGTCGTAATGAACAAGCGGCTTCCCGTTCTATATATGACAAGGATTTTTCCACGCCATTGTTCTCGTTGAATGAGATCACCGAGATTTACGCTTCTTGGCCGAAGAAGGATCACGCTTATGTCGATGACGTTATCTTGGGATACAATGGTGTCTCTGACGACACGGCTTTCTCCGTTTCCAAGGGCGACCGTATCGTTATCCGCTTGATTCTCGCCGGCAGGGCTTTCGAGCTTCTTGGCTACGAGGAAGGTCGTGTTGAGATCAATGACGCTATCCTTTTGGATGATTGCGACAATACCCCTAATCAATGCGAGGAATGTGATCCTTGCGAGGAGGTTGATTTGTTACCCGCCGTATTGAAGTGTATCGAGCGGATGAAGAACCAACCTATCGCAGGTGGTGGCAAGTTATCTGATTATATCGATATTACTCCTGTTACAAGATGCACCAACGAGGCTACCGAACCTGATACGGAAGATGTCAACTTCTATTGTATGGAGGTATGTGATACTGGTGATGATCTGGCCTTGGCTGAGGTTCGCGCCCAATATCCGGGGTTGAAGATCGTTCGTGAGAGCATCAACGGCAGCATGTCACGTTATAAGGTTATGAAGAAAGGGGCTAAACCTGCTGACTATACTCAACGTCTTATCTCTATCATGAAAGGATGCGAGGAATGCCCGCCTAGTTATACTGAGGTTAAGGGTGGATACCTGTATTCCGTTTCGTTGGAGGATGATGGTGTTGATATGTCTACTACGGTAGAATCTTTACCTAACGTGGTAGCTGATACGGTTAATAAGATGAGCCAGATCAAGGGATCGGGTTTGTATATTGCGGCCACTTCTAAGAAATTGACGAGTGATGAGATTTCTGCTTTTGTGGAAGCTAATCCTACGGCTATCATCTATTACGTTGCTAAGACATCTGATATGTGTGAGAATCCTACGGTTCGTACCGCTTCTTGGTCAGCTTGTGGTTCTTGCAAGGTATCTACAGAAAAGTATTATATCACTATACCGGATGACGAGTGCGGAAACAGTGCTTTGGAGGAAATTCAACAGGCTTTCCCGGAACTGGAGATCACTGATTACGGCACTCCTGCGGCTTGCCAGCATAGCTTCCAGACAGAGGTATATACCAATATGTTGTGCGATGAGTGCGACAAGGTATTTGAGGGATTCTTCACCAGCGAGGCTCCGGCGTCTTACCGTAACCGGATGTGGAAGAAATTGGAATCAGCACAAGAGCTTGGTAGTAACTGCAAGTGCGGTATCCGTTTCCGTGGCAAGGAAATGTTATTATCTCCGTCAGAGTGCTTGATGGATCAAATGACTTATATCGAGGATAGCGTTGAGATCGTTGGCGCTAGCGGCGGTTATCCCGATTCTTTGGATGAGGGATCTCCTATCTGGTGGGATCAGCTTCATTTCGAGAGACTGTCCAGCAAAGCCCCGCGTACTCACGTAGGAGGCAATATGATGGATGATGAGCTTAAGGGGTACGCTCACTTCAATGGATTCCCGAAACATCAGGATTTCATGGGGCGGACGTTCATGAACGAATATAGCCGTGTAGAGCAAACGGCTCAGTACGTTGACTTCCAGATTACGCTCAATCCTCATAGATACGCTCAGGGATTCGGAAAGGTTATCGCCGATGATCCGGTTAACCTGATCTTACGTGTACGCTATGGCGCTCATGAGGGTGTTCAGGAGATGATCAATATGATCGGTGCTGCCGCTGGTCTTGGTCCGGCCATCGTAACCGAGCCGAAATAAAGAACCTTTTTTGCGTTCATATATTTCCTAAAGGGGAGAGATTCAATTCTCTCCCCTTTTTTAATCTATAATAAATGGTTGTGATGGAGGAGTGAAGTTTGTCGTGTATCTAGGTATGTTTGATATTCTCATCTCGTCTATAATACCGCCTGTCATATTATCGCTAGACCCTGTTCTTCCTCCTATACATATATCGTAGTCTTGTTTTGATATGTTTTTTTTCTTGTTAAATTTATTTATACCATTAATATATAATCCACATGATTTGTTATTAGATGATAATGCTATGTGATTCCATCCTATCTCTAAGACAGAAGAGCTTACGCTTTCATAATTGTCGAAATTTCCATATATGATATTATCATACCCTATATAGAAGGCAAATCCTGTAGGGCTTCCTGCTATATCAGATGTTATAAATCCTTGTTTTGAACTTTTATTCGTACAATAATACCATAGTTCTATGGTATAGTTCCCTTCGGATATAATATCCCAGAACCATTGTGATTGGTCGAATATTATAGGGGCGCTGTCGAATTTAGCGGCTTGATCAAATTTTCCTGAGACATATGATCCCCCCCCCCATGTGACAGGACCTACGTTCTTTCCGATATATTTGAAATCATTGTTAAAATGAAATAACAATATCGTGTTGTTGGCTTTTTTGTTAAAGAACATTCTTCTTCTCATACATCTTATGTTTTTAATTACGTTCAAAAATAATTATATATATCTTTGAGGTGAATAATTAAACGATATAATATGTCCGCTATTAATGAGTATTTAAAGAGACTGGCTTCTATATTCGGAAGCATGGGTTTCTCCGTTCCGCCAGACGACTTCTCAGGGGTTGTAATAGACGGAAAGACGTATCCGGTCATGATGAGGAATGACGGGTGTTACGTGTACTTCGATGATAAAGGAGTAAAGAGACTTGTAAGCGATGTCCCTAGAAAGGACTATCAGTTCATTAACATTAAGGACGCCCGTGTGTCGATCGTCAACCAATGCTATCGCACGCCGGGTGGTCAGGTAGAGGCTCGTATCCATACCTATATGAATAATAAGGGAGAGATACTGGCCGAGAAGATATTTATCATCAACTCATCTGATATCGATATTCCTATCGGCAGTGAGTTTGATAAGATTCCTGATGGGTGGGTGGCTATAGATTGCAGTATAGCCGAAATGACCGATCGGGAGTTGATATTCGTAAGTAAATGTTATGCCACGGAAGGAGGTAAGGTCCAGATCGAGGGCGTAGAGTCAGTTGACCCCCGTCTGAACCCGGAGGTATCCCATTATGAGGTGGTGAATACGACTGACGATAGCAATCCTATCGGTACGGAGTATGACGCTATCCCCGACACATGGAATCGTATAGTATGTGATTTCCCGGACATGACTCAAAGGGAGATAATACCGGTTCTTAAATGCTTTGATACCGGAACCGGAAGGGTACAGATAGAGGGATATAAGATATTTGATTATGAGATGGGTACCAGAAAGGAATGGTATCGCATCAAGCAAAGTACCGATCCTGAGAACCCGGTAGGTAAGTTCATTACCAGTATAAGTGATGACTGGGTTGAGGTTGTTTGTGACTTCACGGATATGGAGGACCGGGATATTGAGGTAACTGTAGAATGTTATAAGACACCGGCCGGTAAGGTGAAGCTGGAGGTTCTCACGTCATGGGACGGGAATATAGGGGTTAGGGATAAGAGTTATAAAGTCCTGGAGACTACCGATCCGTCACAGCCTGAGGGCGCCAGCTTCATTTCCTTGCCAGATACGTGGGTAAGGACTGTCTGCGATTTCGACGATATGGAAGAGCGTGATATTAGGTCTTACGTTGAATGCTACGATGGAGGTAACGGTCATGTCAAGCTTCGTAGACTGGTTTCCTATGACTCCAAGATAAAGGCCAGATACATCCGTTTCGAGGTCCTTGAGTCGGATGACGCCAGCTTCGTCCCGGGGGCCGGCCTAGCTACCCTCCCCGAGGGTTTCTCTTTGGTTCCATGTGATTTCACGGACATGGAGGATAGAAACGTTCAAGTATATCGTGAGTGTTATCTCTTCAAAGGACAGCGTATCGAGGTGGATAAGGTTGTCTCTTATGACGGTGATCTAGGTGATAGGAAAGCCAAGTATATTGTACGTGAGAGCGAGGACGGCACTATCTTAATAGATCAGGAATATGATGAGATCCCTTTTGGATGGAAGAGATCTCCTTGCGAGCTTGAGAACCTTCGTGACAGGCATGTATCTTACTATGATCAGTGTTATGTTACGGAGAACGATAAACGGGTTAAGATCCATAATATCATTATATATAACTCTTTAGGATATGAGTATTATCATTTCTACGAGGTTACGCAGTCAGAAGACGATAAATATGAGGTAGGTGATATTAACTCCTCTATGATTGATAAATGGAGTAGGGTTGAGTGTGAGATGCCTGATATGGAGAACCGGGTCTTGGATACGGTAGAGACATGCTACGATACCGGTAAAGGTACGGTCAAGATCAGGCGTCAGGAAATTATTGACTATAAGCTTAATGTCCGAGAATTTGATTATAAGATCGTGGAGTCAACCGATCCTGATCATCCTACAAACACCACCCCTACCCAAGATACGGTTAGTGGTTGGACGGTAATAAGTTGTGACCTTAATATCATGGAGGTAGATGACTGCTATGAGGTTGGTGGTCATAAGATCCATTTAAAGGGATTCAGGACGGTCAATCCGGCGTTACAGGACATTAAGTCCATATTGTATGTCGTGTATTCCGATCACCCTGATTATCATGCTGGAGATGAGCTTAACTCTATTCCAGAGGGGGCTAAGGTCACGATCTGTGATTATGCGGATAAAAGCCAAAGACATATGGTCCCGGTGCGCGAGTGCTATGAGGTAGCCGATGGCCGGTTCTATGTGGAGGGAAGTCGGTTGATGGATAATAATATGGTCGTTGAGCGGATGTCGGTGATGGTGCTGGAGTCATCCTCCCCGACCTACCCGGTAGGTACGACACTGACCTCCATTCCTGATGGCGCTACTATCGTGGCTTGTTTATGTCAAACCTGTTAATTCTCTAGCTATGGTAAAAGTATGTAATGATTATTTTATGATTGACGCTTTAGCCGGAGGTCAGGTCATAAGAAAGAGAAAATATCGTCGTGAGAATACGATGATCGGATATAAGTGGTATGATTATAATGGGGTTGAGGTTATCGACCCCATTGAGATATCACGTCTTGATGGTCTGGCCACGAAACATCAGCGTGTGGATGAGGCTTATGATGACCATGCTATTTTTATGTCGTCAACCAACTACGTTAACAGCGTTTCCGGTATACCTATGGACAAGCATATGGTTGTCGTTGAATGGAGACCGGATAGCGAGCAAGGTTTTGTCACCATGGCTCATGACGAGGGTCTTGACGGGGATAGCTATTATATAGTTATTATCAACACCGGAGATAAGCAGGCTACGATCTACACCCCCATAGATCCCGAGGATCCAAAGGACGGTACCTCTAGGGCGGATGATGGTGATAATATCTCCGTGGGAGGATCTTATGTCTCCATATCCCCCAAGCAGGTAGAGCGGATAAGGGTTACTTTTCGTGATGGTAAATGGTATTATGAGTTAGTCACAAAGACATATCCCAGCAATACCGGAGGCATTAAGATCGGGGATGTCGATTATGTCACTTTCAGGTATTTATGGGAGTCAAGTTCCGGAAGGGACTTGGATACGATGACGGAAGCCCTTAATTCTAATGTTCCCACCATAGATAATCTTGCTGTAGGTTGGTCTGGCCCCGGAAATGGAGATAGCTCTGTTAGAGAAGTTCTTAAATGGGGTGGTGATAATACCGGTTCCGGTAAGGAATGTGTTTGGATGTCGGTTAAGGATTTAAGGGCTAAGTATTATGATATCCTACCTGAAGAGACGTATTTCATGGCCTACGCTACATGGTTTGGGTCTAAAGGTACGGGTAAATGCTCTTTTGAGCTTGTCGGATACAAGGGAGGTACGATGAGCCAAGATGGATATAATTTTATAAATACCGGTGGATCTGTAGTATATCAGAATACATATGATTTTGTATGTAATACCCATAAAGGAGCTGGGTCGTATAAGACATCTTACGAGAAAGTAGCCCGTATTACTTATAATAAGCTCACCAATGAGGTCTATATGTCTATAGGCGATGCTATAGATCAGGAGGATAATTATGATAAGCTGGAGCGGGAGATCAATAATATAAAGGAAAGACTTAGCGATGTCGAGAGCGAGTTGGCTGTCGTAAGACGTATAGCTGAGGGCAAGAACACGGCGTATATCTTTGATACGGTCGATGCCATGAATGAGTGGCTGTCGGCCCCGGATAACACGGCTAAGCTCCGTGTGGGGGATAGTTTCTGGATCAGGGAACAGGACGTGCCTGATTATTGGTGGGATGGGAATAAAGCTTTAGAACAGGAAGGTCCGAAGGTTGATCTATCTCCTTATTATACTAAAGATGAGATTAATGATATCGTTGATGATATCAATCAGAAGATAGAGGATAAGAGTACGTCGATCATCTTTGACACCTATATCCAGATGAAGTCTTTTGTGGATGATCCTACCAATGCTGATAAGCTTAAGGAAGGTACTATCTTGTTGATACGAGAGAAAAATGTACCTGATTATTATTACGATGGAGCTGGGATAGTTAAGATGGAAGCCGACGTAGAGCAATGCCTTTATGTTACTTTGGCTAATAAGCCTACGGAAAGCACTATAAGTTATACCCAAGATCGGGAGGTGACTAATTTCGCTCCGGGTGCTATAGCTAGATGGGTTGACGCTGACGGCAATGACGTGTTTTATAAGCTTGTGGAGATAGTCGGCGGTAAGGCTAAGTGGATTACGTTGATTGATACAAGATATGGTAATGTCACGTTGCAAAGCACTTATGACAAGAATTATGAGATCGTGAATATCGTATCTGGATCACGTTTACAAGCTATAAATAGCGATAAGGATGAGATTAAGTTCGTTAATAGCGCTACCGGTAATGTTACTGTCGTGTTTAACGCCACGGTATCAGGAGGAGCCAAGAAACTTACGAGCCTGTTGGCCGTGAACGAGGTGGTCCTTACGCCTGGGGCGGCGGCGTCCTTTACCCGTACCGGCGAGACCTTCACCCTCTCCGATCTTTTTGGCGTTACGATCTTTCCGGATCTGGCTGATTCCAACCGTGAGGGAGAATGGGTGATGAGCGTAGGCGTAACCGGAAAACCGATCCTTATGGAGGTAAAGGAGATGAGGAAGTGGGATGAGAGTATTGTCAGGGAACTTACTATTGATGAGCTTAACGAGAAGTTCCCTAACGTGGATATTGGATTCGCTGTCGTATGCAAGACCATCAACAAGGTATATGAGATGGTTAACGGGTATAAGGAATGGGTGTCTTATGATATAACCTCAATAAATTAATGGTATGGCTTTTTTAGCAGGATACGACACGGTAGCGTCCTATGTCACGTTTATAGTAAATGAGGACAGGTTCCCTTGTTATGATGGTAAGGGCGCTGATTATATACCCGATCCGATAATATCAGCGGATGCTTTTAATCGCAATCTTAGGTTCTCGACATCTAAACCGGGATTCGTGGACGTTGATTGGGGGGACGGGACAAAGGATCAATATCCTTTAGTTAAGGTATCTGATGGTTTTTATAGGATTGTATTCAGGTCTCTTGACATTGAGTATAAGAAGAATCCGGATGATACCGTATGGTGGTATAAGAAAGAGGATGGCTCACAATACATACCGGTTCCCCCACATAAGTATAGCGATATCAGGCGTAGAGAGGTTACGATGAGGTTCTCTAACGTAATTGATAGGGAATTTAATATGGATGGTATTGTCCTTCATGAGTTCCCTATAGTTAATCTTCCTGATATATCTCATTTGTATACGACTAGATCCGTTTTAAAAAATGGGGATATCCCATATGACAGGATAAGCAAGAGCGTTAATCTTCGTAATATAAGTATGGGATCTTTTATTCATCCTGGCGTATGGAGTAATTGGCCGGAAGGTTTTTTAAATATGAAAAACCTGAGGTATTTCGGATGCAATAGCGTTTTTAACTTCGGGGATGATCCTGATTCTAATTGGAGAAGATTCTCGGAATGGGAGAATCTTACTGATTTTAACTTCAATTGGTGTAACATTCCTTCTTATGATCCGGCTTTTAATTCTATTCCAGCAAAAGGTATAAGCATTATAAGCGATCGGGATAATATACCTGTATTTGATGAGGTGGATAAGGTTGGAGATGATAAGGTAAGAGTTACCTTTATGGGTGGTGGTAGCTCATGGAAACAAGATCTGGTAGGAGGTAAGTTGAATAAGATTCAGGGCACGTATTGTAATTCAGGCACGGTGCCGGTAGATGATCTTCCGGATTGGTTGTATGAGGTAAGGGAATTTAGGATATGGACTTTGAATGATGGTAGATTTATAAATACGCAGGAGAGGGCTGATACATTCGTAAATACATTTTATGATAAGATAATGTCGTGGAGTTATATAACGATGTCACAGACGGCTTCTGACGGTAACAGGAATCAGTTTTATAAACTTACCTTAGATTTATATGCTGCCGTAATTCCTACCAATAAGAGACCATCTGGCGTTTATCAGGCTCCTGATGGGTTTGTCAAGGGCGTTAGTAACGGTAATCCTAAGACGCCTATGGAGAAGGTGTATGTGCTTACCAACAACTACGGGCAGACGTGGATCTTGGCGCCTGCCCCAGCTTCTAAGGCTGCCCTTACGAGGGCACGGCGGGCGGGGAAGGCTAGGATTACCCCGTTCGTTCTTGGCGTAAAGGACGGCCATGTATCCGTGTTCAGCGGAGACGTGTTGGATGATAATATGAGTAAGTATAATTTCGCCGATAAATACGAGGCTATAGATATCTGTAACGATCTGGGATTGGACAGCTCACCGGTTGTCGAGTATTTCAGGAGAATAGAGGAGGGAGAGATATGAAGTTGATATGTAAGGATACGAATAAAGGGTCTATAACCTTTTTTACTAAAGGCAAATATGCTTTTAGGGGCGTTGATAGGAATGATACTACTGATGACGTGCCTGATCCTATATTGAATGTTAATAATTACAATGAGAGTATACAGTTTTATTCCAAGATCCCCGGCATGTGCGAGGTCGATTGGGGTGACGGAAATAAAGAGCAATTCCCTTTCGTGAAGGATAGGAGCGAATCCATATACGGGCGATATAGGTTGATGTTCAGGAGAAGGGATATAAGTTATCGTAAGAATCCGGATAGCCATCCATGGTGGTTTTATAAGGAAGATGGGAGTGAGTATATCCCTGCGCCTAATCATGCTTACGCTGATGGGCTAGATAAAGAGCGGGTCATTACCATGACTTTTACGAATGATATTACATACGTTCAAACAGCAAGGATAATGATGGTAGGATTTCCGATATTAGACGCCCCAAGTATTATCAACTTAATCTTATCCATTACCGGCGATGGGAATATAACCGATATTCCTAAAGATAGGATACGTAGATCGGTAAATATAGAGTATATAACACTTAATGAATTAGGTGTAGGGATATTGACATCCATACCAGACGATTGGGATAGGTTGACTAAGTTAAAAGGCATTAATTTAAGTCGAACGGCTGATTTTAATGATACGGAGTCTTCTAATATAAGGAAATTCCCCTCTATGTGGCCTAATCTTGTAACATTATCTTTGGCAGGTTGCAGGGTTAGGGTATATCCAAGGGAATGGCTGTCTTTTAGCAAGCTAAAAGAATTATATATATCCCAGGGAGTGGCCATGTCATCGTTTGACCCTAATACATGCCCGGCTATGGATGAGGTGGATAAGATAAATCCTAGCTTAAGGACCTTCGATCATATAAACAGATGGTATGGGTCTGTCGTGAGCTGGCATCCGTATATGATCGGCAAGGGGCTGGAAAATATCACTAGCCTTACTGCCTCATATGGCTATAGTAATATAGATGTAAGTAATCTACCGGATTATATATATGAGATGAGATCTATGAGTAGTTTTTATATGCCTATCTCCTTGTCAACCCAAAGTCGATGTGATACGTTTATATCAACATTATATGAGAAGGTGATGGGGTTTGATTATCTCACTATGTCTTCCTCTGCTTCCGATGGCAAAAGGAATCAGTTTTATGGATTGTATCTAAGTATGTATTTGGCTGCCAATCCTGTTGATAAAAGGCCTAGTGGCGTATTACAGGCACCTTCTGGTTTTATAAAGGGTCAGTCTAATGGCTCTCCATCGACTCCTATGGAGATGGTTTATGTGCTTATGAATAATTATGGATGGAGGTTTAGTATGGCGCCAGAGGCTTCGGTGTTAAGGTCAATACGATCTTCTGATATTGACACGAGGTCATATAAGCCATATAAGCTTATCGTATTTGACGATGGGCGTACCTTTGTAGGCAATGGAGATGTTTTAGCTCATGATACGGATAAGGTATTATCGTTTGGGGGTCAACCTGAAGGGGAGTATTTATGTGATTCTATGGGATTAGACAGGAATATTATTGTAGAATATTTTAACAAGATAGGTAATGGCTAAGACATTATATAAATATGAGGCTTCATCAAATAAGTTCGTGTGGTTCACTACATGGGACAGGGCACTTAGAAATTATTATACCGATGATTATAATTATGTACCCGATCCTGTCGTTGATAATCCTTTTAATACGTTTGTTGAGTTTAGATCCATAAAACCCGGTATGGCTAATGTGGATTGGGGGGATGGAATAAAGGAACAGTTTCCTATGACCAAGGTTCAAGGGCAGGATAATTATCGTATTATATTCCGTTCTTTGGCAATACAACACAGGAAAAATCCAAATACTACGTGGTGGTTCAGGAAGGAGGATGGATCGCAATACGTACCTGTGGATAATCATGCTTACGCTGATGGGAGGAAGGACGTACAACGGGCTGTGTCGATAGATTTTACTTGTGATATTTATTATGCCAATATTCAAGTTTGTAAGATGACGGCTTTCCCGATCGTAGATATTCCAGGTCTTGAATTTTTGGTCGTATCGCATACGATGTATGCTAATGATGGCATACCGGTAGATAAATTGTCGAGATCTAATAAATTAATTTATATAGAGCTTTCAAATGTAGGACAAAGAATGACTAAAATGCCTGAGGCTATAACTAGTAAGACTGAGGTGTATTATTTAAGTATGTTTAATATGCTTGATCTTAGGGATATAGAATCTAGCGGGATAAGGAATATAAAGAATATGAAAAATCTTCAAACCCTTGAATTGTCTTCATGTTATTTGGATAGGTATATAAAGGAGTTTAATGATCTTCCTAAATTAACTTCGTTGAGAATGCATCCTGGTCCTTCTGATATGTGGAATTATTTTGATATAAACACCCTTCCTTCTTTCGAGGTAGATAAGATAAATCCTAACATTAATGATTTTTCTTTTTTAGATGACTGGGTAAGTGGAGAAAGGAGGACGGGTTGGAATGATGATAATATGTCTGGAAGGGGATTGGAGCATCTTACTAGTTTCATTGCAGCTAATAGCAATAGTCTTAGAATGGATAAGCTTCCGGATTATATTTATGAGATGAGGGCTATTACATGGTTTAACGTGAATGCATCCACTCATAGCCAAAAAAGATCAGATGATTTCGTGAACTCTTTCTACGACCTTGTTGTAGGATGGGATCAGATTACTATGACATCCGTGGCTAAGGATGGGAAGAGGAACCAGTTCTATAGTCTTTCGGTAAGCATGTATAATGCTATTTATCCAACCGAAAACCAGCGTCCTTCCGGCACGGAGCAGGCCCCCGAGGGATTCGTGAAAGGCCAGTCCAACGGATCTCCCGCTACGCCTATGGAGAAAATATATGTATTAAAAAATAATTACGCCCAGAAATGGACGATAAAACCGGAATAATATGCTTAATATTAGTATTTTAAAATATAAATGGGGGGGGGTAAAATCCTGTTTGCTTTATGATGAGAAGAAGGATGCTACCCAAGGTGAAGATAGTAGAGGTATTCGAGGAGCTATCTCCTCAGGATAATGGATATTGGGCGGTCCCTGATGGGTGTTATGAGGTTGAGTTCGCGTTGGTCGCCGGAGGTCTTAATGGAGAATCTTCCGATATATATAATGCCGGGAGTGGCGGTAACGGAGGTGATGTACTGACTAGGACTATATCCGTAAATCCAGGTGTTACATATAGGGTGGTTGTTGGAGATGTAGGTCAGGATAGTGTATTCGATACATATCAGGCTATCGCCGGTAAAGGTGGAAGAGGCGGATATGGAGTTAAAGGGGATGGCCATGATCCTTCCCCGGGAAATCCAGGGCAAGATGGATCATATGTTTTTAACAACAAATATCCTGACCGATATCCTTATCCTATGGGCGCTGGTGGTGGATCGGGGGCTTATACAAGAGGATGGAATATGGGCTTTTTATCCGGAGGGAAAGGCGGAAATCACGGGGGAGGTGATGGAGCTGGAGTCGAGGATATTGAGGGTGTTATTATTAATGGCAAAAATGGAGGTAATGCCACTTATTATGGAGGTGGTGGAGGAGGAGCCTCTAAAGCTTCTAATAGTGGGGCTACGAGCGGTCGAGGAGGATCAGGTTATCGTGGTATTGTTATTTTACATTATTTTAAAAATGGATGATATGGATAGGAATGATATTATAAAAGAATTAGGTTCTTATTTTGATATAGTTGAATTGGTGTGTCCTCATACATACAATAAGTGGAAGGATAGATCGTGGCAGTTTCTTGATACTACGTTTCTCCATAATCTTCTTATATTACGGAGGGATATAATCAAACAGCCTATGTATTGTAATAATTGGGACAAGCAGGGGCAGTTTTCCCAACGTGGTCTTAGATGCAACATCTGCCAGATAGTTAAGGATAAGAAAGATGTTTATCTATCCGCTCATGTGTTGGGTAAGGCTGGGGATTTCGATGTCAAGTCAATGACGGCGGAACAGGCTAGAGGCTTGATCTTGGATCATCAAGATATGTTACCATATCCTTTCCGGCTTGAAGGGAAGGTGGGTTGGTTACATTTTGACAGCCTTGATACGAGGAACGGTATACACGCCGTGGTGTTTTAGGTACTTAACGGTATAGTGGTTAACTTTGCGTATAGGGTATAAAATGAAAGACAAAGACATGATAGAGCGAGTGGGGGCTTTATGGAATATAGCGCTTGCGTATGGTGCCTCTTGCTGGGCTTACTTCCAGCCAGTGCATCATTTATTGACCGTATTACTTATAGTATTAATAGCGAATTTTTTGGCTAGGTTAGCGCAAAGCGTAAGGGGCTGGAAGCTCCGTAGAAGCCGTAGGAGGAGGTTTAGTTTCAAGAGATGGCTTAGGGAGGTCAGGTTTACTGATATTCTTAAGGAGTTCGCTTTGTCTTGTTTTATAGTAATGACATTATGTGTTATATATAAGACGTTATACCCGATCGAGGAGGAGGCTAGCATGATACTTACCGTTACCAAATATGGGGTGTATATAGCCCTTGTTGGATATGTGATGCTTTTCCTGAATACGATAGGGGATGCTTTCGCTGACGCTTATTTGGTGAAGGTATTCAAGGCTGTGTTCAAGAGAATAAACGTGTTCAAGATGTTTAGCTTCTCCAAGAACATACCTGATGAGACGTTTGACGATATAAGGAGAATTGCCGATGATGAGATTAAGGATAAGTCTTAGGGCGATTGTTTGTTTAGGTCTGTCGCTATTCCTGTCCTCTTGCGGAAGCAGGAGGCAGGTTAGCGAAACGTCTATTGATAGCCGGTTGATCAGCAGGATAGAGACGATGATAGATGAGGTCATGGACCGGAAGATCGTAGAGATCAGGACATCTGATCTTAATGCTGATATTGTCATAACTGAGAGGAAATTCGATACTACGAAGGAGGTGGATCCATCCACTGGGGAGCGACCCGTGTCCTCCCAGACGGACGCTCATATCGTCATCGGCCGGCGGGATAGCACGGTGACGACCGATTCCCTTGGCGTTGATAAGACGATCACCGGTATTGAGGATATTGATAAGAAGACAGACATCGAACATAAGGATGTAGATGACAAGAAAGAATCAAGATGGCCAATAGCTGTCACATCAATTAGCGTGTTGTTGATATTATTGGGCTTAATATATTTACTAAAAAAGATGAAGGTTTTATGAGACGAAGAATGATTGAATATACTAGGGGGGGGGATTGATGATCATACTAGGTTTTTGATGAGATTCAATGGTAATTTTAAGGTAGAGGGGAATCCTACTCCCTCTGGCAATCTCTTTATAGCCAATAATGGCAATCTTATCACCGATGGCTCAATACAATGTGTCCAATATAACAAAACGGATCCTTTTCTTTATACTATCATAAACACCAAAGAATCGTTATTGCCTGAGCTGTTTTATGACGGTCATCCATTTACTATAGACTTTTGGTATAAGTCAACCAATCTTGTTACAAGTTGTTTGGTTGAGCATGAATATCCTAATGGTATTTTTTATTTTGGTGTAGTTTTAACAGGTACTGGTTTTTATTTTTTATTTCAAGCTCAACAAACTGGTTGGCATGTTGATAGAGTTGAGGCAAACAAATGGTATCATATAGCTATAGTCAGAAGCAGTAATGAATATGACATATTAAGATGTTTTGTTAATGGTATACTTATTATTAACACGAAAACCAATAATACGCTTTCCCTTAGGTCTTATAACCTAGGTATTAATACACGAGGTGATGGTATGGATAACGGAAATTTTATGATGGACGATTTCAGGATAAGTGATATAGCTAGATGGGAGTCAGATTTTGAACCTCCAAAAAGAAAGGGATTATGATCTACCATAATCCCTTGCCATTCATCCTTACCCACGTATCAACCAAAACCAAAATGAGGTCAGTCCCGGATTCGAACCGGGGTATATGGTTTTGCAGACCACCGACTAAACCGCTCATCCAACCGACCGCATCGCGAATATAAAATTTTGTCTTTGACCAGACAACTTCTTTGACCAGATTTTTACTCAACTAGAAACTGCCTTGAAGAAAATCCCTTATCTAGTAAATACCAGGTGAGGCAATATCTCTTTGAGGTCTATCTCTGTTGACACCAAAGGAAATGTGGCGGCTCCGTAAGGCAGGGCAGGAGGTATCCCCACACGGCCGGCCAGGAGCGGAGCGACTCGTAGCCCACCTCCCTTTTCCCCTTGGCGTATTACGCTTAAGCGTTGGAAAGAAGTAAACATATCAATACATTAACGTCTGATGTAGGTAGTAGTTTGTCGATCAAAGATCCATCGATAACATAAGTATGTGTCAAAAATACACTAAACTAAATCATTGATATACATTATTATTAAGATCTTAGATTTTCAATCTACTACAGATTATTAAGTTAATGTAATTAACTTATATACTTTAAATTATAAGAAAGCGTTAGCTAATGCTTTTTAATTAATCAACTTATGAGGTAAAGATAGTAAGTAATTAAATAAAGAAAGGATTTATAATGAGATTTCCTTCTTAAGGGGCGAAGCTCCTTATATCACATGTCACAAAATAGACAACTGTGTTTTAGTTAGTTACGTTATTATTGAAATAATAGCAGTGGTATTATGATAAATTAATTCAATTTTCTCTTTACCATTCTCTATATTTTACGTATATTTGAAGTGGATAAGATATGAACGATATGAATTTTGACTTGGATTATATAAGGAAATGCTCTTCTATGATAAAGGAGTTCCCGGTATATACAGAGGCTGAGAAGAGGCAGGTAGCTGAGGGACGTACTTGTATTAAGTTGTCTAAAGGACAACCTATATATCCTCGTAATTTTAAGAAACGTAGAGATACTTTCGCTGGCGCTGATTATACCACGGCTAATCCAAGGGATATTGATCCTAACAACATCTATATACCTCCTTATTTTAGGCTTAAGATTATCATGGCTATTATCATCAACTTTGATAGGGCTATTGCGTTTAATAGGATATCTGATAATGACTTTAAGCTAGGCATGACATATCGGTTCATTTATGAGCATGTCGGTTCTTTTAAGTGTTTTGAGAAGGCTTATAATATGATATCATTGGTAGTTGGCGGAGAGTTGTCGATCATGAGGTCAATCGGTGATTATAATTATAAGTGGAATATGCGTAAGGTCTATCCATCATGCTTCGTGAATAAGGCTAAGTTCAGATATATTGGTGGTGGTGATAACGCTCCTGTAAGCTCAAAGGGAAGAGCTAATAAGGCCAGAAGGGCCGCTGTTGATTATAAGGTTATGATTATGGTTAATATCATAAATACAAGATCCGCTGATAAGATAAGAAAGATGGTTAAATCTGATGGTAGCCTTAAAAATAATGGGGAAAGAGTTGATGGAAGGAATAATAAAGTCCTTTTTGATATATATAATAGTCGTTTGATTCACGAGGGGTTTAAAGAAATGAAAACCTCTACCTTGTATAAGTATCTTAAGGCTGCGTTAGACTTTTTAGGTGTAAGTCTATTGGAGTTAAGGTCTTTAGCTGATAGGTCTATCTCTGATATAGAAAATGGCAAGAAAGGGTATGAGCATGATTTATGCCATTTTGATGATTGTTTTGATATCAATTCTTTTGTGGAGGATTCGTGATGAGTAGCTTTAGTATCGTAAGAGGTGGAGATGTATTCATCGTATTTAACCACGATAATGGTATGTTTAATATCCAAGAGCTATCGGATTCCATTGGATGTAAGAATATATTGTCATCTGTTGTAAAAGACCCTTTGAATGGGTCGATGTATGTTATGAAAGAGATATCCGATCAGAAGTGGGGAGATATAGTGGCTTTGGTTAGATTCGGATGTCTGTTGAATAAGTCTATTGTAAAGGAGATTATCGTCAAATCTATAAGATTGTGGGTTGATATTTGTGGTATGTCTTACAGCGATATAAAATCATCTACATCCGATCCTATATACAATACGTTCCTTTTTAGCGGCTATATGTCTTTGGCTGGAGATAATCCTGACCTTAAAAAATTTATCGTATCTCTTAGGGGTAGAATGCTTAGATACGATCTTAAATGCCTATGTCTTTACCTAGCTATGTCTATGGCTATCAATGGCGGTATAATTCTAAGCGAACAGGATCTTCTTAATGCTCTTATCTTATAGCTTCATTTGTTTTATCGATCAAATTAGTATCTTTGTGAAAAAGATATTAAGATGAACCAGATAAACATCATACCGAAGATAATTCATGATAAGTTCGCCGCAAGGATTATCATGGATGATTATGATATAGAGAAACCTATCGTTATTACTGTCGTGGCCAGACGTAACGATGGTGAGTATAACACCCAGATATTGACATACCCGACATCTGGCGTTGATTACGAGGGTAATGTAAGGATGGTGTTTTTCGATGTCGCTAGATCTCATGTTTGCCAGATAACATCGGTGTTTATTAACGGCCATGAGGTCAAGACATATTATACCGATATCCCGGATCTTGATATGCAAGCCCGTTATGACGATAGCTTGTGCCGGTACGACAAGAAGGTTAATATGAATGATATTAGGCTGTCGTTTCAGGTGCTAGAGACACGTGATCCAAAGGTGTTGCAGGTATTGGATGAGTCTGAATGGGGGCTACTGGAGGACAGGAAGGCGATCATCGAGATCACTACGCCGGGCATGTCCGACCCCGTTACGTTGTTTCTTGGCAAGAATCAGGTCAATACCTTTACCAGCCTAACACTAGGTCTCAATTGCTTTAATTACGATGATTGTAATGTCAAGTATCTTGATCTTCCAGACGGTATATATGATATTAAGATCATAGGTAGCCCTTCTACTTACAGCTTCAGTCGCAAGTATCTTAAGACGGATCTTATACGCAGACGTCTCGACCGGCTATGGATTAAGACTGATGTCTTATGCGAGGACAAGGATAAGGATCTTATAAATAAGATACAGGAGATGGAGACACTTATGGCCGTAGCCGAGGCGAATGTCAGGCTGGATAATATAGAGGCCGCCCATGAGGTTATCGATCGTGTCGGAGAGCTTTTTGAGATGGCTACCAATTGCGTGGATTGTTAAACATAAAAATATTTAGTCGTGGGTTGTAATACTTGTAAGGAAAAGGCGTTAAGGGCCGAGAGGGAAAGGATTGAGAGAAGTATGATGAATCATTCTTCTTCTACCGCTGTTAGCGATATGGAGTACGCTTCTAGAAGTACCGCTGGTTGTATGGTTATGCAAGATCCGTTGCAGACCATGGAACGTGACGTGGTTAGTATATATAAGCAAGTTCGTACCAAGGGTGATGGCGTGGGTGTATCTTATCTTAATATGCAGAAAAAGATCCGTGAGTGGATCAAGAACCTGCCATATGGATGCCCGCCTGACGAGGAGGTACAGGAAATGAGAAAGGAGATTCTGGATGGGCGCTCAATCTATATCAAACCTTGATAGGACGGATTTATGTAAGTCCGTAGACGAATGGCTGTCCTGCCAATGGGGTAGATATATGAGATACCATAGGTATAGGATCGGGGACAAACCCGATATATCCTATTGGGGCAAGATGATTCGTCTGCAAAGGTCATTATGCGATAATGATTGCGGGTTATGCCCGGATGAGGTAAGATTGTTAAAGGAACGTGTTAATAAGTTACTGGCATGAAAAAATACAGTTGTTCACATATAACCCCGTCCACTTGCGTACCTTATGAGGGTGATCTACCAGAGTGGTCAAAGCATAAGGACTCTGATGAGTGTGTTATGATCTCTGATGTGATAGAGGAGATATATGACGAGCTTACCCGTATCAGGGAGGCTATAGATGTCAGGGATCTTGGTGAGTCTTGCGTGAAGATAAATGGCGATAAGACTGTAGCTAAAATCCTTTACGCTATTGAGGATAAGATTTGCAATGGGTAATTAATGTCCTGATTTTAGGATATTAAAAATAGCCAATCGGTTTGTGTTTATCATTTCGATTGGCTATTTTTGTATGTCCACTGACTCTCACGAGGGAGTGGACATAAAGTAATTAATTATTAACTTCAAAATTAGATTAAAAAATGAAGACGGTAAATGTTTTGACAAGAAAAATGGGTGATTTTAACGTTTTTCAAAGAACTAGTGATGGTTATTTTGATGCCAACAGTTTACTTAAGCAATGGAATGATAATCCCGATAACACGAGAAGACGGCTTGATGATTTTATGAATAGTGGTAGAACTAAGGAATTTATTAGTGCTTTATCTGAAGATGAAAGCCATAGGAGAAAAATCGACATTGGTGATAATCAATTAGTTATAAAAGTAAAAGGTAAGACAACTAAGCATGGTAAAACTCCTGATAAGGTGTGGATGCATCCTCTGTTGTTTATAAAATTTGCCATGTGGATAAATCCTAGATTCGAAGTTCAGGTGTTGAGATTTGTACATGATCAACTTATAGATTACAGGGATAAGGCTGGTGATGCTTACAAGAGGATGTCTTCCGCTTTATCTAAAATAATTGAATCTTCAAGACTAAGAGATAAAATACAAGATTTGGCCAGATCCGTAAATATTATTGTCTATGACCTTCATGAGACTATGATAAGAAACTCTGTTGGCGAGGAGGCCAAGGCTAAAGAATTGATGGAGCTGGAGATTGATATAGCCAAGATGATTGAGTTTGGATATATAACTACCGAGGAGCAATTAAGAGATTATCTATATAAGGTTTTGAGAAGCAAAAAGGCTCTTCCTTTGTAATTTGATTTTAAATTGTATCTTTGTGACAAAGTGAATCATAATGGTATACGGTAATAAAGAAATAGTTCGGACGTTCACCAGAAACAACCCGCCTGCCGGGTACGTGGGCGGCTCTGTTGACTACCGGGTCCCGGCCAACGTCTATTTTGGCGATACGCAGGAGGAGGCTGACAACAAGGCTGAGGATGATATCAAGGCCAACGGTCAGGACTACGCCAATACATATGCCGACATAATACCGGCTGTATGGTATAATGATCAGGTATGCGATGAGTTTATCAAGAACAATTGCGTAAGCGGTAAGGGATCTAAGGAACAGGTATGTGTAGAGAAAGGTAGGTTTGTCTCTTACGTATCCAAGAAAGATGCCAATGATAAGGCTAGGGTGGAGCTTGGGCGGATCGGGCAAGGGGAGGCCAACGCAGTTGGGACATGCTGTAAGGACTGGGCCTCACAGCCTCTTCGTGGCTTATTTTATAAGAACGATTGTGAGGCTGGGACATCAGGTAAAGAAGGTATTGTGTATGAATTGCCAGTCGGAGCCGTCATATCCGATATATCCCAGATTGATGCTGATACGTTAGCTTATAGGAAGTTCATGAAAGAAGGACAGGAGAAGGCTAACTCCGAAGGTAGTTGCTCCCCTGTATTCTATAATACTACGATCGGTGATTGGTTTGAGAAGGTATGCCCGTTTGGATATAAATCAGGTAGGGTATATTATTCTATCAAAGCCAATAGGTTTAGATCATGGATATCAGTAGAGGATGCCAACGCCAAAGCCCGTGAGGTTTTGATGGTAGAGGGGCAGGAGTACGCTGATCTTAATCTTGAGTGCGAGAAATGGATTGAGAATATTGATCAAGAGGATCAATGTTATTGGTGATGATGCGCGTTTAGTTTTCCATAATAGTTGATTTAGTGTTTGGAGGAGATTGCATGTCTCCTCCATTTTTTGTATATATATCAATGGTGATAAGTTTATATACTGTAATACACTTGCTTATATGTTGAATATATTTTATATTTGCATACCTATCTATTCATCTCGAACCGATAGGTATTATGTTTAATTTAAAATATTGTTCAAAGTTATGAAAAGTCGGGTTGAAATCAAATCTTCTGATAGGAGATTTATGGGCGTTGTTATACCTGCGCTCAGTGATAATGGTTTTGTTAACATCACTTTAGCTATGAAAGTCTTGTCTGATGATAGGCTTAAAAAGGGCTTATCTCCTAAGAAGCTTAATGATATTATTAAGTATGATGGCTTTCAAGAGAAATGTAGGGAAATAATTAGTAGACTGGAAAACAGGGATCTATGTAAGCGGATAAATATCAGCCTACAAAACAAGACCCTAAATCTTAGTGATTTAAACAAAATGGGATTGGCATGCCGAAAGGGAAAGGGGGATGGACAGATGTGGTATATGAATCCATATCTTTTCCTTGTGGTGGCTATGGAAATGAGTCCTGAGGTTTGCGCCGATGTCGTGATGTGGTTTGTTGATAATATCGTAGGGGTAAGAAATGCCGCTGGTGACGCTTATATAGAGATGTGTAGTAGCGTATCTTCGCTTATAAGCGATAAAAGCAACTTAAAGGAATCGTTATCAAGAATTGCTAAGGGTATAAATTTTGTTGTTTTTGGCGTACATGAGGAAGGAATAAGAAATAGGGCTTCCTTCGAGGAGCTGGATATGATAGTATCAATAGAAAGAAATATATCTTACGCTATTAAGGCTGGATATATAAAAGATTATAATGGCGTTATAAACGATTTGGGAAGGCAATGGAAAGATAGATGGGGTAATCCTGTTCTTAAATTGAAGTCTTGATCCTATCTTATTATTATAGTTTATGAGTATAGGGGATACAAATGGGGTATTCCCTATATTGTTTAATAATGTATGTTATCTTGTTATCAAATCAAATAAGTATCTTTGCTAAAAACATTAATATTATTAATATGTGTAATACAGGTGGTTGTTGTCATGATCATTCACGGGAACGTCCCGAGGAGTGTTGTCATGGCGTTAAGATAGATAGATTTCTTAACAAATGCTCTAACGATCCTTGTGATCCTTGCGATCGGGATTGTCAGGACGAGCCTTGTGTTGGCTATGGATGTCCTATAGTTTTATATGATAAATGCGTCTTATACTCAGGTGATGAGTTGGTGGTGGACGGTATAGAGAAAGGTACTGATATATCTGTCGTTGTAGACTCATTGAGGCGTATTATAGCGTCTAGGGATAAGCAGATAGATTTGTACCATCGTGAGGTTCTGGATTTGAAGAGGATTATAAACGAGCTTGTCAACGCCGGTGGTAGCGGCGGGGATAGCGGAACTGAAGAGGAGGTTTGGTGATGAACGGTTGCAACAAAAAACAATACAGACCTACTGTAGACGACACGAAAGTACCGTGCTCTACGTACATGAGTACCGATTGTATTTACCCAGGTGATAAGGTACGTGTGGAGTCATTGGGATTATCTCCCAGCTGCGATATGTCTGATGTCCTTAACGCTATGATAAAGGCTATACGGGACAGGGATGCTGAGATACTTGAATTAAGGAGAATGATTAATAAATTGATTTGATATGAGGAATAACTGTAATCCATGTAAGCCGGAATATAGACCGGGGAATGAATGTAGTATCTACAGTTCCCAGATCATATATGATGGTCAGTCGTTTCCTGAGGCAGATATCAGGAACGGAGATGGCATGAATAACGTAATCGAGTCTCTGGTAAGGAAGCTGGTTGCCGTATCTGGCGCCACGGCGTCCATCCAGCGTGACTCGTTCAAGGGCGTTCAGGCTGTCAGGTTAAGATACGAGCCGTTGAACGTGCTCAGCGTTACCTATTGTGGTACTATCGTCCCTAATGACGGATATGTCGTTTCTGGTAGATCCGTTAAGTTCAAGAAAAGGTATTGCATGGGCGATGAGTTCGCTGATGTTAATATCGTATATACTACATTGAATAGTAATATTTTAAATACTTCATGCTATGGCTAAGAGAGCGTATGATACGGTCTTGGCTTCCGAGTGTGACGGTTGGGTATGTGGTGAGACACTTAAGAAAGGGTCTGTCCCAGCAGATAGGTTGGAGCTTGATTCTTTTTCAGAGGCCGTCAGGGAGCTTATAGAGCGTTTTTTCGAGGAGGGATGGTTGCCGGATATGATCTGTGATCTTGGTTGTGGTGGCGCCAGCGTGTTTGAGATTAAGCCTACTAACTTCGAGTATCCTCCTGAGGGCGGTGAGCAGATTCTGGAGATTATCGTAGGTAAGAGTGATAAATGGACTATAACTCAAGCGGAATGATATGAATAATTTAAAAGATATTCTTGCTAAGGTCGAGCAAGGCTCCTCATGGGTGTCCTACGACAAGATTTCCGGTACCGGCCCTGATAAGGTGGCTATTAAAGTAGAGCCGGGATGGATGGGTAGGTTGCCTAGGGAGACTTACGTGGCGGTCGAGAAAGGCAAGGTTACGAAGCTCGCTACTATAACCCAGAAGGGTATAGAGCGGGTAAGCGTGGATCCTACCAGTGTCATGTTCGACATGGAGGGAGGGACGGCGACCATCAACGCCAAGCTTAACTCCGCCTCGGTCAAGGCCTCCTGCCTTACTCTTGGTGGTTCGGTGAGCAAGTCTTATATAGTTTCCATGAACGTGAATGGCTTATCCATGAAGGTTCCGGAAGAGGATAGCAGGTATATAGTGTATGCCGATCCTGAGGATCCCGGTGCCACTGATTTGTATGAGGCTAGTTTTGTTATAGCTATGCCTAAGAATATGGATAACGAGCAGCATCATGAGATGTTTGTCTTGAATGGCAAGGTTGTTAATATCAATCAACAGCCTAATGATATACCTTATATTATACTTGATCATGACTTTGATAACGTGACTAGTGAGAACGGTCAGGTTGTCATCGATATCAAGTCCAATACCGAGTATGATATTGAACTGGTATGTTGCACTTGCGGAGATGGCGGCGAGGAACCGGAACCACCCTTTAATGTGGATCCGCAAAGGTTGACGCTTAATAAGGATGGTGATACTCAAATCGTAAGGGTAGAGGCCGGAGATGATGTTTCATGGAGAATAGAGGAGAATTGATATGGCAAGGGAAATAGATAAGAATTGCGTTGAGGGTAATTGCTTTGCCATTAACGACAAGAGCCATGGGGTAGGCGATAATAAGCTTAACATCGTATACAAGGCTAATTACACCGGTCAGATCTGTACGGCTAAGTTCCGTATAACGTCAAAGGACGGTAGTATTGTCAAGGAGTATATGATAGCTCAAGACGCCAAGCCCGTTTATTATAATATCAAGATGGTTCAGCCGTTTACCAAGGACGATTGTTTGGCTAACCAACATGGATCGGTTGTGTTGTATACGGTTGAGGAAAGGACTTACAAATCATTTATCTCACAGGAAGACGCCGATGCCAAGGCTATGGAGGATATAGCCCTAAATGGTCAGGCATACGCCAATGAACATGGTGAGTGTATAACTGACATCTGGTATAACGAGGAGCAAAGGAAAACCTTTATCCGTAACAATTGTGATAAGTTCAGTGATGGTCAGGAATATGTTTACATCGTTCCTGAGGGTAAGTACGTGTCTTCTATCTCTCAAGAGGACGCCGACAGGAAGGCTCTTGAGGATATTGAAAAGAATGGTCAACAACAAGCTAATCTGGAAGGTGAGTGTAAGCCTAAGGAGAATATCTATTATGGTAAGTTTAGCAAGACCTTTACCCGTAACAATTGCGACTCCACTCAATACGGAACGGAAGTGGTTGTTAATGAGACGATGGTTACAGGAGACTTTAGATCCATCGTTTCCCAGGAAGACGCTAATAGCTTAGCTCAAGCCGCTGTAGAGGCTCAGGGTCAGGATATAGCTAATATCAAGGGTAATTGCGAGAAGATACCGGTATTTACTGGATCGTATTCTAAGGTATTCCAGAGAACCAATTGTCCTGAAGGTTCTACGCCTGTTGACTTTACCGTGGATGAGAAGATGTGTACCGGCTATCCGTTCACTTCTACAGTATCACAGGATGCCGCCAATAAGCTGGCGCAGGATGCTGTTGAGGCGCAAGGTCAGGCTATCACCAACGAGCGTGGCGATTGTCAGACTAACGTCTACTATAACGTTAGGATGGAGAAGACAGTCACTAGAAACAATTGCGATGAGTTCCATATCGGTCAACCTTATACTTATGTTGTAGCCGCTGGTAAGTACTTCTCTATTATCTCTCAGGAGGATGCTGACAATAAGGCTAAGGCCGATCTTGAGGCTAACGCCCAACAACAAGCTAACCTTGAAGGTGAATGTAAGGAGAAGGTCGTATATCATGGTAAATACAGTAAGGAATTTACCCGTAATAATTGCGATGAGACCCAGTACGGTACTAAGGTTGTTGTAGACGAGACTATGGTGACAGGAGACTTTAGGTCTACCGTGTCTCAGGAGGACGCTAATAACAAGGCTAAGGCCGCTGTTGAGGCTCAAGGTCAGGACGTGGCTAACGTGAAAGGTAAGTGTGAGAAAGTTCCTGTATATACCGGTACTTATACACGTACGTTTACCCGTAACAATTGTGGTACTGGTACTGGTGGAACTTATACGGTAAACGATAGGATGGTTGACGGTTATCCGTTCACGTCTACCGTATCTCAGGAGGATGCCAACAACAAGGCCAAGGCCGCCGTTGACGCCCAAGGACAGGCTCTTGCCAATATCCATGCCCTTTGTACGTACACTGGCCGTGCTTCCTTGGAGTTCACGAGAAACAACTGTGGCGAGTGTAAGATAGGATCTAAAGTGACGATCACTCAAGATATGGTAGAAGGACACCCATTCCAGTCTAACGACTCACAGACCGCCGCTGACGCTATGGCTATGACCGCCGTACAGGCTCAAGGGCAGGCTTTGGCTAATACCAAGGGTACTTGCTCTAACGCTACTATGTATACCGGTAAGGCCAGCTTCGAGTTCACGAAGAGCAATTGTGGCGCTAATCAGGCAGGAGATCCGTTCACCGTGACACAGGACATGGTAGATGGTCATCCGTTCCAGTCTTGCGTATCTCAAGATGAGGCTAATTTAGTGGCTATGGCCGCTGTAATGAATCAAGGCCAGAAGATCGCCGATGAGCGTGGTACTTGCCATGAGGCTCCTAAGTACACCGGTCATTATAGCGAGGCATTCGAGAAGAACAACTGTCCGTCTGGTCTTATCCCGTCTTCAGTTACCGTTACTGAGGCCGATGTAACCGGAGGTCCATTCTACTCATACGAGAGCCAGTTCGCCGCTGACGAGCTTGCTAAGGCCGCTGTCAAGGCGCAAGGTCAGGCCATAGCCAACGATCGTGGTACTTGTGATGAGTTGAAGATATATGTCGGTAATTATAGTAAGGAGTTCACTCCTAAGTGTCCTACTTGCCAGTACGCTGATCCTATTACCGTAACCCCGGATCTTATGGGGCAGTTCTTCACCTCTACCCGTTCACAAGAGGAGGCTGACGCTTTGGCTAAGGCCTACATCGATAGGATGGGTCAGGCGTTCGTTAACAAGAACTATGATGACACGTGTCATACTAAGGATGAGCAACCGGTTTGGGAGACTATCGAAACCGTATGTAAGGACTGTATCTCTAAATTACATCAACGTAATACCAATACCTGCTATACTGATCCTGAGAATCAAGAGCGGTATATAGCTGGTGGTAATAAGACATGCTTCTGGTTTGGTACGGCATCTAAGGCCTTCACCCGTCAATGTGCGGATGGTGGAGTTGGAAGTTCTGTTACCGTGACTCAGAATGATGTTACGGATTCGACTCCTAGCTCTGATGGTAAGTTCAAGTCATGTGTATCTCAGGCTGACGCTAACGCCAAGGCATTGGCGGCTGTTACGGCTCAGGGACAGAGCGTAGCTAACTCGAAGGGTACTTGTACGTGGACAGGAAGCTATACCGGTCAGGTCCAGAAGAACAATTGCGCTGATGGCGGCGTAGGAGACATGGTATCCGTAAGCAGCAGCAAGCTTCCGGGACATCCGTACACCTCCACCGTTTCCTTGGCTGACGCCAATAAGAAGGCGGAGAACGCCGTTCGTGGATCTGATGGTCAGAATTACGCCAACAAGAACGGAGGATGTACCTGGACTTACGTGGCAAGTCGTGATTTCTATAGGAACAATTGCGCCGATGGAGGGGTTGGTCAGAAGATAACGGTAACCTCCACACAAGCCAACGGCGGCACGGCTATCACCAGCAAGGTTTCTTTGGCGGATGCCAGAAGCAAGGCAGAGCAGATCCTAGATCAGAAAGGACAAGATTACGCTAACCAGCATGGCACTTGTGTATGGACCGGTACTGGAAGCGCTACTTTCTACAAGGATAATTGCGGCTCTTGTAAACAAGGTGTGGCTATATCAGTTCCTTATAGCTCGTTAGGATTAAATCCTATAACATCAACGGTCTCTCAGGCTGACGCCAATAACAAGGTTCAAGAGGCATTCAGAAGCAATTCAGCTACCAGAGCCGCCGCTCAAGCTTACGCTAATAAGAACGGAGATTGCGAGGACACTCCTCCTAATTGGAGTGGTTGGAGCTATGATGGCGGAAACTATTGCTCAGGTGGTGATGTTTGGGCTAGATATAGAAGGACTGATAGCACTGGATGTCACTCTGACGAGACTGAGAACAGGTTACATGAGTCTTGCAATTGTGGATGTTCAGGTGGTTCTTGTGATAGCTGTTGTGATCCTAATTCTTGGAGTAGAATAGGAGAGGCTGAGTGTAGATCTGGCGAAAGTGTAGCTTTATACAGAAATGATTGTGGAATAGAGGAATATCTAAGCTATGGATCTGCTTGCTGTAATACGATCGGTTTCCAAGGAGGATCTGCTACTAGTAGGAATTGTCCATCTGATAGACCTTGTGGAGTAACGATCTCCTATCAGGGTGTACCTTCTGGATCTATATGCGCTTCTAGCACGTCTTCTGCCAACGCTCAAGCTAGCGATAAGATAGAGAGTCTTAGATCTCAAGCTCAGGCATTAGCGGATGCGGGTTGCAGTGGAAGAGTATGTAATGATTATGTAGAGGCTACTGCTACCAAGCAAGGTTGTCCGTCAGGATGTACGGCTCCGAAGGCTTCCGCTTGCTGGGTTTCTGGCGGAAACAATGGCGCTTGGTGTGAGTGTAACGGTGATAAGGCCGCACTTACCGCCGCTGCACAGGCTGACGCACAGAGACTAGCGCAGGAAAAA